GCCACCGCCACCGCCACCGGATTCGCCACCGCCACCGCCACCGGATTCGCCACCGCCACCGCCACCGGATTCGCCACCGCCACCGCCACCGGATTCGCCACCGCCACCGCCACCGGATTCGCCGTGACTATTTCGCCATGATATAAGGTGAAAATTTGAAAATCACAGCTTATAGAGTGACAAGAGAGAATCTGGGTCTGGTTCCTTCAAAAACAACCCGGAGATGGATGGACGAATCGGTAAATAAAAACCCATACAGATGTCTTCCCATGCTGATGGCGAATAGTTACGGATGGGATCTTGTTTCAAAAAGTGAATTTACTGCCGAATGGAACGGAGGCCAGCTTCCCAAAGATCTAGTTATAGAACAAATTTCCGGAGAATGCACTCCTATGTCTCATTTTGGCGAAGGCGTGATAACATGGCACACGGGCTTTCTATTTAAGACGGAATATCCTTACGGCGTTTTTGTCACAGGATCTCAGAATGAACCAATTAAAAATATCACTTGCCTTTCAGGAATTGTGGAAACGCACTGGTTGTCTTTTCCTTTCACTCTCAACTGGAAATTCACCACTCCTTCTAAAATAAAAGTAAATGTAGGAGATGTAATATCACAGTTAATCCCAGTGAGACTTGATATATTTGAAAACGCAGAAGCTGAAATAGTAGACATAGATCAAAATTTAGAACTCAAGAAAGAATATGAGGACTTTCGCAATTACCGATTTGAATTTAATTCAAGGCCGAACAGAAAAAATGGAGAATGGCAAAAAAACTATTTTCAAGGATCCAAGCTTTCGGGAGAGCCAGCAGAAATGCATATTACAAAAATTAAGGCTCCAATCTTCAAAATTCATGGAGAACAAAAATGAACCAAAATGGAAAGGGAGACACACCCAGAAAAAAGACTGTCAGCGACAAGACCTGGACAAAGAACTGGGAGAGGATATTCGGCAAGAAGAAGAAGAATAAAGGTTTCTAAGGTTTTTTGGACAGCGCATAGGCCGACCATTGTTGAGCCATCGCGTCTGCTATGCCTTGGAATGTTTTACTTCTAGCCTTTCCTCTATTTTCGCCCTTCTTGAAAGCCTCCATATCCCACGCCGCTTGTCGCTTTTTCTTTCCCGTCTTCTTGTCTACCCATTCATGGAATTCTCCCTTGTGCACTATCTTAGTTGGCACTAGTTTTGGAAGCTCCTTCAGCCAAAGACAAGTCGTCTTTTGAAAAGGGTCTCCAAACATCCAAGGCTGTATAATCTGATCTGGCCTTCTTATTTTACTGCTTATTACACTCACCGGGTTTTCAATTGCTATGTGCTTTATGTTTGCCGCCATTAGCCTTCTTACGAAGTCCAGAGCTTCTGCTTGCTCTTTTTGCTTTTTATGAAAATGCCTTGCTCCGCTCACTGCTAGGTGGGTGCACGGCGGATGGGCAACCATCAGGTCAAAGCCGTCATCAATCACTTCAAATATGTCACCTTGATGATGGTTTCCCGGCGATTCAGTCGGGAGCAAGTCGCACGATATTGCGTAATGTCCTAGCGTGGAGAAGGCGTCCCTAACGGCTCCCGAATACTCGCACGCCACCAGAACTCTAAGTTTTTCCATACAAAAGGCCTCCTTGACCCATTAATTTATCAATTATCTCCTTGCTAATCTAGTTCTCTTTTCTCTATATACATTCATGAAGTTTCAAGAGTGGATTGAAAAAAGGCCGCTGCAAACTGAGGGCACCCGTTACAGCGTGGAGGTTAACTACAGAACCAAGACAGAGGAGGTTCTGGGGGCCTTTGCCAAAATAGCACTAGGATTTGTGAGTGCTGGAATGAAGAAACGAGGCTACCATGTCAAGCAAATACTTGACGAGAAACCCATGAGAATCATCGTATCTTCGGGAAACTGGGACGATGGGGAGTGGGTTGGAATTATAACCTATAGCATCAAAGAGCGCTCCGGCTGCTTCATTATTTCTAACGGGTTTTACAACAAGGACAGAAAGACAGTCTCAGTCCAAAGATCAGAGAAGTGCAAGAATGAAACGCCAGCAGAAATGGTCAAAGAGCTGGTCAACATGATGCACGGACTAAAGGATAAGCCAGACCGCTACAAAGAAAAGTTAAAGCGAGTTCCGCTGAAAAGGGGACCAAAGTAGTTAAATCCCCCACTCCTTGTACATGTTGAACCTCTTGGATCCTAGTTCATTTATCCTTCTTTTTATCGACGCAGGAAAGAAACTGAGGGCGAAATCTATTATTGAAGAGCCCCTTTTGATAGCCTCCTCTCTCCTCAATCTGAACATGGATCTAAGCAAGTTCACATCATAAGCCTTACAACAGTGGCAGGCCGCAGGATCCCCTCCGGAATTCCAGAATTCATCGGAATCCAACTTCTTTTTGTCTATAGACCAAAATTCTTCATGAACGTTGTCTTCAGTGAATTTAATTACATTTTCGCATATTTCATATACCAATGTGACTAACTTTGGACTGGATATCCAAAAGTTCCCAAGAGTTCTGTATTCTGCGCCGTGTTTGGGCTGCCTGTATCTTCCTGCACTTCCATACGCTCTTCTTCTTAGGACACTACTTTCGCGACCATCTATTAGAATGGATGAGACTCCGAGAAAAAGATCCAACATCCGGACCAGCATGATGCAAGTTTCGTGCGATTTTCCCAAACTTGTCCCCAAGTGGACATGCCCCCCGGCTGTTCTAAATCCACTTTCTTTGAAAATCTTCTTGATGCCGCCCGCCGGCACATTCTTCATTTCATAAGCACAATACTCAGCCTCGCACCCTGCTTTTCTTGCATCCGGGTGCATAAGTTCATTTTTTTGAAATTCAGCCGCCGAAATGTTCGTCAGCTTAAAGGGATGAACTATCTTGGAATATGTGCCCAATGCTTTTCGGATGTTTTCTATCGCCTCCTCTTTGCAGGAGGCGGCCTCTATGGTACACTCAGCGAGCACATTGTCGTAAAAAAAATCATTTTTGCCGATGGTGAGGCGGCTTTGCTTCGTTCCTTCTATGACCCCTATTGCGCTTTTGAACTTGCCATTTTGGCCCATCAGAATGAATTCAGGGTCGCTTCCGAATGTGAACTTCATTTCTTTGCCTCCGACCACATTTTGAACGGCGCTACCCAAAATGTCAAGGCTTTGACTAAATAATTGGGTACTTAAAAATGGCCACAGCAGCAACACAAATCAATTTTTTCCTTTCCGGAGGAAGCGGAAACTCCAACCCAAACAGATCAATTGGCGGACCTCCGTCCGCCTTTCCCGTGCTCGGATCCTTGAACAATTTATTTGCGGATGTGACCTCTGCCGAAGCAATTGCCGGCAAGACCGACTTCAGATGCTTTTATGTTAAAAACAATAGTTCTACGGAATACTTGTATGATATTGAGTGCTACATAGATTCGCAATCCTCGAGAGGATCTTCTGCCGAAGTGGGCATAGCGATAGTGACCGATATTCAAAGTATAGAAATAAAAGGCTCTGTCACTAGCGGCAATTTAATTCTTCAATACGAACAAGCTCAATTTGTAGTCAATTGGGAGGGCTCTGCCCAAAACTTCCAGAACAATCTTATTTCTGGCCTGGCCTCCATTGGCCTAGAAGGAGTTGAGGTTTCGACATCTTTGTCGGCCAGTTCGCAAAACTTCAACATCACATTCCAAGGAAACCAAGACAAAAGAAATCATCAAAAGTTAGTGGTGAGTCAAAATAATCTGGAAGGCGCAATTTCCGTATCTATTTTAAAACTCTCCGAGGGACAGCCTATAAATTCAAATGCCCCGCTTCTTGCCGTGGAAACGATACCCCCAGCAAAAGTGAATTTTTATGCGGCCTCTCAACGGGTTGCTCTTGGCACATTGCGGCCCGGCGATTTTGTCCCGATATGGATAAAAAGAACCACTTCGCCAAACACAGATTTCAAGGAAAATGATTATTTTGTATTCAAGATTTCTGGCAAGCCATTCGCTTTCTCCACCTCTTCATTGACATGGACACAGCAGCCATCCAATCAGCCGTATGTTTCCGGAAACGAAATTGAATTCTCTTATTCCTACAACACATCTATCGGAAACACCCCCTATTGGCAATACAGTGACGATGAAGGGGCGACATGGTCCGAAAACCCCACCGTAGAGTCCGTAAATGCCTACAGTAGCATTGATCCGGGGACGAACATATCGTATGTCGGCGGAAACCTTAGGATCAAAGATCCAGCAACATATGTGTCCGGGAGAAGGTACAGGGTAAGAGTTGCGATGGGCATAATAGGATCTCAATACCAAGTTTACAGCAACAGCGCAACGGTGTCTGCTTCTTGTATTTTCATTGAATGTGGAGGTTCGGCAATATACGCGGACTGCGGTCTAATAAATGACCCCGGATATTCCTACGCACTAGATTGCGAAATATGCGAATGTGTTAAGTCGCCCGTGACGCCCACAAGCACTCCAACTTTGACCGCAACCCCTGCCGTGTCTGTGACGCCCACAAGCACGCCAACTTTGACAGTTAACTCCGAATGTCACTTCATTGAATGTGGAGGTTCGGCAATATACGCGGACTGCGGTCTAATAAATGACCCCGGATATTCCTACGCACTAGATTGCGAAATATGCGAATGTGTTAAGTCACCCGTTCCTACAAGCACGCCAAATCCATGAAATGCCCAATAAATGGAAAGCCTTGCTCTAAATACAAAGGCTTCCACATAACCGAAAAGGTCGGGGGTAAAACTCAAGTTTTTGAGGTCTGCGAGGACTGCCTCCACTCCAACATGAAAAAAATAATAGAAGTTCCACAAGAGGCGAATGACTGCGAAATGTGCGGAATGAGTTTGAATGATCTGCTCAAATCGACCAGAGTTGGTTGTCCAAATTGCTATTTTCATTTTGGAAAAACGATCTGTCACATAGTCGCATCTGCGCAGAATTCTGCCTCTAACATAAAACATGTCGGATCTGTTCCGATGAGACACAAGATCAAGATGGCCGAAAGTGAAGATCTTGATTCTTTTTTGATTGAATTGGAATATGAGTCCAATGTTGCAATAAAGAACGAGAGGTACGAGGATGTTCCAAAATTAATCTCCAAAATGAATGAATTTAGGGATGTGCTTGCGAGGTACCGAGACCAAGTTAGGGCGGATGAATTCTTGGAGACGGAAATAGAAAGGCGAGCTCCCTCTATCAGGAAGGAACTCGCCGAAATCATTCTCAAGTACAGAGAGCAAAAATCAGCCAAAGGCCTCTAGTATCTTCTTTGGCTCTAATATTCCAAAGCCTTGATAAAACTTGTTGTTTTTGAATGTTTCGCAGGTTATGGGGATAGTGTGCTCCCTAAAAGCATTCCTGTAGTCTTCGGCACTATTCAAAACCAAGTTCAAATCAGTGTTCCGGGCGTGCGATAGCACTAATGCCGCCACCCCCGCAGCAAAAGGAGCTGCCATGCTGGTTCCGCTAAGCACAGCGTACCAGTTGTCTGGAACTGTAGAAAATATCTTTCCGCCGGGACACATAAAGTCAAGATTGTCCCCTGTGTTGCTAAAACTAGATCTTCTAAGGCTCTCGTCTATTGAGCCTATCGCTATTGTTTCGGGATAGTTTGCCGGATAGAAAACGCTCTTGGTCAATCCCGAGTTCCCGGCCGCAACGAAGCACACAACATTCTTGGATGCCGCATACTTGATTGCCTCGTGCACCTCGGGCGTGTGATTCGGCGCCCCAAGAGACATGCATATCAAGTCGGCCTTGCCCTCGGAAGCGGCCCACCTTATGCCGTTGGCAACATTGCTTATCGTGCCGTTTCCGTTTCTATCCAGAACCTTAACGGGAATTATTTTCGCATCTGGAGCCACGCCAACCATGCCTATTTCGTTGTTCTCCGCTGCTACTATGCCAGCCACATGCGTTCCATGCTGGTTGTCGTCCCACGGCATTTTAGAAGGATCTATGATGTTTGCTCCGGGAATAATATTTTTATTTAGGTCAGGATGATCCAGATCAATTCCTGTGTCTATAACAGCAATCTTGACTCCGTATCCCCTAGACTTCTTCCAAGCATTTGGAAGATCAAATGCCGTTATGTTCCATCCTGCCTTCTGCTTGGCGTCTTGTATAGAAAAAACCTCCTCCCTTTCGTAGGGGAATAGGCTTAAATTTTCGTTGTTCATGCCCACCTCCTTGAAGACTCAAAAAATTCTTTTTCTAGTGATGGCCTCCATGAACCGCTCTGATACTTTTCAACCATCCAATCTATTGCACTAGAAACAAGCACATATACGATGTAATGCTTTATAGGAGCGGCAAAGGGCCTCATCCATATCGGCATGGCCTCTTTGACCGTATATTCGTAAAGGCGATCCAAAGCATCCAGAACTGTCGCCTTCTTATCCGGACCGCATATTAGTACCGTACTGATCGTCACCACAAAATCATCCAGAACCATCAGAAGAAAGTTGGTGATCTTATGAAGATTTGGAGCCTTAAGAGTGAATGCTCTTTTTTTCTTCTCTAAATCCCAAAGTTTTTGATATTTTTCAATCTTTTTTTCTATCTCGTCTACTTTTCTCACGACGCCGATAGGATTCGCAGTTTCATTGAACATACAACCTCCTTGTCAATGTTCCTGCAAGTATATATTGATTTAGATTGTCCTTTTATACGACAGTATTTCCAAGGTCACATGTTCCACTCAATCCTTGCAAGGTTGAGCAGATCCGTGATTTAGAACCTCTATCTCGTGGTCGCTCCCGACCAGTTCGGTCCAATTCCATGTGTGGGGTGTGTGATCTTCCTCGTCGTCGTACCTGACTCTAAGGATCAGAACTTGTTCTTTGATCATGGCTTCAATCAGGTTTGGCTGCCGTCTTCCCTCACGGCTTGCTGGACTTCTCCGACCTCGCTCCATCCGCCGTCCCAATTCTTGGGAAGGGGATCGGAATTGAGCATACTATTGACGCTATCCCACCACTCCTTCTCTTCTTTTTTCATATAGGATCCAGACCCGCAGTTTTTCTTCATGTCCTCTTTTTCGGACTTATTGCAGGCCTCGCACTCGCACCCCTCTTCGCATCCCTTGTCGGACTTGGCGTTCTTGCAGAGCTTGCAGTCACAACCTTTTTTGTGGCCCTTGAGTCCTTTTTTTAGCCCTTCCTTGAGAATTGACATTCCTTTTTTTATCTCCGCAATGGATTCCTCATCGTCTATGCCTTCCAAAACGGTCTCGAGATCTGCAAGCACCTCAGACCATTCTTTTTTGGATTTCTTTTTCATGAACTTAGGCTCTTCGCCTTCTTCGTCTTCGTCGGCATCTTCCTTTTCGTCCTTGTCCTCGTCCTCGTCCTCGTCCTCGTCCTTGTCCTCGTCCTCGTCCTTGTCCTCGTCCTTGCAATCCTTTTCTGAGGATTCCGAGTCTTCCATATCTTCTTCCTCTTCTTCTTCGTCGCCTTCCATCTTCTTTTTCATCTTCTTGGCCTCTTCCAGTGCCTCTTCGGCTTGGGCCTCCAAGGCAGCTTCTGTTCCGTTTATGGAAGAAGCGCTGACGATGCCTCCTACCGTGTTTGGATTCCTCAAGCCGAGGTTGAGGGCTCCGTAAAGAGACTCGTTGAGCAACTTGTATTCTTTGTAGGATAGCATGGCGACTCCATTAAAAGTTAGACCTCGTATATATGTTTTGAAATATTGATTTTTATGCCCGACTATCAAAAAAACATAATCACATTGCTGGCTGTAATTATAGCAGCCTTGTTCTACTATGAATCATCAAGAAAAAACACGGTGGTCACACCTGGACGCCCCGCCGTAGAAATATTTGACTCCATCAATTCTAGAAATTCATTGGCCAAAAGCATTTTTTATGGGAAAATAACGGGAATTTCCATGGTTCATTCATCACTTTTGTACAAGAAGCCAGATTTATTTTTGTTTGAAACCTACCTTTTGAACAAGAAGAAGGCCGAGGTGGCAAGTAACGGCGAAACCTATTGGTTTTGGATGGAGGAATTCAAAAAAGATTCCTTGTTCTTCTGTCCTATCAAAAAGATAGAATCAACTAGGGTAAAGCCTGCTTTGCACCCGTTCATAATTCAAGGCTTGTCTTGGATAAATGAAATAAACCCCGAGGGAGCGTATCTTGACAAAAATGGGTTAGCTGTAGTCACAAACAAAGAAGGATCGTATTCAAAGACATTAGTGGCTGACGAACAAAAGTTAATAGAACAGCATTTTTTCAAAGATGGATCGCCCGTGCTAAGCGTCACTGTAAGCCAGTTCTACGAAATAGAAGGGGTTTTCCTTCCCAAAAATATGAGGCTAATTTGGCACGAGGAAGGCAAGTCCGCAGACATCAAAACAGAAATGGTCTCAATAAACAGCAAAAACCCAGTGGCCGCCATGCCCAAGGGACTTGAGATGATAAATTTAGAGGACTACTGATTTCCTCGCCTTGTGTTTCTAGTCCTCAGTGATACTTGAACGCGCCTCTTTCTTTCCGCCTCCTGCTCTCCAACGCTCAAAGCCCTAGCAGCAGGCTGCCCCTGAGCCTGCACCTGTTGTTGACCGTTCGCTTGGGATATTCTATCCCTTGCGCTCTGCACCAATGCTTGCCTTTGGTTGGACTGAACCTGAACTTGCCTCGCATTGACGCCGCTAGAGAGCCGTCCTGGCTGCAAAGCGCTCCTTCTGGAGGTATTCAGATTTCTTCTTCCTCCTCCTCCACAACCGCATCCCATGCCGACCTCCGTTAATTAATGGGTGTCTTTCTTTTCTATGTTCTGTATATCCAGGTCGGCTGTGGCCTTTGAGGGGTTGAAGTACTTGTGGGGATACTGTCCCGAAACATAAGCCGAGGGGTAGTTCGCGCTCAGCCCTGTCCTTTTCGTCTTCTCCTCTACGGTCTTTTCGTTCGTCTCGGCCTCTACGCTCTTCTCCGCCGCGGCAGCGTCGTTGCAAGCAGGCAGATCAAGGTTCTCCTCCTTCAACCAGTTCAAAAATGACTTCATGTTTTCCTCTCTGTAAAGCTAGGGACTTGATTATATAGTGGGCATTAAAAGATTTTTTTGCCGCATCTATATAGTTGTTAAATGACAAACCTGGGAGTTTATTAATGTTTTGCTTCAAAGAGTGGCTTCAAGCAGATGGCATAAGAACTGATTTTTATGAGACCTTGCTGGCCGTATCCATCTTGGAGGACATGGCAGAGCAGACTGCAAGAGTCATTTTTGAAGAATTAGATGAGAATGATCCCGGCAGTTGGTCTAACATTGACGACCAAATGAGGGAACTTAAAAAACAACTCAAGGACTCTGTTTTGTGGATAAGGTGGAACGCGGTCTTGGAAAGGCAAAAAGACATCGCGGAATTAAGAAGGATGCGCGACGAGCACCTCGCCCAGAACCCGCAGTTCGCTGGCGAGGCAGAAGAATCCGACAGCCGGCTGGGCGAGGCCGCAGGAGATGATGATTTTGAAAATCTAGGGACCGAATTCGATGTGCTAGAGGCGATCCCGCTGCTGGAAAAGACAGGGTACTTCAACTCTCAAAAATTCCATGGGCTTAACGATGAAAAGTTCCGCGAGGCCGTACGAAAAGCCCTTTATGCCGCAGCCAAGGAGAAAGGCAACGACCTTCCTCCCGACATAGATCCGGAAGAGATAAAGCAAGTCCTGCCAGATCAGAGAAAGTCGTTCTTTGAAGCATTAAGAAAGGTTTTTGCAAGAACATACGGAAAGATAGCGGCAAGCGATAGGAACAGAGGTTCGTTCACGACTGCCGCTGGCAAGAGGATCACTGGGCAAAAGTTGTTTGAGGACCCAGAAGAGGTCTTCACAAAATTCGCCACATTGATGTATGACATGATCACAAGAAGGAATGTTTCTGAAAAGTTGGGCAAGGCCGCCAGCTGGGGTCCTATTGCGGGCGAGATTGGAAACATAGGAAAGTCAGAACTCAAAAACGACACCGACAAGATCGTGGACAGGGTTGTCAAGTATTTCGGAAGCACGCTCAAAAGCATGGCCGACAAAGAGGAAGAGGCAATGAGGGCAGCCCATTCCCCCAGCGCCAGACTAGAGGATGAAATAACATCAAGATCTGAGAAGAGAACCTTGATAAACAAGGACATAGAGGGCAAGAAGCCCGGATTTGGCACAAAGTTCTATGAGGACTATTTGAAGTCTTTGGGATCCCCCGGCCGTGGCGAAAACGGAGAAATCACCACTCCAGTCCCTCCTACCCCGGAAGCCAAAACAAAGGAGGACAAATGGAGGTTGGAGATAATACAACACATTTTGTTCCTCCAATCTAGACACTCCGACAAGCTTTCCCTAGATCCCAACAAGATCAAAGAGACGCTAGAGAACTACAAGATTCAATTCTTGAGAGCAAAGCGTCAAGGCTACAGTTACTTGGGCCTCATCAGGACAAAAGATTCAGATTCTGGCGAGGGCGACTACGATCCCGTCGCCGATGACGGAAAAACCAGAGGCGAGGCTGGATCCCAATCATTCTCCAATCCGGCAATGGCCGCCGCATCCGCTGAAGATGACAAGTCAAAGATAATACAAGATCTTAGGAGCGTCCTTGAGGAATTGGCTCGAACAAATCCCGACGGAGCATTGGCCGTATGTATAAAGTTCGGCTTAAACTGCTCGGAAAACGGAAGGGTAAATTCAATGGCCGGCTTTGCAGACATAGTCACTCACATGACCGCATCTGGCACAAAGGGCGGCGAAGAAAAAGAAGGCGAGGAGTGTCTAAGCAGGATGAATGCCATGGGAATACAAGGTACAGATAGCGTCAAGAACATTGCTATAAGAATGGCTAAGGATAAGGGCATGAACCACTTCTTTGTCCCCGGCCAAGACGCAATATCCCCGGAACAAACAAAAGCCTTCTTCAGCTTTCAAGAGACCATAAGACTTAAACTCAAAAATGCCCTAAAGTACATATGTGAACAACTACCCTTGCATAGGCTAAGAAGAATTCAAAGAGAAAAGGCCGCCTCCGTTACCTCAGGACCCACAATCAAGAGCAATCCCGCTATAAACACAAGGTTCGATGCATCTAGGCAAGCCCCTCTATCAAGGTTCAGAAAGCAAGTCTGATATTCACTCAAATCGACCTATGCGCTTCGTCTTGTCCGCATCGGCGATTGACAGATATGCATCTGGAAGTATGTGGGGCACCCGCTCCCAGTACCCCCAGTGATCCTCGTTTTTAGGGTTTTGGAAAACCATCTTCATTTTTATGTACTTTGATATTATCTCTTCTACCCTCTTGTGGGTAAGGCCGCTTTCCTTGGCTATTGCAGCCGTGCTCCGCCATTCATATTTCGGGTGTCTCGCCAGACTCCTGAAGAATCTGGCCTCCTCGTTTCCTTCGGCGGTTCCGGAAGGATACACGTCGGTCCATTTTTTTGGCTTTATTTTTGACATTTTATCAACCTATATACTCTGATTATAGTGTCGCAAATTAAACAAAAGAAGAGACACTAGCATGAAAAAGTCAAGCAAGAAGGTAACCAAGCTGGAAAGAACTCAGCAGAAAAAGGAATTGCTGGAATACCACCAAAAGGGATCCGGACTGTATCTGTTCAGGAACAGAAGCGAAGTTGCCTCCTTGGAGCTTCCAAAGGTCTCTATGGACGGCAAGAGGTGGGTAGGCCCGAAGGAGACATGGGAGGGGGATAGCTACTTTTTGTCTATGATCCCCAAGGAGGCGGTCCTAGTGAGGAGCTTGACAGATTCAAAAGCAGAGAATAAGGAGGATAAAAACATGGAAAGCAAGTTGATACTGGATCAGCCTGACCAAGTCACCAGCGCCGGCAAGGTTGAGCACAAGGTCGTCCAAGAAGACCTTCCGCTCAATGAGACCCCCCAAAGCGCCGAAATCAAAGACAGACTTCTTACGGAAGATCCTCTCGCTGGCGTGACGATAATCAGGGATTAAAAGACATCCATTCTTTGAAGCTAACGAGTCCCTTTCGGGAAGACCTCTTCAGTAGGTTTAAATAACGCCCCAAGTTTTCCTTAAGCTTGGGGTGAAGTTCATATTTGTCTAAAGACTTTATGTCTGCCCACTTGTAGTCCGTATGCTCGTCGCTTAGTTCGCACTCAAATGGTCTCTTGACCTTAAAAAAGAAGGTTGTCCATTCGTGCAGCCCGTCGGTTTCCTTGGCGTCCTCAAACCTTTGGCCCAAGACTTTTCCACACTCTTCCTTGGCCTCTCTGAGGGCAGCATCTATAGGGGATTCTCCTTCCTCTATCTTACCTCCGGGCAAACCCCATGAGCCACAATTATCGCCCTTTTTGCTTCTTTTAAGCAGAAGGACTTTATCGCCGTCCGTAAAAAAGATCCCAGCCCCTCCGCGACCCCAGTATTTACGGCCGCCCTTGCCTATTCTCGACCACATTTTCTATCCTTGGGAAGATAGGGGCTGACCAATTTGAGGAATTCCTCCGAGGAGCCCTTGTCCAGACGAACGCGGTAGTTCTTTCTTTCCAAAAATGCCTCGGACTCCCAATCCAAGCTTTTGAAGTATTCTACGACCATGTCCGTTCCCTTTTTTCCCCATATGTTGGTATTCAAGACCACATGATTCCCCTTGCACTTCCCAGCATCGCCGAACCATATGGCTATGCTGGAGTCGTGGAGAAGATTAAGGTGCTCTATCTTCAAAATCCTGTTTTTGCCTTTGTAGAACATTTCATGGTATTCATTGAAAAGCGGGTAGCATACGGAATGCCACCTGTTGGTCTTCTCGATCGTCATGGGGGATTGGGATGTCAAATCTTTGAGCTGCTCGGCCTTGAACTTAAGCCATGCCAAGTCCTTGTCCCTCATGGACATATAGCAATTTTTGCCCTTTTGGGGCTTTATTATTGAACTTCCACCCAATATTGTCCCTATTATCAAGAACTTCTGTGCTTGGGTTATCTTGGGATTAATCATGTGTGTCATATGATCTTATATATTGCCCGCGCTACACTAATAATTTTGATTCCCGCAGTATTTTGGCCATTTTCATGAGATGTTTGCACATCCCAGGAGCCTCTTGGGGATTGGCCTCCCACAATCCCTTCCCCTCGTATTTGGTTCTTTTTCTTCCAAAAAGCGAACCGTTCAAGCTGTTGTAGTAATTAAATCTGTACGAGAAGTCCTTGCATGTGCACCGCACCAGAACATCATCTTCCTTTGACGATATCTGCTCTAGGAACACAACTCTTCCGTCGGAAGTTCTTAACGGCACCGCCCCCTTTTCCTCCCTGACCTTGTATCTCACCCCCTTGAACAGCAATATGGATTCGTTTTTTCTCCCTTCGTTTTTTGCCGTCCCCTTGATGAATAGCGTCTTCATTCCTAGGAAAGGAACCCATTCTAAATGCTCTATCACCACTGGATCGGTAGAGAATTGTCTTTTTGTGGTCTTGGGGAACGCGTCGACCGTCGTTTTGTACAGTTCCGCTATAGAAGACTCCAGCCACAAATTTTCCATGCCTTATATAGCAAATCGGCTTTCAATCGCCAAAAGCCACTTTTCAAGCTCTAATATCGCATGGAAGACAAAGGGTTTATATACACAGACGTCCCTCCAATGGATGACAAGGGAAACTTCAAGCGAAAGTTTGAGGTAAGAATGCGCTCAATGGGGTCTAATCCTGCAAAAGACGGAGTGGAAAAAGCCGTTTTTTTGGACGGTAAGAAGCTGGATTTCACGATAGACGTGCTGAGGTTCCTGGAGGCCAAGAGCAAGGGCTTCAATTTTCTTATTCAAGAGCAACAGAAGATAGAAAGGGAATTCATAAAGGCAGTGTCTGAGGCCCTTGGAAGAAAGGTCACAACAAAGGAGATAAAGAGGGCGATACTGGAGGGGTGGATATGAAAAACGAGGGATACGGCTACGAATGGGACGCCATGCTAGTTGGCGGCCCGGCGGACGGATGCTTGGACATAGCGATAGAACTTAATGCACAGCAGCCGCCGACCATAATTAAGAGACTGATCAATGGTCAAGAAATGCAAAGGGAGACCCTCGGGGAGAAACTCATAGAATATCTCGGCGAAGACCAGATTGACGGAAACCAAAGGGTCGCCGTATATAAACTAAGAGAAGTTTCCGAAAACAACGAAAAGTGCCTATACGACTATGTGGAAACCATAGAGATGAGCAAGTTCAGGCACAAATACGAGAGGACATGACCAATCCCAATGATGTGATTGAGATTCTTGAATCAAGGCTTCTGGTAGACAGCAGGTCAATCGTTGTTGACCTTGAGAGAAGTCAAGGTTCATGGGTGGTAGACGCTAGAACGGGAAATCAATATCTGGACTGCTCGTCCCAACTCTCCAGCCAAGCCTTGGGCTGGAATCATCCCAAGATGACTGCCCAGAAACAGCGACTTGCCGATGTCGCCGTCAACAGCATAGCCAACTCATGCACCTACACGACGCACTACGCAGATTTTGTCAAAAAGTTCTCTGAGTTCACTCCGGACTTCTGTCATCATTTCTACATAAATGGCGGAGCCCTGGCTGTAGAAAATGCCCTAAAAGCAGCATTTGACTGGAAAGGCAAAAAGATGGGATTGTCCGATGACAAGGGACACAACGCCCTGCAGGTCATCTATTTCAAAGAGGCCTTCCATGGACGCAGCGGATACACAATGTCCATGACGAACAGCCAATCTGCAAAAAATCTAAAGACCTACGGCTTCCCGAAATTCAACTGGAAGAAGGTGCACAATCCCAAGGTGTGGCACGAACTTGATGGAATAGACAAGATCAAGGCCAAGAATTCAGAAACCATAGCGATAAATGAAATCAAAAAGGCGTTGGAAAAAAAGGATGTCGCAGCCATCGTGATAGAGCCGATACAGGGTGACGGCGGCGACAACCACTTCAGGGCGGAATTCCTGTCAAAGCTCAGGGATCTGGCTGATCGCTATGAATCGCTTCTGATTTTCGATGAGGTCCAGACAGGCCTCGGCCTAACAGGCAAGACATGGGCGTACGAGCATTTTGGCGTCATCCCCGACATACTGTGTTTTGGAAAAAAAGTTCAGGTGTCGGGAATATGCGCTTGCGAAAGGCTGGACGAGGTCAAGGACAATGTCTTCTCGGAGCCGTCCAGACTGAGATCTACATGGGGCGGGAATTTGGTGGATATGGTCAGATCCACCATGCAGATGGAAATAATACAAGAGGAAGATCTGATACACAATGCCTACCATGTCGGAAAATATTTTCTTCAACGCCTCAAATCTTTCCACGGCAAGGCTACCAACATAAGGGGAAGGGGGCTGATGATATCGTTCGATCTTCAAAGCCCTGAAAAAAGGGATGAATTCTTGAAGATTTTGAGCAAAAACATGCTGGCCTTGCCCTGCGGCCAAAAGTCCGTGAGGCTAAGGCCTCACTTGACATTTTCTAAACTAGATGCCGACGAGGCCTTTTCCTTTATGGAAAATGCAATTTGACGATGTTTCACACAAGGGTTAGCCTGCGACAGCGGGGTTTTGATCTGCCGGAACCTCAGCCTGAGGCTGTGCTTGAGGCTGGGATGCAGCCACGCCGCCGACTATTTTCTTTATAATCTGGATGATGTCCTTCCTGGCTCCCCTGCCATCCATCTCCAGCGACATGATCATCTGCATCAGCCGTTTCTCAACGACCTTCTCCAGGTCCGCATTTTTCTCGCCGACTTTGTCTTGGGGCTCGGACAATCCCTCCATCCACTTAGAGAAAGGAATCATCTTACCTCTTGGGCTATGTCCTTGTCGTCGTCCGCACTATTCATCTTGCCAGCAACGGATGCGATGGATATGGTGCTTCCGCTGACATCGGCCTCTAACGCGGCGACGGCAGCAACTATTTTCTTGAACAACTCGGCCTTAGTCAGACCAGAGAACTCCTTCATCTCTCCTATGTGGTTTATCTTAGACCTTAGTTCCTGCTTCAATTTTGAGTCTACATCAAGGGTTGTGCTTCCCGCGAATTTTGCAAACTGGCTCTTGTCTATATCGGCATCTCCGACCATCTCCTTCAGAACCAACTCGCTCAGTTCCGCCCACTCTTGATGGTGATCGTCAACTGCGTTCAGCCCCTTTGCCGCCGTCCCGACGCTGAGGTTTGTTCCCGATTTGCCGGTGGCCAAAGATCCGGCTATCGCCCAAACTTGCCTGACAAAGTCAAGGGCGCTCATTCCCGACCCTTGAGCGTCCTTCCAAAGACCAAGTATCTTGGACCTTAGCCCCGCCTTTATCCTGGGGTCTTGTTTTATGTTGGCGCCGCCCACAAAATTCCTTAGAGATGTCGCGAGGTTCAACTCCATAAGATTTTTGCCAATTCTTCCTTCTCTGTCCGCTCTCCACTCTCTTATGCTCTTCATTTTTATTTCCCCGTTTTGATAAGTCGGTCTTTGGAACTAGTTTCGTCCGTATCTATTGCCTTATCCTTCAATTTGCCGATCCTGCCGGCCAGCCCGGTGATCTTTTCCCTCGGAACCCCTAGAAGCTTGGACATGCCTTCGGCATTCCCGCAAAGGCTTATTAAGTCGTCCCAGAAGTCCGAGCCCCTCTGCATGTTCATTCCCTTCCTGACGACCTCGAGGGCCTTCTGTTCGTCCTTGGACTCGTCGTTGCTATCTGCAAATTCCTTGAAGGTGATGGTCATGGATATATTTAGCGGCCACGCGTCAAAAATTCGTCCATATGCATTCCTTGGGACGCCCGGGAATGCCCTTCCGAACCCAGCCGGAATATATTCGTTTGTAGAGGGGGGTGTTGGAGCCGCTTATTACCACCTTGCCCTTGAAGTTTTTCAAAACCTCGCCCAGTTCCACATGTTTGTCCGGACTCATCTCCTTCGTGGATGGGGGATCGCAATAGGCAAGAGTGTCCTTGTGACTGAAAGAGCCCAGTATTTTTATGGCGTCTTGATCCAACAAGTGTACTTTATCAATCCTTTCGGAAATGGCCGGTATCTTCTCAAATACCTCCTGCCAGCAATCCTTGCACTTGACACTCTTTTCCTTGGGCAGAAAGTGTTTCTTCAACCCACTCTTGCTCATCTGTCTGAGGACAAACTCGTTCACGGCCCTCGCCAAGTAGTCGGTCTCCTTTTTTTTAAGAAGTCGCTTGAAAGTTGCCTCCTTGTATTCCATCCTTCTTGCCTTGGATGTAAACAACTTTGGCTCGTCCCTTAGAGCCCTCCATATGTCCATGACACCCGGATCCAGATCATTGGCACACTCCTCGCGCGAGGGCTCCTTGTTCAAGAGAACCCCCCCGGACCCCAGAAAGGGCTCTATGTAAACCATGTTCTGGTATCCTTCCGGGAATTTTTCTATAATCCATGAAACAAGGTAGCTCTTGCTTTCACTGACCTTTATTATTGGCTTTAGCCTCATTATTCTCCCTTATATGGATGGCATTTTTACAAGACGCACAGAACAAATCATAGTTCCCGTACCCCATTTCCCCCTTCCAAAGCCACCCTTTGTTCTGCTTTTTGGCGCAGATAGAACATAGGGCCATCATCCTTGCGTCGTCGTCCTCGCCATCAACGTACCAATAACTGTCTTGCTTTATGAGGGACTTCATTAAGATAAGATAGTAACCATCGGGTCAAACTAGCCCAGAAAGACTATATAAGTTCATGGGCATAATACGCGGCGCTTGCAAAGGGACGGACAGACTCAACAAGAAAGCGCTGCTTTCAATGATCGGCCCGCCCAGGTACACAAGGCCAAAAAACTTCAGCCCGTTTTCCGGCGTACAATACCAGAAAAAGGCATCCACCGCAGAAGTTCTTGAGCAATTTGACGGCAACTACAAGGCCGCCGCCGCGAGCCTCGGGATATCTATGGCAAGCCTACTTCGCCGCCTTGACGCCGATCCTGGAACGGCTGCACAAGATGAGCCCCGCAGTGTTGGAAGCACTAGAAGGTATCTGGAAGGGCTGGAGGTTCCTTGGAGAATAACAAGCTTTGATGCATCCAAGAGAGAGGTCTGTATCGACATTCAATCCGGCTCGGGAACGGTTCACTTGGGCGTTGTGGTCCCCAGCCAAAAAATATAGCTCCCACATCTCCCACATTGTTGCCTACATTACCTATATTTTCAAAACCGGCAGCTTCCCCGTCAAATTTTACTTTTCTCCGCCGAGCGACTATAATGACCTTGTCGCCGAATTCTTCGGCGAAAACACAAAGGAGTTAATATGAAGATTATTTTTGCCGCACTTTGCTTGCTTGCTCTTGCCTCGACCGCCCGTTCGGATGACGGCACGGTCAGCGTCCTCAAGACGAGCACCCCCACCCCAGCCGCAGCCCCTGCGACACAGACAACACAAGCTGCCGCTCAGCCCGTTGCTGTGCAGACAGTCGCCGCTCAGCCCGTTGCTGTGCAGACAGTCGCTTGTTGCGAAGAGGCTCGCTCTGTCAAGCTTTCGCCTTGGCATACACGCCGCTTGAACCGGATTGCAGACAGGCAGGAGGCTCGAGAAAGCCGTAATTGCTGCGACTGCTGCAACAGCGGCTGCGAATGTCGCAAGAAGCCCAAGACTCTTGTCGTAGAGTCAAAGGTCAAGAAGTGCGACTGCTGCTGCAAGTAAAGCAACATCGTCTTTTTTGAAAAAGGCAAGAAGGGCACAGGAATTCCTGTGCCCTTCTTTTTTATCACTTCAAATTTTTCAACTTGTATATGGTTCTGTAAGTCATGGCAACTATCTCGTCCATGATGTTTTGAAGATGGGAATCCTTAATGGAATCCCTACCCAATACGAACATCTTCACGCAATCCTCCAAATATTCCAAAGGATTGCTTACCGGCTGGGTCTGTATCTCGTAGTCCGAGAGTATTCCGTATTGACCCTGATAGGTTTCGACGAACTCGTCCGCAAGATCCAATATTCCGCTGTAGAAATCGTCCAAAGCCTTGTGTTCGCTGAAACTCTTCGACTTCAGATGACAAGTGTGAATCACTTGCCTGGCTTCAAAAAGTTTCTGCACGAGCCCTTTGACACTCTTGGACTGCCTGTATTCTTGCATCGATAGCATTCTTCCTCCCGCCTCATAAAAGCTCAGCAGTATCTATTCCAAAATACATAAAAAAAGACGGCCGCCCATTTGAGCGGCCGTCCACAATTAAAATAAACAAATCAGATTGTGCTTCCCGAAGCGCTGCTGGCTGTCGGGTGTCCGGCTGTAACATTGTTTTCGCTTATTACCGGATTTCCTTCGGAAACTGTCGGGTTTCCGATGGGAAGGTCTGAAGAGACCGTCTCGAACGTGGTGTCGTCGTAGGTAGATCCGTCCGCAAGTCTGCCGACAATCTTGCGATCCGATCCGTTCACCACCATGTGGTCATTGAATGTTCTTTGAATAGAAAGTCCACCCACAACCGAGGTGTCCAAGCTGCCTTCCGATGAGTTCGTCACAACGACGGGTGTAAGATCAACTGTGTATACTGCCATTTTTTCTCCTGTGCTAGAGCCCAAAAGTATATATCTTAACACCCAGTCAAAATTAACAAAACTAACGGCCCCAACCCATTGCTTATTTGCTCCAAGACATACTCTATGATTTATACGACTCCCGCCAGAAAACCCAATCCCTTTAGGAGTTGGGCAGTTCGCATCAAAGAAAGCGTCACAAATGGAATACACGGAAGACGAACTAGCGCTCGCCAGGAAGCACATGAGCGGCGAATGCACGGAAGTTCAATTCAACTACCTAATCCATCAAGGAGGCATGGACAAGAAGAAAATGCAAAATTTGGTGTCGTTTCTTGAGAAGGCGGATCCTCTGGCGACGGCCGCAAAGTTCATTGTCCTGTGCATGATGCTTCATTTTGCCATGTGCTTCATTTACGCTGTTTTTTGCCACATAAACCGTTAAAAAATTTTTTACCAATCGGTACTAGAATAATAAACAAGGAGAAATCATGATAACAATAGCAAATCTGGGCGATGCGCTTCCCATACTCATCAAAGATGATTCTGTATTTGAACAACTCAAGGCGGACTTCCCAGCAATTCTAGCTGACCTGGTGACCTTCAAGAACAATCCCAACTGCACCTGCAGGGGCAGGGTGATAAAGTTCTTCACCGAGCAGTTGGAGCAGAACAAGGATGTGCTTGAAAAGTATGTCAAGGATCCTGCTGGCCTCCAAGCCGAGATCAATCAGCTGGTCAGCCAGCGTGCTGCCAACAACTATTCCGGCAGGGTGTTTGAGGTCCAGAAGGGCGACGAGGCTTGGTTGACCTTCTCGCAATCGCTTGCCGGAAAGGCCTTTAGGGCATTCAGCGTTGTGGAAAGGGAGAATTCGGTCGCGGTGTACTTCCTATGAACACTCTCGTTTTATTTCTCATCACGAGCCTCGGGGTGTGCTACGCGTGGAGCGACACCGAGGCCAGTGTTCCGTTTAGAAACCTTGTGGCAAGAGTGCCCTACATCAGAAGGATGCTCCTCTGCCACGAATGCTCGAGTTTCTGGATCAGTTTGGGACTGAGCTTCCTCATCAACCCGATGCAGGATGTCACCCTTCCGTATGCGAGCAATATCATGAGCGCATTTTGTGGATTTTTCGCAAACCTCCTATTTACCCGGAAGCACTGGATACCCTATAAGGACTGATCTTCTTTTGCCAAAAGGGTTTGCGACCAATCCGAAAAAAAATTTCGTCCGGCCCTTGCAACGCGTGCCGATCTTTGTATACTGAGCCCATCAGCCGCACGGAAACGCGATGGCTGAGCTGATCATTGACAATTAAGCCAAGTCCTTGCCGATACCGAAAAGGTATCGGTGAAAAATGAAGCCTTAGGGTCATACGATGGAGTCCAAAAGATCTCCACGTTGACAAAAGCCCAACCCGCAGAATGGGCCGGGATGTGGCTCCTGCTCCGAAAGGTGCATCTGAACCACATACGATCCGACAAAACCGTAAAAGGAGGAGTCGGACTCGGAACTCTAAGGCGGGCTTCGTAGAAAGGATGAGAAGGCAGATAGGACGAGCCGACAGAAATGAAGACTCGCCCAAATGTTTTCAAAACGCCTCCGCACAGTTCGGGAACGCACTTGCTCCTTGTGGGCAAGCCCAAAATAAAACGGAGTAACGGTCCTTGAGCATCACGGGATAGCCATTTGAACCAGCAGTCTCTCATGGAAATCCCTCTGTGAACACAGAGCATCCGTGGCGACGGAACATAGTGATGTTGAGCCCGGGATAAAAAATCCCCAGAAACGACGTGGTGCCTGAACACGTTAAAAAACAGGAATGTCGCGGCAAATGCACGGAACGAGTCGTCAGCATGTTGGACATACGCCTCCACGCTAGGGCAACCGCTGGTTACAGGCGGAATCTGGCGCGAAAGGCTAAATCCATGGCCGTCAGCAAGTTTACGGACAGACCACGACTGTCACACACAGGTCAAACGCGGTGGGTTAAAAATGCCCAAAGGCGGAAGGAACCTGTGGGATCTGCTTTAAGTGACGGACTTCAATGATTGATTCATTCCTCTGTTAAACCACGAGTGGATCAAAATCCTTTCGCCAAATCAAGCCGGCCAGAGTCAGAAATGACCTGGCCGGCTTTTTTTATGCAATCATATATAAGATATGACTATTGAAGAAGCGTATGAAATCCTAGGAATAAGTTCCGACCCCAAGGAGACTATAAAAAAGGCATATCTGAAGATGAGCAAGGAGAACCACCCCGACAAGGGCGGCGATCCTGAGAAATTCTTGAAGATACACGAGGCATACAAACTTCTTACATCCTTGCAAGAAGACGAAACCCCAAAAGAAGACAAGATTGAGTTTCATGTTCAAGTATCTCTTGAGGAGGCAATATTCGGAACGACCTTGGAGACACACCTGAGGCAAGAGGTTATATCCAGCGTTCCCATGATATCAGACAAAAGGAATATTTCATCCAAGGCAAACATTCATGTCCTGACGGTGGTGGAGAAGATACCCCCAATGTTGCTTTTAAAAGCGTCACCAGTTTCTAAGTTGCACAAAGCACAGAGGATAGGCGGATCCATAAAGGACATAAAGGTTCACTATTCCATAAAGGAACATGAGCGTTACAAGCCTTCGCCCAACAAGGATGCCGGACTGCTTCTTGTCAACGAAGCCATACCGGTAATTGTAGCTCTTCAAGGCGGCATAATAGAGGTGGAAACACTCTACGGCCCTAGGAAACTTCACATAAAGCCCGGAACAAGCGTGGGCGATATTTACGAAATCAAGGGTCACGGGGAATTGGGGTCTTTGCTTGTCGAGATATCCGGACTAAAGATGCCGGCCCCAGAGGAACTTTCCGAGAAGTACAAAGAAATGAACGAAAACTGGAGGAGCGAGGTAGAGTCCGAAGACGCCCTTCTTTTTGAAAACGAAAGCACGGCAGCAAAAATTAAGTCTGGACTTGGCCTTCAACAAGCTTGCCCCGAGCGACCAGCCAGTCCTTGAAACCGATAAACACCGGCTGTCCGCTGGAGTTCAGCACCATCTTCAGTCCGCCACTTTTGCTCTTTTTCTTCTTCTTTTTCATTTTTTGTCCATTATCTTCTTGGTTTCTTGCCGCGCCATTATCTCTGCGTACTTTTCCGGAAACACCTTTCTTATCGTGTCTTGGAGTTTCTTCTTCTCGGCCAAACTTCTAGAAGACTTATAGGCGGCGACCAAATGCAGCCAGAGCTGCTGTCTTTCAAGAGCCTTCTCTCTTGCCTCGGCTGAAACTTTTGAGCTTACTCCACTCCTCCTCTCAGAGGGAACAGCCTTTCCGGCAGCTTTGGCACGCTCTAAATTCTTGACCCCAGACTCACTTGAATCTTTTTTCCAAGAATTCATTCCGAAGATGTCTTGCCAAGAATTCTTTCCTTTGGGCGAATAAATCCCGCTTATATCGGTTATCTTTTCGCTCGCAGCCTGAGCCCCTCTTAGAAGCGGGGTGGCCCCGGTAACGACGCCGGCCCCTTGAAGGACGCCTTTTCCAATTTGGAGGCCAGCATCCTGAGCAGCACCCCATCCCGCCTTAACATTATCCCAGCCCGGCTCTACACCGCCTCCAATCATCTGGAGGCCGCCAAGACCCATGCGGGCTGCACCAAGGGCACTCTTTGCCGCCCCGCCGACGATGTTGCCGACCCCTCTGCCAGCTTGCGTCACAGCATTTGCAGCCGCCCCGGCCACAAATTTCGGCACGGTCAACAGATTGACTTCAAGAGCCATCTGCTCGTCAAATGCCTTGAACTCTTGTTCTTCAAGAAACTCCCTAAATTCCATGCACTATCTAGTGAGTCCAAACTTCATTTTGAATCTCCACCAGCCCAAGGAAATGCCGTAAGAGAACCTCTGCCAGAGTGTCATGTTTTTATGGATATCCACGAACTCCCTGAGCATCATGGGGTCATTCTTCAAGACTTCCCAGAGTTCATTTTGCATGGATGTTTCTCCTTCTGGAAGATTGTAGTCCGACTTTTCCCGACTGTAAACCAGAAACGAAAACGGCCCTTGAAATCCGGCGCTGCCTTGTTTTTCCGCCCAAAACGGCCCAAAGCCGCCTTGTCGCAAACAATTCCAACAGGACACTAAGTTAAACCATGATGAAAAAAATCGCAGTTGGATTGGCCGCATTGATCGCTCTGCTATTCACAGCAGGATATTTTTGCTTGAAGGTTCACGAGTCCGAAAGTGTGGAGACCTCGGATTTTGTCATTGAAAGCCCATACCTCCTCGTAATTAAAGGGCTGGCTTCTAAAAACTCTCTGGAAAAGATCGTTGAGGAAAATGACGGCGTGGTGAAGAATAAGAACTGGGATAGTTTTCAAGTGGAAGTCCCCAGAAGGATACTGAGGATCCGAGAATACAAGCTAGAGGGGACAATGAAGTTCACGGTGGAGAAAAAGGATCCCGACCTTGGCCATCTTGAACTTCCGTTCGTTCAAGAGATGCACTTGGACGATCAAATCTTGTCCATAAACACCAGACTTGTCTCTCCTCAAGAACATATTGCATCTTGCCAAAGAACGATAGAAGTCAGTCCGTCCGTGGAGCAAGGCGGATTGGCCGAAAGAACGCATGTTTCAATAAAAAGCGAACTCAAGGTAAGGAAGACCATACCCTTCTTCTTTGGAAAGATGATGGACGAACGAGTTGCTCGGTCAAACAAGAAAGATCTCGAACAACTAAAGAGCAACATCATGAACACGACCGGCCACAAACCTCAACTCACCATAATCCGTCAAGGGCGCACCATGTAGGTCGCGCCTCTCCCATAATAATCAAATTCAAAAATCCGCTCGAATCCGAAGTTCTCCCAGAAGCTCTCCGAGCCCATCACCGTCGTCAACGCCACGACCCCAGGCTTCCTCAAGACAACCTCCGCCATAGCCTCTCCCAGCCCCGCCCCTCTGGCCCAGTCAGCAACGCACAAGTCATGCACATACCGGCAGTCGGCTCCGAATACGGGCACATAGACCTCGTCTATAGGATAGGGCTTTCCCGAAAAATAAGGGAAGGTTATTACATACCCCGCTAGTTCCCCTCCTACGAAGCCCGCGAAACACCCCTCCGGACTTCCGTGTATCTTGGATCGGAAAGAATCGCTTCCCTCGTAGTAATTCATCGGATACGACGCCGTGCCAATCTCCTCCACGGCCTCGATCTCATCCGGCTTAATGGGTCTTATTTCAATCATCCGAATATTTATGCCATAAAATGCGGCTTTGATTTTACTATAATATTTTCGGCCAGTCCACTCACGGAAGGCCAATTTGACGCCGCCTCGTTGGCGGGCCAAATGTTGATAGTTGTTAAACTTTAAAAGTTGTAACAGGAGGATATATGAATTTGATAAGAACCAACGCTCTTTCTCCGAGAAGGGTAGATCTGTTCTCTGAAGTAAGTAGGGAACTTGATCAAATGTTCAATGAGGTATTTGCTGCGCCGTTCTTTGCCGGCAAAAAGTCCAAGGGCTACCCACTCATGGACGCCATCCAAGGCGACGGAGTTCTAACGCTGCAATATACCGTGCCCGGCGTCAAACTGGACGACCTTGATGTGGAGGTGACACGCGACGACCAAGGGAGAATACTCACCGTTTCGGGAAGGCTCTCTGAGGAATACACCCACCAAGAAGACAGTTACGCCATCAGAGAGCTCTCCAGCAGGGAGTTCAGAAGGGTGATACGCCTCCCGGAGGACGTCACCGAGGAAGAGCCTGAGGCTACACTTAAAGACGGCGTGCTGCGGCTGTCCTTCAAGACCACCCAGCAAAAGCAAGAACTAGTTCAAACTAAGAAGTTAAAAATAAAGTCCGAGTGATCTTCCAGATGCACGGGCCGCGGAAACGCGGCCCGTGCTGTTTTTTATTAGTTGACCTCGGCTATTCCGATATTCTTGAACTAATTCCATCAGCCCTGCAGAGAATGTGCGCCTCGTTCGTAACCGGCTCGACGACCGCATTCCACTCCCTCATCTGGTGGTGTGAAAGAATGCAGTGGCTAACGGCATCGATAAACTTTGAATCCAAACCGGCTTCCTCGGCCGCCTTCCTGAAAATGCGGTCGGACAACACGATGTGGCCGAACATGTTCTCCTTGTCAAAATTCATCTTGGGAGCCTCTCCATCCATGGAATAAACATCCATCTTTCCCATGTCGTGGAACCAAGCTGCCATGTAAAGAACATCCGAATCCACCTCGTCAAATTCCTTCATGGGATTGTTCACTACACCTTGGCACAAACTAAACACATGAGCAGTATGTATAAAAAGACCGCTTTTGTACGCGTGATGATTCTTGATCGCCGCAGGGACGCTCGCGAACCTCTCCATCTCTTTCTTGAAGAAGTTCATCAAGAAACTATGGAGGTTCTTGTCCTTCCAATAAGAATCGTCCTTGATGATCTCCAACGCCCGAATTTTCTGCTTTGTCCTGTCCCTCTTTATCTTTTTTCTAACATCCTCTGGAACATCCTCCTCATTCAGTATGGATATGTCGCAAAAATAAGACCGCCCGCTCTTGGAGTCCAAGCTCAAACTCCTCCATTTGTCCAGCTCAGCCTGGGCCTCCTCAAGATCCTTCATCTTGAGCTCCACTAGATCTCCGACGACCGGAAAAAGATCGCGATTCTTCATGTTCCAGTACTTGACGGACAAGAAGCCATTCGTGGTGCGGACATTCAAGAAATGGTTGAGGTGAGCGCCCTTTTCCACATCTTCCGCCGATTCAACATGGCCGAACATCCGATTTTCTAATTTTATAGTGTTCATAGTAGCAAAAATATACCATGAACTTTAAAATAAATCAAGGCGAGAATGAATTAAAAGTATCTACCTTGTCAAATCCCTCTTCGGGGCCTATTTTCTGAAAACTCTTGATCATCCTGGCCACTACATCGTCGCCTATGGTCTTGGATCCGCCGTTAGCCTTGATCTGATCGCTTCTTGATCTCATCCTGCGCAAGAGTTCGGGAATGTCCGACTCTTGGAGGGTAAAGACGACTGCTCTCCTAAAGAAATCCTTTCCGTGTATATATTTCAAAGCCCCCCGTCTGGCGCCGACTGTCATGTTGGTCATATCCACGACCACATGTTTTCCCGAATCTACCGCCCTTTTGAAGCGCTCCTCCAGCCTTCCATTTATGGAATTGTTTGCCTCTTGGATTTTAGAGTAAACCTTTGTCGTCCACCTCATCCATTGCGGAGCGGCCAAGACGACTCCGAACTTTTCCTTGCCGGGAACCATGGACCCAATTGCCGAGCTCTCTGGGGGCATTTCAAACATATCATCGTAGGTCATACCCAAGGAACCCGCGACATCGTCCACGATGTCGTCGCGGCTCACCAAGAAAACATCTCCCGGAGGAAATTTGCTCTTGATGAATGTGCTTTTCCCAACCGCCGGCGGTCCGACTAGAACTACCATCTCCTTCTTGCTGCTGTTGTTTTCCTCGCCGAATTCTTCCTGGGTCACGACCTCCAGCAGCCAACTCTTGAAACTTTTCATCCTTGATTAGAGCCTTCCATGTTGCTTTTGAGCCAATTGCAAACTTCTTCCACATCATCCTTGCTCGTCGCAACATGATCCGAAGCCCAGTCGTGACCGTCGTCTAGGAGGGCGTCAACTTGAGAGGGATCCATGGAAAGCATCTCTTCTGCCATGTTCTTTATGACCTTCAAGTTGGAAAAGAACATGTAGTGCTTAGGCTTTTCTTGATCCGAAGGTTGAGCGGCGGCTTGGTCGGGTGTCTCTTGGCCCTCTTGTCCGGCCGCCTCGGGAGCCGGCTGGTCTTGTGCCACCATTGGGGCTTGCTGATCGCCCAGACCCAGATCCTCCTCTATCAACTTCATCATTTCGTAAAAACTCTTCATATTCAACCTCCAGACCATATCTAGGTTTTAAAAATCAAATATCTAGATACCTTCATGAATTTTAAAATATGGCTTGCAGAATCTGGCGAGCCGGATCTGTTATATCTCCTCGGCCCGGCCGGAACCATACCTCAGATCGGCCCAGAAAAACAAGTCGGGAGGGAGGCCGACGGATCCGTCAAGTTCCTTTCGCCTCACGGCTCGTACCGGTATGTCCACTACATTGACGGCAAGCCTGTCAGCGCCCTCCAGATCGTATCCAAGGACGGAATCAACGGACAAATAGCAAATGTTTACACTTTACCGGAATACAGGAAACAGGGCTTGGCAAGGAGCCTTCTCGACCGTGCTAGGCAAGGATTTGAATCAATAGCCCACTCCAAGGATCTGTCCTCGCTCGGAGCCGTATGGAAAGGAAAAGTTTCCTAGCCCAAACACAAGGCCAAAACAAAATGAACAAACTGATTGAAGATACCAACCACTGGCAGAATCTTGAGCCTCCCTTGTGCCCGAACCCTAACGAGGTGGAGCTGTACGAGTCCATCGTGAAGGACAAAGGGCCCGTGTGCCTCTTAGGCATGACCAAGCAACTCATACACATCTGCGACTACATGGTGGATCTAAACCCCATACCCCAGCCAAAGCCGGTCATTAAGTCGGACTGGTACAGCTTCGAGTGTCTTGCCGAAGCCATAATCGGCGACGGAATCCTCAACCTTGCCGGAATGGAAGTAGTGCCCAAGCTGCTGGATAAGTGCGATCTGCTCGTGTGTAGGGTCTTTCTGAAAAAAATGTGCGGCATGAAGTACGCGACCCACTTTCCGACCTCATTCCCCGGGGCGAGTAGGGTCATCCCCACCCAAGCCGACATTGCCATCGTCGTGTGGGACAATTAACTTAATTTCCCTGCATGTCCTGCACCTTCCGCATTCCTTGATTTCATCACCTTCGTAGATCGGCGTACGACAGCTCCAACTCATGTTGCGGAGGTCCTCGGGGAGCATTTCATATATCTGTTTCTTTGTCATGTCCATCAGAGGATAGACCTTTTGGGCCTTCGTCCCGAACGACTCAAATATCTTGTTCGCCCTATTCACCCGCTCCGACAGACCAGACCCCATGTCGGACGCGGTCATGCCTATTGCCACTTCTCTGATGGTCTTCGTGCTGAGGCATATGGAGCCCGCCATGAATGAGAAGATGTCGCTGTCAAAGATGAAGTTGCCGTTATAGGAAGGATACTCGTGATAGCTTTCCGAGTATCCGAATTCCCTTATGTTCTTCATGTAGGCGACGATAGCACTAACGGCTCTGTCTTCGGCCTTCGCCCTGTTCTCCTTGTTGACCAGATACAGATGATGAACATGGAGTTTTTTTGTTGATTTTATGAGCTTCCAGAAGACCCCGGTGGAGTCAAGTCCGCCGGAGAACATGATCAGCGTGTCAGGTCTTTCCATTCCAATGTTTCCAAATGGTGCTTCTCAAATCTTTTATGTTCGCATTGCCAGCCGGCTTACTCCCTTGATTCGTTGTGGATATATACCTCCATGGACGAAAAATTGACCCACGCTCCGAGGGGCATTATCTTGAAGCCAAAAATATTGATCATGTTCTCAGGGGGATTGGATTCTACCGGTGCGTTTTGGAAACTAATAATGAACACCAAAGAACCACTCCATGTTCATCATCTTCATTTGCAAAACAAAGAAAATCGAGCCGAAGCAGAGAGTAAAGCGGTTTTAGACATAGTCAAATATATGAAAAAAATTAGAGACTTTGCCTATAGCGATAGTTTTCATGAATACCCATGCCATGATGGCAACTTTATGTGGGATAGTGACTTGTATAACTTTATCGCAGGAACAATATGCCTCAGCATTAAGAGTATTGAATTGGTGGCAATCGGAAGAACCAAATCAGACGGCGGACTAGATCGTGCCGATAGGGGGACAAAAATACTCAAAACATTGTCCCCTTGGGTTGAAAAAACATATCCCGTTGGAGATATGACTAAAGAAGAAATATATGAAATGCTCCCAGAAGAACTAATAAAAATGACTTGGAGTTGTAGAACCCCAATTTATGGAGATGAAATTAAGAAGTGCGGAAGATGCAGAACATGCATGGAAATCAAAAAAATAAAAGGCAATACATGAACTACGAGAGCATATTCAGACACAGAGGCGAATCATATGATTCCGCCATGAAAAGGTTTCCTTGGGTGCGCGACATGGAGTTTCTACAACTTTTTTCAAAAGTTCCATTAGGTATGAATGAAACGATATTGGACATTCCTGCTTTGGGTGGCTATTTGCAAAAATATTGCGTTGAAAACACCGTTATTTGTTTGGACTTTTCAAAATCAATTAACGGAATTGATGTTGTTTCCCCATATGAAAAATGGCCGGTCAAACCGGTCAACCGAATAGTTTGTTTGGCCGCGGCCCATCACATTGACGACCTTTATCTATTTTTGCACAATATGAACGATCATTTGCTTGAAAATGGAACTATCCATTTGGCAGATGTGGCATTGGACAGTTCAATTTCAAAATTTCTTGATGAATTTGTAGGCTCAAATACCTCTACTGGCTCACACCATGGCAACTATTACGATTGGAACGATGTGAATTACCCAGCCAATCTAGAAGTGGTTGGCATAGAAAATCGCCCTTGCCCTTGGGTGTTTGAATCAGAGCAACAAATGGCAGAGTACTGTAGGCTTTTATTTGATTTGAAAAATGTTGAGGACAAACAAATACTTGATGCTTTGAATGATTTTGTTGGCTATGAAAATAAAGAAAAATGTATTTTGAATTGGAATTTAACCTATGTTGATTTGATTAAAACTAGCCAATCAACCATTATCCTACATTAATTCATGAGCGGATTGCCTGTCGGGATGGTCTGATTAGTTACGGAAGGATTGTCGTTTTGTCCAAAAGTAGGATGGCCAATTGAATTAGGCGCCGCCTCAGGAATTTCTGGGGCATCTGTTACCGTTTCTCCGTCATCAACACTCATAACTTTTCTATTTCCACAAGCGTCCAAGTAATCAAAATATCCGGTTCTTTGAATTGATCTTCTTGTTCCGTCTTCACCAACTACGATTGCGGTATCCATATTTCCTTCTCCGCCATATCGATAATTAGGGATTGTTTCCGGATTGTCTGGGCTTAAGTCGTAAGTATAAGTTGTTACACATCCTTCAAAATCTCCATATTCAATATCATTCCAATACACTAGACTATCATTCAAATCTTCTACTTCTACCCACACTAATTCTCCAATACTTTCTCCACCAACATTAAATTCCGAGCATACAAAAACCTCTTCGTCATCATTGCCGGCAAAAAATTTACCATCTCCATAACCAAGTGCATCTATATAAGTTCCATGACTCAAAGTTGCAGTTGCACTACTATTGACATAAGATCCGGCCCAACCAGATGCATCAATTGGAGAATTTAGTTCTTTGGTTTCATGAAGTTCATATACTCCGCTACCCATTTCTTTTATAAAATACACTCCATCTAAATCTGTGAGTCCCGAAGAGTTTGAAACTGTTATTTTTTCATTATTATCGGTTTCTTCGTTACTTGTAAAAGTAATCTGCAAAGGATTTAAATTTTCTATAGTGGCTATTGAAGTGGTATAAGGGTTTGGAACGCTAACAAAAGGTCCAGCAGGAACGTGAGGCCACCAAATAATTTGACCGTTGGTTGTGCTTACCATCCAAACTACGTATGAGCTTCCTTCATGATTTAGGGTTCCAATTGTCGCCTCGGCTATTGATAAATTTTGCAATCCTACGTTGTCAAAAAGAGTTTCACTTAAATCAACTCCCGGTATGAAATTCCAAGGTTGAGAGGGATCTTGATCAAATGTTGACCACCAAGTTTTACTATCATCGGCAAATGCACTCCATGCTCCGAAATTTTCGCCACCCTCGTACTGAGCAAATACGAGTTGTCTAGCGTCGGTTGGAAAATTTTCCGGGGTTACATAATTGCTTTCATTTAACCCTTGTGTCAAATCCGTTGTGTAGAAACCCCCGGCCTTGTCATTTTCTCCGCCCTCGCCCGCCAATATTCCAATTATAAAATACCCCACTCCATTGTAGCCAACATCCGTAAATTCTAGATCATTTCCATTTCCTACTAATGCAATATATGCTGGGTCTATATCGCCTATTGTCCAATTTTCTCCATCTTCGCTGTATGCAAACGCCGGAGTTGTTGGGGATGATGTTGTATGACCCACCGCTACAAATTTATTTCCCAAATAACGAACTTCATTAAATCTATAACTTTCTGTTCCCTCTGCTTGTATTGGCGTTGAGTTCCAACTAGACGCATAAAACAAGCCAGACGAAACACCCTCGCCACCCTCGCCACCCTCGCCGCTAGTCGCCGCATAAACTATCTTATTTGGACCTACCGCCACCTTCCCTATACTAATTCCCGTATCAAAAGGAGCAGACCACTCTATCCCGTTAGTAGAACTAATAACATTACCATCTATGTTGGCTACAATATACAAACTCATGTCTTCTCCTTAATTGATATTCCATGATATATACCTAACTGCAAATTGTTTTAATGCGCAGCCCACCATCAAAAAGAAAAGGGCCGGAGGAAAATCCCCCGGCCCTTCTTTTTCAATATTTAAAAATCACCTGGCCAGCGGATTGCCGACGGGGATGACCATCTCGGTTATTGAGTAGACGTCGTTCTCGCCGAAACTGGGGTGTCCGTTCGGATTGTCCGTCACCTCCGGCGTCTCGGGAGCGTCGTCCCAAGTTTCTCCGTCGTTGACCGCGACGACCTTTCTGCCGCCCTCAGAATTGACGACTTCGTAATATCCTGTTCTCTGGAGAGAAACTCTCTCCCCTTCAACCATCACGATTGCCGCGTCCAAGGATCCTTCGCCGACCTGCTTCACAACTTGCGGGGACAAGTCATAGGCACTGTCGCCGGTCGCGGAGTAGTTTTGAACCGAAGAAAATCCGCCCGTGACCTCCAAGAACTTCAAGGCAACGGCTTCTGCGTCCTCATTAGAAAGATACTGGGCTTCGTCCCTTGCAATCACCAGGAACGCGATCGCACCCCTACCAGATAGTCCTTTAACACAATGATCATCATATTCATCTCCATCTTCGTTTATCAATTGCGTGAGCCCATCAGAATTTCCTGGGACTATTATCAAGTGATTAACAGAAGGATCGCCACCAGCCGCGTCCGGGTAGTTCGTTTTCAATTACTTGAAAGACTAGTATCCTCGGTAATCATAGCGATCTTGAGCTCTTTCGTACTCGTCACGCTGCCTTTCAATTCTGTCACAATTGACATGATTTTTAGACATAATGGATAAGTATCCGGCGACTCACAAGGCCATTTGTCATAATCTACGATCAAAAAATAAATTCAGCCGTCCCGTCCTCCGCCATCCTCCTTCCACTGAACTAGCATTTCCGGGAATTCCCTTTCCACAAGCTTCTCCAGAAGCATGTAGTAGTTGTTTTCGGACTGATTGACGCCTCCGATGTAATCCCATATTTTGCCATGCTCCCCGCCACCAAACTCGTCAAGAACCCAAGATATACGCCCGGCGAAAAGGTTGTCCCTGTCCATGCCGTTCCTAGGGTTGTATTCTCCAACCGGGAACTTCGCAGTGAACTGCTTGCGCCAGTCCAGGTACCTTTGGGTCTCGGGATCCCAAGACTCAGCCTTCTTTTCCAGCCATTCATTAAAAGTTTTCATATTGTATTTTTTTAAGAGCCAGGACCCATCCACGCAGGCCTCTTGTAATTAGGATCCCGCGACATCTTGACGGCGAGATCCTTCTCCATCGCCTCTATACCATTCTGGGTTGGTACAAAACCTCCCGAAGCCCCACGCTCTAGAAGACCCGCCTCCAAACACCTCCGAAGATGACTCAAGCTGGTCGGTTCCACGCGGTCGGATATCACCCCGCCACCCTTCTCCAGAGAGTCAAACATCACCCATATGTTAAGGCTGGTGGGGCTGCCTTTTGGAGCCCGAGCCTCGGCCAATTCTAGCCACCCGTAAAAATTAATCATGCCCATCCGCTACCGCTCCTGAAAGGAGCCCCGGAACGCAACTCCCCGCTCGCAAAGGCGTCCCTGACGCTCATTGGAAGACCCTGACGCAGCAAGCCCGTTATCGTGTTTGCAATTATCATATGATCCTTGGGAGAAAGATCCAGACTCCTCCAAAACTCTTTAAAACTTCTGTATTTTTCTATTCCATTGATAAGTTCTTTTAGATCAATGTAGTTGCTGGGATCGCTCAAGAAATTGCCGGAAATCCAAGTATCGTCCTTCCTCCACTTCAGAACTACAGGATTCTTCATTCCATTCACGAACTTCACGAATTCTTCAATCGTCTTGGGATTTTCCGCAGCGTCCCGATACATTTCGCTCTTTTCCTGCTGGGTCATCTTGGCATTCGGATCTCGGCGGACAGGGCTGCCCCAATTGTTCCTGTCAGCGTCCGCCGCACCACTGTATCCCATGGCACGAGCGTCTTTCTCCGCATCGTATTCCTCCTCGCTCAATATCTGCAACATCTCGTAAAATGTCTTCATGAAGCCTCTTTTTGTTTTCATTATCTATGCTCTTATCGCCAATATTTAATACTATATTAGAACGCAGAACTTCGCTCTTAACCACAAAATTAGAGTGCTTGATCGGCTCTCCAAACGCACGCGGAATAATTTTTCTAAAGAACCAACCCAGTTTTCTCCCAGTCAAATAGTAGATAATTGTGAAGGCATCCTAATATCAAGGAGGAAAACATGCCCGCAACAACTACGGAAGGAACAGGACCAGGTTCGGTCGAGGAAATTAGAAGAAAAATACAAAACTCTGTCGTAAGAGAGGAAAATATCTTCCCCCCAGAGATGCTCATGCCTGTCGGCGTGGTGCTCGCCTACAGCTCAAGCAACGCCCCGAACGGCTGGCTGAACTGCCAAGGTCAAGAACTCTACAGAGGAGATTACCCCAACCTATTCGCGGTGATCGGAACCACATACGGCGCGGGAGACGGAAGCACGACATTCAACCTGCCCAACCTAGCGGGCAGAGTGGTCGTCGGACAAGGAAGCGGATCAGGACTCACCGCCAGGAGCATGGGCGCCACGGGCGGAGCCGAAACCCACACCTTGACCGCCGGTGAAATGCCAAGCCACTCCCACGATGTCTCAAACACCGTGCAGAAAAGCGGATTCAACACCCCAGGCAGTTTGGATAATGGCGGAAATGAAATTGACACCGTCACTACCGTTTCCACAGCTTCAACTAGCGTCGGCAGCGGCCAAGCGCACAACAACATGCAACCGTTCGCAGTCCTAAACTACATAATCAAGTATTAATTGATTTAATAGAACGGCCCCCGGGGAAACTCGGGGGCCGTTTTTTAATTGGTAGGCATTTCTACTTATTCTCCGCCTTCAATTTCGCCAAATTATACGCAATTCCTACAAGATTATCCCAATTCTTCTCGATGTACTCGGGAGGACCGCCAATCTGGGCAACAACTTCGGCTGCTTTTTCCGTCGGAACCATCTCAATCGCATCCCAAGGACAAACCTTCAGATCATAGGGATTGGTCTTCTTTCCGGGAATATGTACACAAACCTCGCAGCCAACACACCTGTCCAAATCAATCTGGCACCAACTCTGTAGATTATGGAACTTGTCATGTTGCTGAATCTTGATAATGCAATCAACAGGGCAAACCTCCAAGCAAGCCTCGCACCCAGTGCAATTATCTGCGTTTATGACAGCCAATTCTTTTGGAAGTTTCTTTCTGGGTAGTTGTTTCATTTGATTATTTTTTCAACATAGGCAGGGACCATTATTTCGGAACGTCTAAAGAAGCCCTTCGCAACAACCTTTACGATCATGTCACCGATCCGACTTGCGTGACCGGCGCTGGAGCGGGTTTCTTCCCGAACAAACCGGAGAAGAACCCAGCCTCTTTCAATTCAAGCCATTCGTGAAATTTTTGAGAAGAAACCGGCCTCCCTCAATTCTAACCATTCATTAAATGTTTTCATGCCTTATCTATGCCTCTATCTCTTTTAAAAGCATCTATGCTGACCACGGCTTTCACCGTCCTTCCGCCGTATTTAAATCCTTTTACTATCACCTTCGCAAATGGGAGAGTCAATATTTTTATGACTTGGTGATGACCCAGATCTAAAGTAAAATAAAAATATGGATATCAAAGAAATATCAATAGACATTGATTTTGATGAAAACTTCTACTCCTCCCTATACCCAGAGACTATTTGTTTTTATCAGCCTTATTGTCAAGAAAACAACATAGATGATAGAAGAAGGTTGTTTTATCATTATAGTCTTTATAAAAACGAAGGAATAGGGCGGTTTAAAAATAGAAAAGAGTTATTAAATTATTATGATTATGATTTCTGTCCAATAAAGGATAAAATATGCATAATAGTTCATGTGCATTATTTTGAAGTGTGGGAGCAAGAAATAAAACCGTTAATTAAAAACTTAGATGTTCCAAGAGATATCTACATTACAATAAACAATAAAGAGTACGAAAAAACAATTAAAGAACAAATTCCAGAGTCGAATATAATTTTATTAAAAAATTCAGGAGCTGATATTGCTCCGTTTGTAAAAACTATTCAACACATTAACTCTACTGGGAAAAAATATAAATATATCCTAAAACTTCATACTAAAAAGTCTTCGCAAACCAATGAATTTTGGACACACTGTTTTAGAAATAGTGTTTATAAAAATCTTTGTAAAAACTTAAGCTCTATAGTATTGCTTCTTGAGGTTGAAGAATCGATTGGAATGATCGGCTCTCCAAACACAAGGTTGTCGTTAACTCATGAGCAAGATTTTATCAATGAAAAAAATTTTAATAAAATTAGAAAGCTTCTAAAGATTGAAGATAATACTATAGACTTTATTTATGGCACCATGTTTGTTGTTAGATATGACATTATCAATTATTTTTTAACAAATTTAAATGTTGATATTTTTGAAAAAAGACACAAATCAGATGGTACAATTGCCCACGCTTTTGAGAGATTGTTTGGAAATATGATAAGGGAATTTAACAAAAGAATTTATGTTCTTGGAGAAAAAAACGAAGAATCTAAATTATTTGTCCCGACATCTGTTGGCGATTTGATTGATAAAGTAACGATATTAACAATTAAAAAAATAAAAATAAACGATGAAAAAAAAAGCAAAAACATTTGCAAAGAACTTAAATCTTTAGAACTTGTATTAGAGTCAAAAAAAATCAATTATGATAAAAATTATTTATTATTTTTCGATAAATTGATAAACATAAACAAAAAACTTTGGGAAGTAGAAGATAAGATAAGACACATAGAATCTACTGGTCGATTTGATGATGAGTTTACACAAACCGCAAGACAGGTATATCAATTTAATGATATAAGAGCAAAAATAAAGAAAGATGTAAATTTACATTACAAGTCGCAAATAGTGGAGGAGAAATCTTATGGAGAATAATGGAAACAAGGTTTTGGATATACAAGGATTTACTAGTGTTTAGATACTTAGTATTAAATCATGTGGCAAAATGTGCAGGGAGCAGCCTAAGGCATTCATTTCATGATGCTTTTAAAGAAAACGAATATTTTTCAAACAATCCGACTTATATTTCTATGCTAACACATGGGAATATAAGTCTTCATAGAGATATGTGTTGCATAAAAGCAATACACAAAGGAACAAAGGCTTTTATAGATCATAGTTACGCGAACTTTATAGAAGATCAATTTAATTTAAAACAAGAGGAGACCTATAGAATTTTTACCATAAGAAATCCTATAAGCAGATTTATAAGTCACTGTTTGTTTTTTGAAAAAAAGCATCCAAAAGATTTAAAAATAGACGAATTAAATAGTTTTATATCAAAATTTGGGCACGAAACAATGAATATGCTTTGTGGCTATGAGGATAAAAGCTTAGAAGAAAAATTTGAAATAGCAAAAGAAGAAATTAAAAAATATAACTTTATTTTTATCCAAGAAAAAATGCAGACTTGTATTGATAGATTTAACCAAATTAATCCCTTTTCGCTAAAATTAAAAAATGTATATAACAATATCAAAAACAAAAAAGAAGATTTAAAAATTAACGAAAATTTAAAAAACTATCTGGAAAAAAAACTTAAATTAGAATTAGATCTTATAGAGAATTTTTACTTATGAAAATTTTAAACATAAAAGAATTTTATGAAGTCAATTCTATTGATGAAGATTTCGATGAAGCGTTTTATCAAACTCAAAATCCCGAAACCAAAAATTTTTATCAGCCTTATTGCACGGAGAATAACTATGACGACAAACACAGGTTATTTTATCATTATAAAACTTATGCACCCAATAATTTTAAAAATAAAAGCCAGCTAGAGAATTTGATACCAAAAGATTTTGATTGGATCTCATATGTTGAAAGATACAAGGAGTTAAAACACTTAGACTCAAAAGAAAAAGCAGCACAACATTTTCTACTACACGGTTCAAAAGAAAAAAGGATATACAAAAAATCCATGCTCGATTTACCAACAGAGCACTACGTTCAAAACAAGCTGTATAAAATGTCACCAAAAACCAAAGTGTTAGTATCCGTTTTGCTATACCAGCCAGAACAATCTGTAGTAGATTTCATTAAAAAAACATGTTATGGAATTTTCAAGCAATTGGAGCTAATGGGGTGTGAGAGTATAACACTATTTATTAGAAATAATTCTTTTGATTGTAATCAAGAAATTATAAAAGACGCTTGCCTTCAAATTAAATCAGAACTTAAATATCTATCAGTTTGTTTTTACAACAACTATAATATAGGTTATGGCAAAGGGCACAACAAAAACTTTGATCAACAAGAAAGCGATTTGTTTTTGTGTTTAAACGATGACATTGAAATAGAAGATTTTAATTGGCTGAATGAGGCGGTTTATATTTTCGAATCAAGACCAAATGTCGCTATAGTAGGTTCATCTAATCTGCCTCAATTTGTAAATGAATTTGGATGTGGACACGATATTAAAACTCAATATAAACAAACACCAGACTATAGCGAAGGCTCTGTTTTATTCATAAGATCTTGTGTTTTTAAACAATTGTCCGGTTTTGATAACCTATATAGATATTTTTATTTCGAGGATGTAGATTTTTGTCTACGGGCAAAACAAATTGGATTTGAGCAAGAAAACATAAATATAAAAATTTATCATAAAAGAGCACAAAGCTCAAATAAAATACCAGAATCAATTAAAAACTCTATTGTTGAATTAAATAGATCTAAATTTCTTTGTAGATGGCGAAAATATTTATCATTAAAATCAAAAGAATTTAAAAACAGAATATTGATAAATTTGAATGTAGATGGTTTTGGAGATATGGTAGATGCACTATACCCTGTCTCTAGTTGCTTAATGCAACATAAATTAAATAATGTTGACATATCTTTGTCCACAAATAAACTTAATTTTCTATACGAACTTCTACCAAAAATAAAAATCGTAAATGATTTTGATCAAGCAAATTATGATACAATTTACAATTTGACTAGTTTAAATTATTCATACCCAATGCACACTATTGATTTGATATGTGCAAAACTAAATGTTGTTGAAACAGATACAAACCCTTACTTGATCAAGCAATTTATAGAAAAATTTGATTCTAACTTTAATCCTATCGAAGAAAAATATGTGGTGCTACATCTGGATTCTCAAAGAGTAGGTTTTGAAGGAAGGATGCCAAAGCAAGATAAGTTTATAGATCTGATAGATTATCTTTCTGGGGATTATAAAATTGTTTTAATTGGACAAAGACTCAAAAAAGAAAATAAATTTTATTGTAATGAGTATGAAAAAAAAATAGAAGAATATAAAAACAAAAATATTTTATTCGATCAAAGGGATGTTGGATCTATAAAAGATATGTTTGTTTTTATAAATAATGCATTTCTTTTTATAGGCATAGACTCTGGGCCTTCTCATATTGCACAACTACTAAACACACCTAGTTTTATAATTTATGGTCCGATAAATCCAATGACAAAAATATACAGATATCAAAATAGTGGTTGTTTTTATAATTTAAATTCTGGTGATGGTGGTGGTGATTATCACTTAAATCTTGAGCCTTCCTATCACTTTGATATAAGAAGAGATTTTAGAAGTATTAATTTTAATTCAAAGGAACTTGTAAGCTCGATAGATAAATTCATAAAAGACGATTTTAAGTTTAATTGGATCAATATATTTGAAAATCTTAGAGTTTTCCACAAAGAAATTTTAAACTTACAATTTAATAATCCTATTTTTTACAACCCAATATTTGAAGGGCAAGGTAAAACTGTGGGCGACAGGGTTGAGTTTATTTCACAACAATTGTTGTCTTATGAATCTTATTGTTCTCAAATTATAAGAAGTTTAATGTGAATACTCCTACCCCATGTATAAAATCAAACACACTGATTACAAAAATTATCTGCAAACTCTTCACCAAAAGAATAAGTATAAGCATCTATACAAGATTGTAAATCTGAAAGATCTCCCAGTTGTCAATTTGGCGTGCATTTTGATTCAAAATGGAGATTTAACTCCGGAAAAAGTCACTGCTGGATCAGGTAAAAAATTGATATGGCACCTACTGGGACTATGAAAATATACCAAAGTTGATTGAGGAGTTTGTAGGGGCCATCAAGTAGCCTTCTTCTTGGCATATTTCTCGTTCGCCGCCTTCCTCCTGCACTCCTTGCACTTGCTGGCGTACCCGTCCGCACGAACCTTGTCCGTGCCGAAATTATCAAAGGATAGAACTTGCTTGCAACCCAAGCACTGCTTCTTCCCATCGGCGGCATGGGGGTTGTCCTTTCTGAGATGGAGCTTGGGCTTGCTGCCCGCTATATGCCCTCCCTCGCGTTCACAAATGTACCGGCCGTTGCGGGCTATGTTCTTGTCGTGAGTCAATCTAAGAGCCTCATGCGTCGTCTGGCAGTACTCGCAGAAGACGGAGACCTTGTTGGTGGCGATCTTCTCGGCATAGTATTTCTTTGACTTGGTGAGATTTCTGTCCTTTCTCTCTTGAACGAAGTCTACTTTGGTGATCTTTGATATGAACTCGTCGGCCCACTTGGTCGCGAAATACTCGGTTTGGAATCCGAGTTCTTTCTCCGTCCATATTTGGAACTTCCACCCGTTCCGCCTAGCGTACTCCTTGTTGTCCCCTATCTGCTCTCTGAACTGTTCAATCCTCCTTTCCGGCTTGATTTCAAGTATGGTTTTTGATCCGTCCTTCCATGTTACTATGAAATCAGTTACCCTCTCCCTTCCGTCCATCGTGAAAGTGTGCTGGCTAATGTAAGAATTCACATCGTCCATCTCGTCCAATATGGTTGCCGCTTTCAGTTCGTAGCTGGACTGGTAGTACAAAACCCTAGGGTTGGCCTTTTTCGTCTCGTAATATCCCTGCCTCCTGCTCTTCAACGGCACTTCTTTGTGCAATCGGAGTTTGAGCAACCACCTCTTCTTTCCGGCGTCGAAAGCCTGAACAAGGCCCTGCCTGCTTGCCCACTCCTTCTCGGTCACATCGGAAGGACATCCGGTGACTTTCTTGCGCTGGCTCTGTTTGCTGAAGGCGACGCCGGGGTCGTCAGCCTTGATGTAGATGTAATCGGGAGGCAGTTCGCAATCAATCTCAAAACCTAGCCTTTCGTAAACCGTACCCAGGCTCATTCTGTTGTCGCTGAAACTGACTATGGAATAGATGCCGTTCTCCAAGGCCCATTTCTTGGCGGCGGAGAAAAGTCTGCTGGCTCCACCCACAACCCGCCACCCCGCCTTAAAACACAGACGATCAAGCACAGTCGCCTTGCTGTCTCTGTTATGCCTTCCGAGCGACAGAACGCCCAGAAGATCGTCGCCTAAAAATATCCCGAACGCAGAGAGGGTTAGTTTGTTTGATCCTTGGATGTGGTGGAGGTCGCAAAAATCCCTATGCTGCTTAGACCTGATCTTTTTGACGGTGCACTTTCGTGCATGTATTTTGAACCGATCCTGCGAATAGGAATTGATGTGTGAAAGTATATGCTCCGAACGCTCGTTCCATTCGTGCCTGAAAAAGATGAATGTATTCGGATTCGCTACCCTCTCGGCCGCCAGCGTCCTTTTCATCCATGTAGGTTCCTTGATTTCATCAAGCACTATTATATTGGCCATTTGATATTGATTTTTTATGTCTGTCATACTACATATATAATAGTCAATCAATCGGAGAAATCAATATGTATTTAGAAAAAATTGAGGGCAAACTGCCGGGCCACGAGGTCAAGATCAAGTATGACTGCGACGGGGGCTTTGATGAATGCGGGCGTGAACGGATGCTCAAACTCCGCTACGCCGAGAAGAACTTCAGGGATAACGAGGGAAAGCACATATGTCGCAAGTGCTTCCTCAAGAGCAAGAATCCCATGAAAAAAAAGGAAATCAAGGAGAAGGCCAAGAAGACCTGCCTCAAGAAGTACGGCACGGAAATGCCCATGAACAAGAAGGAACTTGTGGAAAAAAGGAAAGCGAAGTTCAAGGATGAGGACTTTAAGAAGCAGTGGGTGGAGAAGCACCGGCAGACATCCTTGGAGAGGTACGGGGTGGAACACCCCATGCACCTTGACGAGACCAAGGAGCGTCAGCGACAAACCGTGCAAGATAAATACGGCGTAGACAATCCCATGCAAGCCGAGGAGATTAAGAAGAAAGCAAGGAAGACCAACTTAGAGCGCTATGGGGTCGAGAACGCCGCCCAAGCCCCCGAGGTCAGGGTAAAGATGGCTCAGACCACCCTCCAGCGCTACGGAGTAGAACACTACAACCAATTGCCGGAGATGAAGGACTACCTCCGTGAGAACTGCAAGGAGTGGCTGGCCGAGTCGTGGGCGAACCCTTGGGCAAAGGGTATCGTCAGGCCGGAGGAGTGGAACCAGAAGCAGAGGGAAACCATAACTGAACTAATACTTCAAGGAAAATGGAATGCTGGGCACAAGAACACTTGGCGGGGTAATTACGATTCTATAAAGTGCAAGAAGTCCAATCCCATGTTCAGGTCTGGATTTGAATTGATTTACCATTGGCACTTGGATCATTCAGAATTGGTTGAATGGTACGATTATGAACCCTTCTGTATTCCCTACAAGAAAGACAATGGCAATATCGGTCTTTATTTTCCTGACTTCTTGGTCAAGTATCAAAACAATTCAGTTTTGTCTCTTTGCGAAATCAAAGCGGATTATCTTCACGATAGTCTGGAGACCCAGATGAAGTACGATTGCGCAAGAGAATATGTCAAAAATAATCCTAATATTGAGTACAATATTTTTTTGAAGAAAGACATCCATGCTCTAGGCATCAATCTTCTTGACATATTGGGCAAAAAGGAAGTCGTGGTTACGCACAAACCATATGAATGAAAACAAAAAACCCCCAGCATTTCTGCCGAGGGTTTCTGTTCGTAACTCTTTGCGTTCAGCAAGGGTTTCCGCTAAATCACAAAATTAGCAACGCTGAGTCTGGCGTAGAACTTCGCGCCTTCGCGGAGGAGCTTCTTACCATAGCGGGTAAGTATTCCCTTACGCGGGCAGAAGGACTCGGGATCGAGCACGACTGGCGTCTGGGTAAGCGGCACGTACGGGCAGTAGAAGTAACCACTGTCCATGTACGAGTCACCCTTGTAACCCATGAGGATCTGTCCCGTCGGGAACAGCGGATCCTTGTAGAGTCTCCAACGGTTGTTCACGGTGCCGACATACTGGATGCCGAGCGACGATGTGAAGCCTTCCGAGGGGGCCGGAGCGAAACCAGCGGTGGCTGTCTCGAAGATCGAGGCAACTTCGGGGCTGGTGACGAGCCAGTTGCAGCCGCCGCGGAGCGTCTTGCGATGCACCACGTTGCTGACTTCGACGACCTTGACGTAGAGCGACTCATACTTTTCCTTGATGGTATCACCAAGGGCGGTATTGAAGTCCCACGAGGCGACTGTGCCCGCGTTGTTGCGGAGGTCGCTGAGAACTTCACGGTCGATCTCGAGGTTGATCTCTTGAGCCAGAACGGCTGTGAGCTCGGCCTCGGCGTCGAGGTTGTGCTGACTGCGGAGGTCCTGCTGGGCCTCGTAGCTCCACACGGCCTTCAACTTGCGGGTCTTGGCGGCGATCTCTTCCGACTCAACAACGAGGTTGATTTCGGGGAGGTCCTGGTTGCATTCCATGTTGTACTCGTACGAGACGGTAACATGGTTGGCACCCGGGTCGCTGTTCCAAGTCAGGCCCATCTCGCCTGTGGTCAGGTTCAGCGTGGCGCTGGTGACCTTGGCCGAGGGCGATCCGATGTCGTGGAACGTGAACGAGCCGCTTTCCGAGACCACGAAGGTCTGGACGGCGACGTCACCGTCATAGACGGTGCCGGTCACGGTTCCGGCGAGAACCGGGGTGTGCTCAAGCGTCACGCTGGTGCTGGTGCCGCCGGCGTCTGTGGCACTCGTCTCGTTCTCAACGAACTGGTGCGAGTAGTAGACGCTCAGGTTGGCATCGCCGCTGGCGAGCTGCTGGAGCGAGTTGGCGTCGTCTGTGGGGAAGCCGCTCTTGGTGGCTCCACGGACGCTGCCCTTGTTGCTGCCGTATCTAAAACGGAGGTAATAGACGAGGCCGGTCGGGCCGAGCAACGGCTGAACCGAGACCACCTTGTTGGCGATCAGCTGGGGGTAAATTCTACGGACGAGCGGAATCGAGATCCTCTTGAACTGGGCGACGTCGCCCGAGTCGGTCGAGTTCTCGTTGATGAGACGCTGGTTTTCGAGGAGAACGGCAGTGCAAGAACGTGTGTACTTGTCGCTTATGTTCTCTAGCAAACCTGTTTGCGCCCAACGAGATTCCAGCTCCCTTGCTTCATTTAGGAACTTTGCATTTGCTTGCATTTTTGGTTTTCTCCTTGGTTATACTAAAGATTCTGATCAGTCGTTGTTTTTCGTTCCGGCTAGGACCTGCATTTGACGAAGCAAGTCAGGATCGAGACTTTCGACCAATGTTGTGTCAACGTTTGGCTTCTTTTCTTCGGACTTATTGTTATTCCATTCGGCAACAAGCTCAGAGTCGTTGACGGCACGTCCTCTCCCCTGCACATTCTTTGCCTTTTCTGCTCTTTCTTTCTTCTCGGCCTCGACCGATTCGGTGATGACCTTCTGGGTCTCCCTGACGGCCTCGGTGAGTTTCGTGTTCTCGGCGCTCAGTCTGATGTTCCTAGCCTCCAGGATCTTGACCTGGCTCTTGAGTTCCTCAGCCTTGCGGGCGATTTCTTCAACCTTCGCGTTGTTGACACCGGCGAACTCTTCGTCCCCGATGTAGTTGGCAACGCATTCCACGACCTTGTCGAGGGCGGACTTGTGCTCCACCAGTCTCGGATCGCTCGTGATTTCCTTGTGGGCCGATTCGTATATCTCGGCGCCCTTGTACTGGAGGAAGGCGTCGACCTTGTCGACCATGTACTCCTTCATCTCCTGGAGTTTTGTATTGAACTGCTCGTACATCTCTACCTCGAGGTTCTCGTTCTTGCCCTTCTCGGCGAGCAGCATCTGGTAGGCCTCCTCGTAGCCCTCTTCCATCGAGGCCTCGAATTCCTTCTGCTGCGTCTCAAGGCGGCTGCGGAGATCCTGGATGATCGCGTACGCTTCCTTATAGCCTTGGATGGCGGTCTCCTCGGCGGTCTTCAGTTCCTCGGAAAGTTCTGCATAGGCTTCCTCGAGCTTGGAGTTGAACTCTTGCTCGTACGCCTGCTTGGCACCTTCCAGTTCGTTCTTGACTGCCTCGGTGACTTCCGTGACGGCGTCCTCGGGGAGCAGTTTGGTCAAAGCCTCTACAATTTTTTCCATTAGTTTGTCCTCTCTTTAATAACTCTGGCTTGTTGTTGAACAATCCCGCCGAAAGCAGCAAGAATGAGCTCTTTGCTCAGAGTATGTATGCTGCTGGTTTCATTTTTAACCGAATGAACTTCCTGCTGGACTGTCTTGGGGGTCACGCTCTCTTTGGAAACCACTTTTTCCTGGAAAGCCTGGCTGGTGCTCGGGTCGGCGACAGCATCAAAGGTTATGAGCTTGTAGCTCTCGCCGATGACAAGTATTCCGTTCTCGTTCACCTTTCCGTTACCAACCCCGCGGCTGCTGATTCCCACTCGGACGCCGTCGTTGATGAGCGCCTTGAGTATCTTGCCGTGGGGAGTGTTCAGTATTACCCCTTCACCCATGAGGGTCTTACCCTCCCACCAGAGTTTTGTGATCTTGTGGGAGGCGTTCGTGAAGTGGACTATGCTGTCCGTGGGGTGGTCCAGCTCGCCGATGAGGCCGCCGCTGGAAATGGTCTCCATGAGGCTCTTGACATTATCGTCCAGAACACTGAACGGGTATGTCCTCTTGTTCTTGTTGATCGCGTCGGCTTCTTGAAACTTGCCCCTGAACTTGACGACATTCCCGCCGGTTCCGGCGGACTCGTGCAAGTCCATCTCGTTTAGTACGGCGCAGCATCCGCCTCCGAGAATAAGTCTATTCTCGTAAACAGTGCCCGGCGTCTGGTCATGCTCTAGCAACAGATTCATGTGGGTCCCTCCTATTTGTTACTCTTTGACAGACTTCGGCGTGACGCTGGCCTTGGAATAAGGATTCTGGAGGTTCGGCCATGTGTCGGCGTCTCCCCAGTGCGCTAGCTGATCGGAGTCGGAATCAATGTCCTTCTCGTTGGCAATCTTGTATTCTCCGGCCTTGAGTACGTACGGGTTATCAAGCTCGGGGTAGACTCCCTCGCCGCCCAGGTTGCTCCAGCCCTCGCCTTCAAGTTCGCGGGCCGCGTCACCGTCGCATTCCTTTCCGTCGCTTGTGTGCTGAGCTTCGGGCGTTCTGCCCTGCATCTCGGCGGGCGACTGGCTAGTCTTGCCCTTCTTGGCGACTTCGGGGTGCTCGCCCTCGGCGCTGACGACCGGCTCCGAAACCTTCCACTCCTCGGGCATCGTGCCTTCCACGATGTCATATAGGAGTTCGGCGGCCTCGCCGAGAACTTCGGCCGAAAGTTCAGCCTCGCCCTTCACGATGGGCAGCAAGCTGTCCAGTTGAGCGGCGGCTTCCTCGGCAACTATCTCGTTGTTCTCTTCCTTAGCTAGTTCGTGAACTTGTCTCAGGGCTTCATACACATCGACGAAGGCCTGCATCTCAAGCATTCTGGACTCGTCCAACTTCTTGAAATAGGTTTCGGCGATGGCCTTGAACTCGGCATACTTGTCGGCGGCTTCCTCGTTGATCTTGGATCCGGCGAGCTTTACGATCTTCGCGACACGCTCCACGAAGTTTTCGTGGATCGTCCTGATGATGCCCTCAGCCAGGAACTGGCATGTTTCATCGTCGTAGTTGCTGGCCGCAGCGGACTCTAGGCACAGCTTTATCTGTCTGGCGAGTTCTCCCTCGGTCAGATAGATGCAGTCGGCATACTTTGTGGAGATGCTCTCGAGTGACTCCTCAAACGACTTGGTGTCGGAGAGGGCGTTGGCTCTCTTGAGTTCGGCGATTTCCTTGACGAATTCGCTGTTCTCATTCATCTTCTTGGCGTTGCTTCTCTTGACAACGACATCGGTGTTCATAGTGTCCCAGTTGAACTTGAGGAGTTTGGCCTCGTTCCTGAGTTTCATGGTCGGAACCCTGACCGAAACGATCTCGTTCTCTTTCCTCAAGACGCCGCACTGGTCAACAACCGGGCCGTTCTGTGTTAGATCAAGGTAGTTCAGCACGTTTTCGGCGATCACATTCCACTCGCCGATTGTCTTCTTGACCCTGTCGCGCCTCGCGGCGAGGAACTTCTTTAGGCCGAGTGGCATTTTTCTCTGGCTGGCCCTCTTCATGCGCATTCTCTTGGCCGTCTTGCTTCCGCTCTCGTGCGAGTGGGGAGTGACACTCCAGCGCGCCTTTCTGTAGCCGACGATCTTTGTTTTGCCGCCGACCCTCTTTCGGATCGGGACTACGCGGAGCTTCTTGGTCTCGGTGAATATTCTCTTTGTTCTTGGGAGGTTCATCCACTCCGCGAAGATCTCGTTGGCCTTGGCCTCGTCGCTCTCGATGAGCGAGTCGATCATGCGCGATATAACTTCCTTCGACTTGGCAGCCTCACTCTCCTCGTTGATCACGAGCTGCTCGACATTGTCAAACTGCACATAACCATTCTTTATTTCATAGTTTGCGTGGACGAAATCACCGTCCAGCGATTCGAACAGTACTTCATTGGGCCCGAATGAGTCCAAGGAAAGTCCTTCCATCTCCAGAGCCACGGCCAGAAGGTTGGACGCCGCCTCCAATTCCTTCTGGGCGTTCGACAGCGACTCCGTCTTTATTTTGTTGAATGCATCGTACTCGATGAGTTTTCTTTTCATGTCAATATACTCCTAGTCTTTTTCAGCCCTAAAAACCGTGGCACATAGTTCTATATAGTCGGGCAGGCCTTTTTTTCGACGAATTGGCATAGCGACCCAACGTCATCTGTATAGTATGCTTGATAACTCAAAAATCCCTGAAAGGCCTTGATTTTTTTAACAGTCGGGATTATGATAATGGAATGAAAGACCTAAATTCCAATCCTTACGGTCGCAAGACTAACTCGGGCGACTACGGAACATACCTTAATTTTTTCTACAACTATGTGGACCGTCACTCCAAACAGCCATCGGTCTACGAGTACCAGTCGCCCATAAGCGTTTCCACGCTGGAAAACCTTGAAAAGATGGGCGCCAAGAGGTTTTTTCAGTGCGAACTGGAGACGCTTATAGACGGCAAAAAACTCGTGGACAACACGGAAATTTGCTACGAGTACGAGGACTCCATGATCCTGATATACAGAAAAGAAAGCCTCTTGAGAAGGAATTATTTTCACATTGACGAGGCCGACGACGAGGAGGAGGAAGAGGACAAAGATTTCACCAATTACAGAGGTCGCATACTTTATGCTTCTTCCGAGACCCTAGAAAAGGTCAAGGGCTGTTTTGAATTGGAACCCGAACCCAGGAAGCACAGTAATGTTTATCTGCTTTGCGCCTCTGACGGGATGCTATCGCTCCAGAGATTTAATATAAAGCTTCCTCCCTCCGTGGACATTGAACTCAACTATGGCCGCGATTATTCCGAGAAACTCGGAAGGGTCGTGGATCTTCTGTCCAAAAACAAGAACGGCCTTGTTCTTTTTTCAGGAGACCCCGGCACTGGCAAGAGCACATTCATAAAGTATCTCACAACTAAGACCAACAGGAAGGTGATATATCTTTCCTCCGCCGCCGCCGAGCAGCTCACAAGTCCCGATTTTTTGAGTTTTATGATGGGACACAGGAATTCCATACTCTTGCTGGAGGACGCCGAGAAGGTAATAAGGAGCCGGGACTCGGGAGACAACGGTGCTGTCAGCAACATACTAAACATCACCGACGGCATACTGGGCGACTGCCTCAACATCATGATCATCGCAACCTTCAACATAGAGCGCGAGAACATAGACTCGGCGCTTGTTAGGAAGGGGAGGCTCCTTTTTGAGCACTGCTTCAAAGCCTTGTCCGCCGAGGATGCGAACCGAGTGTTGGAGTCCATGGGATCCTCGAGAAGGACAGATTCTCCCATGACCCTTGCCGAAATATACAATGACGACGACAACTTCCACGAGGAGGAAGAGAAGAGAAAGGTCGGATTCTAAAGGCTCATGATGGGCTTCGCATGTATGCCCATCCCCGACACTAGCACAGGCTGTCCTTTTGAATTCATCTGGATCAGTTTGGGTATGACTGTCGGGCTTTTCTTATAGAGTTCGTACAGATATGGTTTGTTGGCTTGGTCTGGTTCGTTCATCAAAATCAGATTGGGCTGCACCTTCTCAACATCGCCTCTTCTTTCGTAGTAGAACTTGTAGATGGCCTCTGCTCCATCGCTGGTGTCTCCTCCCGCGTAGCCCTTGTTTTCCTTTGCGTTCTTTGCTCCGACAAGCCTGTTGACCAAGGTTGCGGACACCAGATATCCGCCCTTCTTTGTCGCGAGTTCCATGGCGATGTCGTAGAACATCGGGCTGTAGCCTCCGTCCTTGGGTAGATCGTTGTGCCAATTAAACAACTTGTAGCCTTGTAGAATTTGCGTGTTTCCAAACACATCGCTTATGAGATCGCCTGCAAATTTGTATCCTCCCCCTTGCAGCACCTCCAGCCCTATCGTCTGGCCTTCATTCATGAAGTACACGCGGAAGTTGGGTCTTCCTTTTTCGTCATACTGGATCTTCTCCGGCACTATGGCGGCCTCAGAGATGAGCCATTCTTTGAAATTGGTCATGCTATATCTATTTAATCAGCCCGAAAACCTTAAGCATCACGATTGAAGAAACTATGAGACCCATAACGCTTGTTAAGGTTCTAATAAGTTCCATCTTGTGGTTGTGCTTGTCAACCCAAATTTCAAAATTATCCCTCAGCCGGCCTTGCTTTGCGAGCTTTTCAATCTTCTTTGCGCTTATCCCGGGCTTTCTCTTTATCATTTGACAAAACCTCCAGCATCTTTTCCAGTTTCTCTTTTTCGGCATAAAGGGCTTTGGCTTGATCTGTCGTGAAGTACTTGGAGCACACATACTCCCGTATTTCATTAAGCTTGTTCCTTATTTCGTGTTCCGTCATCCCTCTTCGCTCCAGTCTATGTCCTCGTTGTCTATATCCTTGCTGTAGTTCTCTATGCCCAAATCGTACTTTTTGATGTCCTCTTCGCTGGGGTCTGGGAGTTCGGCCGTTATTTCTTGGCCTTCTCCCGTTTCCGCCTCGGGACTTTCCTCTTCCGTCTGGTTTATTTCGCTTTCGGACTCTTCGGGTGCCTCTAGGTTTGGCGTGGGGCCGCCTCGTTCGGCTCCAATTTCAGGCTCCCCGGTTGGAATTCCTGGCGTACCTACTCCCAAAAGCTGCGGGTTTTGTCCTATTATCTGGATCTTGAGGTCTTCTAGTTTCTGAATCTTGTTCCTTGATATTATTCTAACGGCCTCCTCCTCGCTGATCTTGAGGAATTTAGTAAGCAAGTCAAAATCGCTCATGAGCATGGAGGACTTCAGCGTCGTTACCGCGTTGATCCTGTTGTTCATGATCTCGGCCTCGCTCAGTTCCCTCCAGCTGCTCGGTGGCGTCATCTCTATCTTAAGGTCTTCATAGGCCTCTGATGGGAACCCTCTCATTTCAAGGTGACGCTCACATATTTCAAGTATTGCATCCTCCATGCTTGATTGTATTCTTTCTACCATCCTTGCAAACCTTGCGTCTTGGGCGCTCAGCGTTATTCTTGTCGCCCCCACATCCTCATTGCTCAGGTAGTTCTTTGGGAAGTTGAGTGCTGTGAAAAGCTTGTTCCTGAAATATAGGGCATCATCGATCTCGCCAAGGTTCTGGGCTCCGGGGAGGGTTTCTATCCTAGTATTCGCACTCGGTCGGATCGGAATCCAGTAGTCCTCGTCAGCCGCCGGTGCGTGCCATCTTTCCTCGACCGCATTTGCTCCCGCTCCCCTTGCGGCCGGAACCTTCTTTTTCCGGAATTGATCTTTCATCCTTTCCACAAACGCCTCGGCTTTGAATGGCGGCAACTGTCCGACATCTATGTAGAAAACCCTACGCTCGGGAGCTCTGGAGAGGCGATATACCATCATCGCGTCCTCCATAAGTCTCAACTGGTGGGCAGGCCCTCTGGCCGGCTCCATAAGGCTTTGTCCGTATGGATAAAACGTCCTTCTGTCGTCACCCAGGTACATGTGGATTACTTGTGTGGGGGCGAACCTGATCGCCGTGGACTGCATCAACTCCTGGTCAGTTGCTTTTGAGACTTCGCTGCGTGTCAGGGCTTGATAGTCCGGCCCCTCTTTACTCTGCTGGAATTCCACCACCCTTCCCTTAGTTGTTACTATCTTGTACATGCTGTCAGGGGGTAGTTCTTGGATCTTGAGCACTCCGTACTTTGGATTCTTAGGGTCGGTTATGAGTTCATAGAAGCCGTCGCCAAATATGCAGAGCTTCTTTACCATCTGCCAAGCCTTACGGTTAAGATTGAGCATCTTCCTGTTGAAGCATAAGAATTCAAGTTCTTTCTTTATCTGCTCGTTCTCCACCGTTATTGTCAGAACATTTCCCTTTTCGTTCTTCTGGCAGTTGTGCATCACAACGCTGTCAGTACAGAAATTCTCGTGGTCTTTTACGCTAAGATCAAAAACCTCCATTTCCTTATGGGGTAGTATTCCGACCACTCTCCGCCTGTCCTTCCTCTTCCCCAGCCACTTGAGTTCTTTGGTGCAAAACCCTTCTTTTCTGATCCATGAATCTATGCTCTTCCATGAGTGCTTCATCATGCTTTCCACGGAGCGACATGTGGCACCCGCAGCTATAAGCCTGGATGCTTCGCTCACCCTCTTGTATTTTGACTTTCCGTCCCTCCACTCGTCTATGAACTGGCGCTCGTGCTTCCATCCGTCAAATGTGAATATTCTGGGGAATTGCCTTGACTTGAAGCTATTTATCTTCTTGTTCGGATCCATTCGGTAGAACGGCATCAGTTCGCTCCCAACCTCAAGATCTTCTGCATGAACCCATTCCTGATCCCTCGTCAGTATTCTGTGGTCGGGCGTCACTACGAAACTGCTTCCGTCGTCAAGAAGCACCCTGATCGTCTTTTCTGTCTTTACAACCCTAGGATCGTACGCCCAGCCCAAGGAATAATCTTCTTTTTCAAAATCCCAACAGTAAACAAGGAAGGGACTAGGATCCTTCCTCCATCTCTCGGTCAGCCACTTGATACTTTTTTGGCCGTCAAAAAGTGTGGCTATCTTTGTATCGCCGGATACGCAAGCCTCGTCGCTGATCACGGTCATGGCCATTTCCATCTCAGCCACGCTTCTGAGCCTTTCGTATTCCTTGTACCTGGATTGCCTGTTGGTAACAGTAGACAGGTCTATAAAGTCGTTGCTGTCATACAGCCTGATCTGTGACTGAGTCAGGCCAAAGGAATCCCCCCGCAGATCCGGCATGGCGTCCGGAACCACAACGCCCGCCCCGGTTATTTGGGCGGTGTCCATTCTTTCTATGGGACCTTTCTCAAATTGATAAGTCCACAACTTGTAAAAATCCCACCAAGCCATCGACACCTCTCTTTTGGTTTATCTATACGCCGACTCTACTATTATAGTCGAACCCGCCCCAAAAAGGCTTAAATACTAAGCCATCGCGCCATGAAAAGAGTCTGTTTTATCGTCAGCCATCTCGGATCCGGATCTGCTGATCTGGTGGATGTGCTCAATAAAAACCCGAGATGCCAAATACACGATTCCGAAGCCCAGTACAACAATCCCTCTTCGCTGGAGTGGATGTTTGCCGCAGGACACAAGTGCCGCGACAGTTCGGCCGTTTACGGGGATCACCTCCTCTTTAACATGTCCCTTTCTCACAAGTCCTTCTTTGATTTTTGCAAGTTCATATATGTGATAAGGCCCGCCAGAGCGTCATTAAACGAGATAATGACGCTTAGAGACAAGAAGTACACACAAGAAGATGCGGCAAAATACTATAGGTTTAGGCTCAGAAGAATCTGCGAGATGGCCAAACGATCCCCAGATTCGGTGCTTCTCACTTGGGATGATCTTGCGAAAGGAACGGCATTTCCTATAATAGAACATTACTTGGGGCTGTCCACGCAATTAAAGACCGAATTTAATCATTTTTCCTCTGGGATGAATGACATATTTAAGGAAAATCTGATAGAGGAGTGCCAAGACGCTTACGAGAGATACTATTATTATTTGAACAGGCTAAAACTAAGAAGATCATTATGATAAGAGTTGAAGAAACGAACGACTACGCAATATACGACGAAGTTCTGGACAACGAACAGTTTGAAAAGGTATGGATGGCCATACAGTCCGACGAATTTCTAATCCCGCACATCAATAACTGGTCCAAGGTTTGGAGAATAACGGACGGATCTCCGGTGGGCACTAGGGATTACAATGTGGGTCCGGATTCATTTGGCAACTACATGGACTTAATGAAGTTTATTATCATGGAGGCTGCCAAGATGCATCCCCAAATAATATTGAGTTGCGACGAACTTGTCTTGAGATCATACCTTTACCCGCGCGGAACAAAATTGAACTGGCACAATGACCTCGGGTATTCTGGGGCCGCGATCTTTTACGCCCATCCCGAATGGGCCTCCACATGGGGCGGAGAACTGATGCTGGCCAGGACCCCTTCCGGATTCAGCGTGAGCCCCCCTCATTTGGACCACAAGAACGAGGATGTTTTCTTGTCCCATTTTGGAGCCGGAACATACATAACTTGCAAGCCCAACAGGCTTGTCCTCACCAGACCCGGCGTTTGGCACTCCATAAACAGAGTAGATAACGATGCCGGCGACCATTGCAGAGCGACAGTCGTTGGATTTTTTAAGCAAAAATGAAGATATCATTCTGCACCACATCCATGGACAGGCTGTTTCATCTGGAACAGACTTATGTTCACAACATAGAAAGTTCCAAATCGTTATCAAATGTGGAGTTCGTCCTTCTCGACTATAATAGCAAAGACGGGCTAGAAGACTGGGTAAAAGAAAATCTTTCTGGATATATTGAATCAGGAAGAGTAGTTTTTGTTCAAACAAAAGAGCCGAGGTACTGGGTGGCGGCTCATGCAAAGAACATAGCCCACAAGGTCGCCACGGGCGACATTCTTATGAATTTGGACTGCGACATATTCATCCCAGAAGGTTTTTGCGAATACTTGGATTCTGCATTTTCTTCGGGCAAAAGAATGGTGATGGCTTTTGAAAGTGAGGATATGTATGGAAATAATGGTTGTGCCGGCCTCGTCGCTGCGACAAGGAAGGACTTCTACTCAGTCAACGGCTACGATGAAAGTATTCATCTCGGTTGGGGCTATGACGACATGAACTATCAGTTCAGGGTGAGAATGCAAAACAATCTAGAACTTTTTACCCCACCGAAAATTTGTTCGTGCATACCCCATCCCAATGAAATTAGAACAAAAAACTGCCAACTCAAGCAGATAGAGGTCACCAGAGACTTGAGCATGAATATATGCGAAGACGCTGCGACTAGCAAAAACTATGTCGCCAATTCTTCCATAGAATGGGGTCGTGCGAACATAACCAAGAATTTCAAAGAAAGCTTTTTGATCTAGCAGTTTTCTGGGTTAATTGGGAAGCATCCATTTTCTTCAAATAGCCTCCTTCCTTCTTCTTGTATGTTCTTTAAATACAACAGCGCCTGATCCGCAGCGTTTTCTTCTGATAACAATTCATTCTCCGCCCACACCCTGTTGAATGTGTCTGTGTACATGATTTGTGGATTGCTTTCCACATTAAGACTGTGAGCCAGAGACTTGGAGAATCTTTTTATGACCACCGACCTCATTTCTCCGATCCTCGCATTTTTCTTAATATAAACTTTTGATCCGACTTGAAACAAAGCCAAAAAGTTTTTCTTTAACTTTATCTCAGCACAACCTACGATCCTTATCTTTGTATTATATTCGTATTCAAACATTTGCATCCTTGGATTGTTCGTGTAACATATTTAGTTTTACAACACTCCATTGCTTTGGTTATCTAGCAAAAAAAACGGCCCGCCCCTTTCGGGGCGAGCCGCCTTTTGAATCAACTCCGTGAGTCAAATCACGGGGTGCCGCCGTCCAGCGAGCTGGACCATTCCGGAGCGGTGCCGGCCGAGTTCATCTTCAAGAACTGGTAGCCGGTTCCCTTAGCCAACTTGGCCAAGGTGTCCGTCGCGGAGGCGTAGATGATATCGCCAGCAGCGTAGCTCGAGAGCCCGGTTCCACCGTAGGTGGATCCGACCACGCTGGCATTCCATGTGCCCGCCGTCACGGTTCCGACAGTCGTGATGCTGTCGTCACCCGTGTAGGTTCCGGCAGCCACAGCAGCAAGAGTGCTGTTGTACGCCTGAACGTCAGTGCCGATCACAACGCCGAGCGTTGTGCGGGCATCCGACGCGCTTGCGTCATCAAGGAGGCCACGAGCAAAGCTCGTCATCGTCGTTGTCGCCGCTGTTCCCGTGCCTGTGAAGTACGGGAGAGCGTCAGCAGCACTTGTCAGACCCGCGAGGGCCGCGAGTTCGGCATCGTACGCTTGAACGTCGGTGCCGATCACAACGCCGAGCGTTGTGCGGGCGTCCGACGCACTGGCGTCGTCAACAAGCGATCTGCCGAAGCTGGACAGCGTGGTCACCGCAGCTGTGCCCGCACCCGTGAAGTACGGGAGAGCGTCAGCAGCGCTGGTCAGGCCAGCGATAGCAGCCAACTCAGCATCGTACGCTTGAACGTCGGTGCCGATCACAACGCCGAGCGTTGTGCGGGCGTCCGACGCACTGGCGTCGTCAACAAGCGATCTGCCGAAGCTGGACAGCGTGGTCACCGCAGCTGTGCCCGCACCCGTGAAGTACGGGAGAGCGTCAGCAGCGCTGGTCAGGCCAGCGATAGCAGCCAACTCAGCATCGTACGCCTGAACGTCGGTGCCGATCACAACGCCGAGCGTTGTGCGGGCGTCCGACGCGCTGGTGTCGTCGAGAAGGCCACGAGCAAAGCTCGTCATCGTTGTTGTCGTCGCTGTGCCCGCACCTGTGAAGTACGGAAGAGCGTCAGCCGCACTGGTTGTGCCGGCAAGAGCCGCCAACTCAGCATCGTACGCCTGAACATCCGTTCCGATCACGAGGCCGAGGTTTGAGCGAGCACCCGAGGCGTCCGTAGCTCCCGTGCCGCCATAGCTGAGCCCGACCGTTGTACCATTCCAAGTTCCCGTCGTCACCGTGCCGAGCGTGGTGATGCTGGACTGACCGGCATAGGTGCTGGCAATGTCGACGCTGTCGGAATTGACAGTGATTCTGTCAGCAGTGCCGCCAACATCAAGAGTGTTTCCACTCTTTGTGAGGCCGGCGCCGGCTGTAACCGAGCCCGCACCACTAAACTGCGCGAAAGCAAGCGAGGTCGTTCCGACTGTGATCGCCCCGTCTGTGGTCAAAACCCAACCGCTGTCCTGATTAACCGTGCCTTGCTCCACGAATGTGAAGAGACCAGATGTAACATCGGCATCGGCGTTGGCATCGTCGGCTCTCGTCCAAGAACCAGCAGCAACGACATAAATGCCGTTCTGGCTGGCTGTGGTCTGATTCTTGACTAGCACGCGGTTACCGGCGACCAAGGATACGCCGTCAACTTCCTGCTCGCCCGACAATGTGATGTTTCCAGTCGTCGCAACCCTGACCGAATCCTTGACGTCCAAGCCTTGCTTGACAGCGTCAACATACTCCAAGGTCGCTAGTCTCTTGTTGTTCGCATAGACATCGCCACCGACATACAGGTCAGCACTGTCGGCAATTCTGACGTCGCCCGTTCCGTTCGGATCGAGCGTTATGTCGCCGTTCGCGTCGGTGGAGCTGATCGTGTTGCCGCTAAAATTGATGTTGTCAACTTGGCCGATTGAATAGGCCAAGCTATTCCAAGCGGTCGAGCCGTTGCCGATCTTGGCCTTCTTTGTGTCCGTCTCCAGACCCATCTCGCCAGCCGCCAGGACCGGATTGAGCTCCGTCCATGTTGCCGCAAGACCTCTGCGTATCTGAATAATTGTTTCTGCTGCCATCTTCTTTTTCTCCTTGGTTATTGCAAATCACCCAGTCTCATCAAGATCGCCACCGTCAATTCTTTTAACGTTGGCTTGAATGTATGTACTAATATTTGATATCTTTTCTGCTGGGATCTGAGGTATGTTTGATATTCTTATGCCTTGCTTAGGAACCCAGACCGCAGGCACAGTAAAATTTTGTCTGTATTTCACGAGAGCAGAAGAGTTTTCTATCGTTCTGTCTTCAAGATCTTGAATCTGTTGAGTGGCGGAAATTATTTCCGCTTGCATTTTTTTTGCATTGGCCACCTTGCCTCTGGCCATCTCAAGTCTTGTTCTTGCATCCATTTTAAACCTCCTTGTTTAATGGATATCATCTCTATTCATATATATCGGATTGGGCATTGTTTATTGCCGCAATCTCTGCTATAATTCCGTTTTTAGATGAATAGGAAAAAATGTGATCCACTACAAGTGCGATTTCGGCAATATTGAGTCTACCAACTACTTCATGGAAGACTATCAAATGAAATCATTGGATAAATATGTGCTCTTAAAGCGTCGCAAAGATGGAACGAAGGAGCAGATAGGCGAATGGATCGGGGCCGACTTCGTCTTGACTTCAAATGTTGAAATGTCAGAAAAAGAAATTTTGTGGTTGCAAACGGTCCGTGACATTACGACCAAAAGAATAGGAAACGACATCAATGGAACATATTTTTAAATTTTTAGCCAACAACGCCGTCGTCTTTGTGTGTGCTCTTGCTTTTCTTGTGGGCTATTTGATTGGATTGAACTGGGACTGGCTGATCGCCGCCTCAGTCCATTAGCGTGCCTCTATCGCTCTCCGCCCCCCCCGATCTTTCTGTGCTCTGTATTGATCATGTTCTCTATTTCGCCGAGAGCGTTTTTAGCTTGAACTTCGCTCATCTTGGCGACCGATGAGGATTTTTCTGCCGTCCACTGCTTGTAAATATCGTCCACAGACCTTCTTCGCACTTTTTTATCTTCTATTTCTGATATTTCATGCAATACGCCAATCAACTTTCGCTTCACCCCTTGCATGTGATGCCCCGTGCAACATTCAATAGCCCTTCCTATCACTCTCTTCATCTCTTCGTTTTTCAATCAAGCCCCCTTTCTACCATCCAAATTCCTTGAGTATAGGACTGTTTTTTCTGCTGTCTTGCTTATCCTCGGCAAAAGAGTCCTCCCCAGATCTTATCTCAAACCAGTCAGAAACTCCTCCCTCGAGTATCTCTTTTTTTATGTCATCTACTGGTCTGTTTTTTGCAAGTATAGATTGTTCCGCGTACTCAATGTCCAGAGGCAATCCCCTTATTCTTTCGTCCCTGACATACAGAGCGAGGCACAAGGCCATGATTGCGTCGTCGTGCTTTCCTTTTATCGCCTCGGCTCGCTTTTTCTGGGGGCTGTATATGAAGGTCTTCAGCTCGTTCACTAAACGATGACTGTTTATCCTGACCGTTCCATTCATGAGTCTGTTCTGCATAGCCTCCAGGAATATTGGTCTGTTAGAGGGGCCCATTTTGATTCCCAACTTGGTGGATGACTTTCTACTTTCATAATAGAGAGCTTCGTACCCCATGTCGTTGCTCAAGCTGTTTAAGACCGCACCTCCTACTGAATTGTTTTCTACCACCACGGTCGCCGTGTTGTAGTATATGCCTATCTGGTTTATTATCTGGGCGAATACATTTGGAGGAACCAAATTGCTGTAGAATTCGGCGACTTGTTCTAGACTAACCGCGTCTATTATCTGGAAGCACGAGTTGTCGCCGTCCTTTCCGACTCCCTCGGCACAGTCCGCACCTATTATGTACTCGTGCCCCACCATTGGCTCTTTCCATATCCACAAGGCACCGTCATCCCACTGCTGCTTTTGCTGCGATTCATTTGTCCATTTAGAAAAGGCGGTCCTGACAGGAACCGTACTTCTGGCTCCTCTGTCGTATTGGCTTATCACATTTGAAGATATGTAAGTATCGCCCGAGCCCAAGAAATCTCGCAGCACTTCTTGTTGCCACCCCTTTTCCCCCAAGTTCGCCCTCATGGCAGCCGCCCATTCGGGATTCGCATACACGGGGTGCTCCCAGTAGTCCAAGTCTATGATGTTAAAAAAATTTCTCCCGGCCTGGGCCTCATGGTATGTCTCCTCATACCAGTTCCCCAAACCATTGACGGTAGAGATTATCTCTATGTGTCCTCCCGTTGCGATCACGGGATACATCGCTTTCCAGTGTTCGTCCATTTTTTCTATGAATGCCGCCTCGTCTATCATGATGTATGTGGCAGACTTGCCTCGAGCCGCCTCGGGCGTATAGAAACATATTTTTGACCCTACATCGTTGAAACTCTTCTCGTGCTTTGTTATGTCTGCGTTATTTTTGTCATACATCCAGTAAGGAAAGTTGTCCATGGCCCTTCTGGCTATATCACCTGCGGCCAGAGCCTCTCGGTCCGTCTTTGACAGAAAGTATATCTGCTGGTCTTTTTGGAACATGCACTTCCAAAGTCCCCAGAGAACCGTGACGGTGCTTAGACCCCCCTGTCGGAACTTGCTTATCATGTTGAATCTTTTGGATTCGTACTCCTTTATGACCCTCCGCTGGTATTTGTAGAGCACAAATGGGATCGTTCCGAACTTTGGGTGTAGGATTTTCACATAGCGGTGGCAAAAATAGAAGAAACTTTTTGCGCACTTTATGACCTCTTCTATCTGCTTCTCGGCGGGGAAGGAATTAAGATCTTCAACTTTCTCGCCCACGGGAATTCCGATTTCGTAGGGATCTAGTTCGTAATAAGTTGAATAAATTTCATCCCATTCGGGATGTTCGATCATCTCCTTTGTATTCCGAAATTTGAAATAAAAGTCTTCAAAAGGCTCGGTGGGATAGGCCAACCCCTCGGGAAATTGATTTTTTCCATTTTGCATACATTCTATTATATGTGTCCAAAATAGATATTGGTATGGAAAACAAAAACGATTTGGGCGACAAAAGAAGGTTTATCGTCGTGACCTGTGCTTCATTTTGGCTGATTAAAACCATAATGGGCGGCGTGATATATGCAACTTCGGCATTTTTCACGAAGCAGTGGTGGGAAAAGTGGAAGGCCCGTTCTATTAAATTTTTTGACATTGACCGGCACGGAAGGAATCAATAAGATATTGGCAACAAGGCCAAATCATGTATCATCATATTCTAAACAATTTGATTCCCGCCGATGACCTGCACTGGGACGATAATCAAAAAAGGTATGTGTCCCTTTCAGACGAAGAGACCAATCAAATAGTATCGGCTTGTCTCAATCAAGGCATGTCCGAACTAGATGATGTTCTGAAGGTTGTGGCCTGGTGCGGCCATGTGCGAATCGGCCAAATACTTTTTAAAAACTTCATAATGGGATCCGTAGAAATCTGCGGATTCGATGTGGATGGCGAACCTATGTTTACAAAGAAAGGCGACCAATGACAATTGAAGAACTCGTGGATCTACTAACTTTAGATCTTTCTAATGAATATGCACATTGGCATTTTTACATGCAAGCGGCCACTAATGTGCGGGGATTGCACCGGCAAGAACTGAGCGAGTTCTTCTTGGAGCAAGCCGCCAGCGAAATGAAGCACATAGAGCAGTTCAGAAGGCTCATCACTGGCCTGAAGACCAGGCGAGGCATCGCAGGTGGAGTCCCGTCCGATGTCGGATCTTTTAAGTCCGGAATGACTTGCCCGAAGGCTCTTCTGGAAGCCGCATTGCAAATGGAGAACGATGTGGTGAATAACTATGTCCTTCGTCATAGCCAGGCTGAAAATATCGGCTCTTGCGATGTTGATGCCACTTATGTCGCCCTGTTTCTGGAAGATCAGATCCTGGACAGCAGGGGCGATGCTGACAATATTCTTGAAATGCTAGAAAATGCTATTGACTAGCAGAACAGATCTGATAAGATGTCTCTATACCTGAACTTTAAGAAAGGAGTTCAATCAATGTCGACAGGTTATTGTTTGGTCAGAAACCTCCCGGTCTGGAAGTTCTTTTACAAGGGAACCCACAGCAAGCCCATTCGCACGACCATTGCGGTCGTTGAGAACAAGGGCGATGTGGTGAAGGGATATGTCCTTCGCAGGGGCAACACGGTTTGCACCCGGCTCCAGGATGCTCCCATCAAGTCCTTTAAGAAGAGCGAAATTGCTCCGGTTAAGGGAGGAGTTAAGTCCACGCTCAGCAAGCACACCTTGACCGATCTCATCGTTCACGGTGCTTGATCTGACTCCTTTTTGATTGTTACAAACCCCCCTGGCTTCGGCCAGGGGGGTTTTTTTGTACCAAAATTCAATTTTTTCTTGACGATCAATTATAAATACACATAGAAGGCGCGTGGGTATTAAACAAGGAGGACTAAATGTCTGAATTCACGCTTGATGACGGAAGAAAGGCCGAGAAGGTGGAGAATACACCTGATTCGCTGACTAGGGTTACTGAAGTATTTGTTGAGCCCAAGCCGCAGAAAAAGCTGGCGCAGAGAGTCATCGAGCACTATTGCGTCTGTGAAAGAGAGACCGAAACATTCGATGAGGTCACAGGAGAGGTGATCAACAGAATCTCGGAAAGAGTGTGCTGCGACCAAGGCAGATCGGAAGGTCTCTCGTCCGCCGCGTCGGTTTCTCACAAGTCGCCCATGCAACTAGTCGTTGAGGATAAGATTAAGTCAAAGACCCGCTACGATATGTATGTATTTGGCGCCATCGTGGGACTACAAGTTTTGGTCTTGGCGTATATCATTTTTTTCATGTGACCTACAACGCACGGCCGTAGCTTAATTTCAAGCCCAGATTTCAAAATCTGGGCTTTTTTGTTTCACTCTATTCCCCACCTTGATTTCATTTCCGACCACCAACTTTTCTTTTTTCTCTCCGACTCTCTCACTTGCTCCTCAAATTCATTTTCCTTCATCTTTCTCTGCATGTCTTTTGCCTTATTGTACAAATTGTTTACCCAGCCCTCCCACTCATCTTTTGGAACATAGGAAACGATCTCTCCCTTTATCTCTTTGTACACCACATATCCCTTGTGCAAGACAACAAGTTCCGCCTCTGAGTCCATGTATTTTATTTCAAGGTGCATTCCCCGACTGAGGCCATCAAAATACCACCCCACATTGTATATCCCATACGAAACCGGATCGGCTAGTTGAGCCCACTCGGCAGTTTCAGGCCTTAAGCTTCCATCAATGTTCATGATGGGGATTTTTTCTAGAAGTTCAGCGGAACTTCTAGGCTCACCGGCTTCCTCCTCGTACTCTAGATAGTTTGTGTCCACATATGCTCCGCCCTCAGAGTGGGACACTATCGGCTGACCCATCATCTTTAGCACAACCCCTATCTTTCCGTTCTGACCGATGAGTCCTTTTTTATTTGCCTCTACGGTTCTTTGCTCTCGTATCCTTGCTTCTAGTTCTTCTTGTTTTGACAATTGGATCTCCTTCTACGATCATGTCTCCCGTACACAACGGACATTTTCTCGCAGCCGCATTTATGCGCCCACAACAGTGAGGGCAGTTCTTAAGGCTCGGTACTTCTCGATTTACGATCTGCCCAATCAACTTAATATAGAAGACATAGAGCAGCATCGATATTAGCAGAAAGTCAAAAAATACGCCGAAAAGGTGTCCCAACTCAAAATTCAGCCCCTTCACGGGAGTGAATGTCCAATTCCTCCATCCATCCCCCGTCTTTGAAACCAAAAATGTGAATATAGGCATGACAAGATAATCCGATATCCCATGCACAACCTTATTGAAAGAGTTCCCAAGTATTATCCCCACAGACAACTTCAACATGTCATCCTTGAAGGCAAAGTTTCTGTACTCTCGCAGTTCCTTCTCTCCTATGAGCGATTTAATCTGCGCCTCTACTTCTTGATTCTTGCACATTGTTGAAAATTGATTGTACATTTTTGATCTTAGTATCTAGATATCTTTGGGAACAAAAACAAGGAGGTTGTATGTTCAAGAAGCTGTTTGAGTTGTCGGCACTTGAGAGAATTCATTCTGATGTGGCCCGATTTTTGGGAAAATACACGATCAACGATCCGACCACTCCCAACCTCGTTGAGAATTTCACTTTTCCAAAGTCGGGACTCCTTAAATATGCAGTCAAAGGCTTTAATCCCGTCCCCAAAAATGAGGATGAAACAAGAGCCGCCAATTGCCACATATCCGTCGGGAACTGCATAGAGAAAGTCCAAAGCCATCTTAAGACGCCGGTTAAAAATTGGGCCGCCACAAACCTCCTCCAGGTGATTCCCGCCGCCGGATCTGATTTGAATGCCTATTACGACAGAGCTTCGCTCAGGTTCTTTTACTACAGGCACTCAGGGAAGAACTATTATTTCGGCGACTCACAAGATATAGTGACGCACGAATTAGGTCATGCTATTCTTGATTCCATGAGGCCCGATTTCTGGAGCGTTCAATCCTTGGAGATATGGTCTTTTCACGAGGCTTTTTCGGACATCGTCGCGATGTTCAACATGATGAATTACGAAATGGCCTTGGTCGCCGCCCTCAAGGAAAACAATGGAGATTTGAGGAGTTCCAATATAATTTCAAGACTTGCCGAAGAAATCGGAATATTAATAAGCAAAATATCCAAAGACAGAACATGCCTCCCCAATTCGTTGAGGGATCCGGCCATAGAAAAATTCAAATATGTCAATCCTGCCGGACTCCCGAAAGATGCCCCAAACAACCAGCTTGCAGCCGAGTGTCACAGTTTCGGAAGAGTTTTTTCGGCCGCCTGGTACGAGATATTCGTCCGGATATACGAACAACAAATGTCTTTGAAGGTCGATCAGCTTACTGCTGCAAAAACAGCCCGCGATGTTTCATTTTCAATAATGGCCCAAGCAATTCCAAACACGGGAAGAGTGGTAGACTACTATTCCAACTTGGCGATGGCGATGGTTGCCGTCGCCTCCTCAAAGGGGGCCACATATTCAAAGATTGTAAAGGATGTTTTCGTAGAATGGGGCTTGATAAAGCAAAATGAGATAAAGGCCTTGTCTAACTTGTCCTGGAAGGATGTTGCCAGAAGCCTCAAAAAGAACGACAGCGTTTTTAAAAATAGCAGAATCACGACGGTTTGCGTCAAGGGCCAAAAGGCGATTAAATTTAGCGAATTGCCATTGGTTTCGGGACTATCCGTCTCTAATGAGGACTTTGAGATAGATATTCCATCCGACGAGTATTATGAATTTGACAACAAGGGTAGACTTGTGGCCGAAATCAAGCCAGATGAAAATCAAATTAAAGAATCCACCGCGGCTTGCCTCATGGGCATATCCGACTCCATTGGGAAAGGCAAGATGTGGTATGTGGAAAACAATAAGCTTCAAAGAAGATTTCTGTCCTAGTTGAATATATATCGGCCGAGAGTTTTTTGGGGTTGACTATAATAAGTTCCATATCTAAAATGGCGATTAATAGGAGGCTTTTAAACCATGCGTGATGATTTTGAGAGTCAAGTTGAAAACATTTACGGAAATGACTGGTTTGATGAGTACTCAAGCCCCTGCAGTAGGCTTGATGACGACGAAGAAAATCATCAGTATGAAGAAGAAGATGATGAGGATGACGACGACGACGATAGTGAAGGCATAACCGAGTGGGAGTGGAAAGAAGCCTCCGAAGACGAAGACGACGACGACGACGAAGACGACGAGGATTGGGATGACGACGATGAAGACGATGACGACGATTGGGATAGCGATTGGGACGACGACGAAGATGAAGACGAAGACGATGATTGGGACGACGACGACGAAGATGAAGACGATGATTGGGACGACGACGAAGACGACGACGAAGATGAAGACGATGACTGGGATGATTAGCCTAAAAATCCAATCAGATCAGATTCTTTAAGCTTTCCCGAGCCAACAGTCTGCAGGATGTCCTTTAATAGATCGCCACTTGCAATTTTGATGATAAGTCCATTCTTGCTTTCTTCTTGAGCGTTCGGAGTTTTGTCGTCGTCACCCCCATACTGAGCCCTCAGCTTGCCCATGAGTGTGTTGAATTTTCTGCCTATTGATTCGTCCTTTCCTAGAAATATCCACGAGGGCGAAAGCAATCTGCTTTTTATGCCGTCAAGTATCTCCTTTGTTGTCTTCCCCTCATAAAGTGTTTTGAGGAGATCCTTCTTTTTCTCTTCGTCTTTTTTAGGTGAATCTTGATCTTGTTCCTTTTCGCCCCCCCTAGAAGAAACCGCAGATTGTTTAGGATCCTCTTTTTGTTTGGTCTTTTTCTCAGCCCCGGGCTTAACTTCTTGTTTTGATCTAGAAATTTCAGCATCTACGGTATCGCCACCTGTCAAGTCGTGAATTATTTTCTTGAAATCCTCGTCAGAAATTAAGCCCAAGTGTTGCCTTAGGCCTCTGATCAAAGATCTGTGACCTTCCTTTTTCCACGCCAGACCTTTGAATTTGGAAGCGAATTTGTCTCCAACTCGATCCTTGTTTTTTAATTCCCTCTCTATGATTTCGTCGTCATAGCTAGCATGAGGCATGGTAGAAATCCAAGCTATTACCCAAGGCATTTTTTCTTTGACTAACCTCCCCCCAGAATTAAGCCAAGAAACTTGAGGAGTTAAATTGCTAGGACTTTCTTTTCTGGTTTTTGCAGCTTCTCGAATACTCTTTTTTAAGTCTGTCTCTGTTTTTTTACCTTTGTTTGTCCCCACTGCATTTCCGCCATCCGCCGCACTAACCGTCGGCAATTTTCCGCCACTTGATTTTGCAGCGCTTTGTGCCGTCTCCGTACCTCCGGTCACGGGCTCCGTCTCCACACCGCCGCTCACGGGCGCCGTCTCTGCACCTCCGGTCACGGCTGCTGTTTTCGCTTCCTCACCAGCATGAGAATTGTCTACATCGCTGCTAGGAACAGGTTCGGGATCTTTTTTATTTCCCGCGGAGGCGCCTCCCACATTTCTGTCCGCGGTGGCCTTCTCCATACCGCTCCCGGAAGAGGCTTGGGTCATATCCCAAGCGGAAAGAACAGAGCGAAGTCGACCCTTAAGGTCTTCCGCCGCCTTTCTAATAAGTTGAACAAGCCGTAACTTTTCCGTCTCGGGATCTAACGCTTCATTTATTATCGTCTGTGCCTCATTTACCGTAGATTTCAAGACGCAATACTCTGAAAGCGTGAGGGATGACGGGTTGTGGCACTCTTGCTTTGTTCCCAATTCATCGCCAAATCTGTTCTTCCAATAATATGGGTTGTTTTGCTTGTCGTTTCTTCCATACCTTAAGTTATAGAATGTGCCTTTGAGCCTGTCCCATATTCCTCTTGGTTGAACCTCTGACTTGCCGGATGTCAAACTGGAAATTGTGTCGTTGACCCAACCGTCTATTATGGAGTCTATCTGTCTTAGTATTTGGTCTTTTGTCATGGCTCTTTATATATCCTCGCCGCCAGAAAACCCAGTCCCTTTAGGGGCTGGGATAGATGGCGGTTAATGAAGCGAAAAGAACCGCAGGAACTACGGGAATAGCCTGTGGACTTGGTGTAAGACCTGAGAGCAATCAAGGGCAACCGAGGTTGAAGCAGGAAGCCCACTCCCTTTAGGGGAGTGGGTAGTTCACATATCAGACCTTTCTCAAGGTTTTTGCTTTCTTTTTGAAATCCCTTCGGAAGACCTTTTGAGGTACGGGCGGAAGAGTGCCATTGGGATTTTTGGGATCGCTCGCCCCCTTTCCATGATAGTCGGCGAATGCCCCGGAGTATCCGGTGGCTTTTTCCAAGGGTGGAGTCAATCCTCCCCCGATTCCGCCAGAGCCACCCACCTCAGCCAGCCATCTTTTAAATTCCATGATCGTATATATGTGGGACAAAGTTAATAAAGGGGATACAATGAAAGAGTGGCGCGGCTTAATGAAAGTTCTTGAGATCAAGCATCTTTCAAAGAATGGAGAATTGCTCCACATAGAAAAGGATGTCAAAAACATTCTTCATTACGCGGGCGAAGAACTGATTTTAAAGATATTGTTCGCCGGATTGTCCGTGCCTGAAAAATACTATATCGGACTAGACTCTAGAACCTTTTTGGATCCTTCGGTGGGCATAGGATCCTTGTTCGGCTTCGAACCCACAGACAATGCCTACGAGAGGCAACAAATACAGCCGGATAGTTTTGATGTTGTGACGACCAATTCGGGACATCGTCAAGCCAACAGCCCAGTCATACTATTCAAGGCTACCGGCGGAGCATGGGGACCAGTAAAGAATATTTTTCTTACAACAAATCTTGGTTATGGAACAAATAATGTTCTAATATCATCCGCCCCATTAAGTAGAAACATAACAGTGTCGGATGGAGAGACAATCACAATGAAAATGGGAATGGCACTATCAAATTGTTAAAGAGTCCACCAGCCGTCCCATATTAGCAATTTCCACTATATGCTGGGCTGAATATTGATGCTTCTTCGTCTTCTGCTTTATTTTTTTCACTTCAAACCTTAAGTATCCATTCTTAAGTTGGTCTGCCGACGGTGGCCTTGGGTTGTTGAACCACCACTTGTCCCTTTCCTTCAAAAATGACATTCTTTCTTCACTAGACCATACCGACATCCGCTCAAGGTCTAGATCAGCAGGAGGCACCCAATCCCCAACCCCGGGAAGAAATATTTCAAATCCTTTCTTCCTGAGGTTGCTTATTTGAGCAACCTTCTCTCCTGAATTGTGAATTTTATAGTTACAGAAAACTTCGCTTCCCGGCTCCGTTGTTTCTCCCGTTTTTGCATTCACCCATACGGGCACACAGTGACCCACGACCTCCAGACATCCTTCAGTTCTCAACAAGGACTCTATTTGTTCTTCGGTCAAAAATATACTGTGGGTGACGAAAAGGGCTAAATTATTCATTTCCTTGTGAAGTATATACTTGTAGCATGGAGGCTAACAATGAAAAGGATTTCAATTGTCTTCTGTATTATAGCATTTTACTTCACAAGTATCAACCAGTCATATTCTCAAGAACCGTTTTATCCGATCTTGAGAGATTCGGCTATGCTTGTGGACTTTTCGCTGCCCAAAGAAGAAAGGGACAAGCGATATATAAATTTTCTCTCGGCTTCTGTTAAAATATCTGTAAAATCTTCTTCTGGTTCGGGAACCATATGCCACTATGACCAAGAGTCAAACTGGGCGTATGTCATATCGTGCGGCCATATGTGGGACGGGAACAAGTCCTACGATCCCAAAAGGCCCGAGAAGGCCAGCATTGTCGTATGGTACAAAAATGGATTTAAACTGCCGCAAACTCAATCGTATGAGGCAGAGGTTCTTTTTTGGAGCAACGACAGAGGGTTCGACTCAAGCCTCTTGAGGTTCCAGCCTGACTGGAGCCCCCAATTTTTCCCTATAGCCCCTCACTTTGAAATCAAGAAAGGAATGGTTTTGAATTCATTGGGCTGTGACGGAGGAGGGGAGGTCGCCAGATACGAGGTCAAAGTTTTGGAGTATAAAGATCCTGATATAGTCACTGAAAAAAACAGCCCCAGGCCGGGAAGGTCCGGAGGAGGTCTGTTGACAAACGATGGAGAGCTTGTAGGCATATGCTGGGGAACCTCTGAATTAACCGGCAGGGGCATAGGATTCTTCACCCCCTTAAATTCAATAAAGGCTGTGTTTATTAAAAACAAGCATGAATGGATATTGAAAAAGAAGATGGACTTAGACTTGATACCCATTTATGACTGGGACAGACTCAAGAAGATTTCCGACAATAATCTCATCCCAGTGCCGAATTTCTTATTGTTCTGAACAGCCGGGACGGCATCAGAGACTTCCGAGGTCGCCGTCCCAGGTTATTCTTTTTTTAGAACTTCCATTCCTAAAGAATGGACACATGTCCCTGTATTCGCATCTGTTGCAGTGGTTACCGGTCTTGCCGAACGCTTTGTCCGGGTCGTGAGAACTTATTGAATTATAAACTTCTAGAAGTTCCCTCTCTATCATGTCTAGCGAATCTTCGCTATATGAAGCGGGCAGCAGATGTTCTCCTTCAAGGTAATACAAGGCTGCCTTTATGTTCGCAGGATCAATCCCGAATTCTTTTTGAACAACCCTTGAGTATAGCCTCAGCTGGGGATCGGTCTTTATGGTGTGCTTGTTTTCTCTGAACGGCCCGGGCTTCGTTGTCTTGTAGTCCAATATCCATGCCTTGGAGTTCCTTAATATTATTCGATCTATGAAGCCCGTTACGAACTTTCCATGAGGAGGATCCAAGTCGTACTTGAATTTATATTCGGTTATGCCGTCGCACCCTATCTTCTTATTGAGGTTGTCTATCGCCTTTATGTGTTGCGGCATTCTTTTCTTATAGTCGGCCGGCAACGGCGGGGCCTTTTTGCCATCTTCTATTTCTATCGCGCCTTTGAGAACATCATTAGAAACCTCTTTGAGGCTTCTTGCTCCTCGTTCTTGAACATGTTGCTCAGCGATCTTGTGTATGATTTTGCCATAAACAAAATAAAACTGCTCTTCGCCCGGATTCGGAATCTTCTCGTGGTATTTTAATTTGTAGTAGTAGGGACACTGGTCGTAAGATTTACCCCTGGAAACAGATATGTGCTCAATCTTCATAAGTTTATCATAGATGGGGATTGATTTTTTCAATCCCTTTGTCTAAGATTATTCCAAAAGGAACGACTAATGTCAATTGATTTTGATAGATTTTTGTCCTGGGCCGAATCCAGATTTGACGATGTCGCCGTGAAGGGCGATGAGGTGCTTGTCAACTCAATATTTTGTGAAGACCGCAAGCGCCACCTCTGGTGCAATCCTTCCGGAGGAAAAAACAAGATACAGAACGGCGTGTATCATTGTTGGAAATCGGACCAGAAGGGCAGCCTTGTCAAATTGGTGATGCTTGTTGACAAGTGCTCATATGAGCAAGCCGTTGAGACATTGGACGCCGTGTCTACTGGAACGCTCGAAGATCTGGAGAGAAAAGTTCACGAGCTTTTTTTGACAAAGGATGATCAACAAGAACGGCCATCCCTTGCCGTCGAGAATCGTCTTGAGATACCTTCTGGATGCTATCTTTTTGACGAACTTCCTTCTTCAAACTACTTGAGAAAAGAGGCTTCTGATTATCTCAAGGGTCGCCGAATAAACTCGGACGGACTTCTTATATGCACTTCCGGAAGATACAAAAACAGGATAGTAATACCATATTACGACAAAAAAGGATCATTGATTTACTACAACGGAAGATATATCGGAGATCCTGGAACAAATTTGAGGTACTTGGGGCCTCCCAAGGAACTAGGCATTGGCAAGGGAGATGTTCTGTATGTACAAAAATGGCCAATCAAAAGTGAAAAAATATACATCACGGAGGGAGAGTTTGACGCAATGTCCCTTTCGCAGTGCGGCTTCTATTCCGCCGCCCTAGGCGGAAAGTCAATCACAGAAAATCAAATGAGAATGATAGAAGAATACACCCCAGTTCTTTGCCTTGATGCGGACGAGGCCGGGAGTCAAGCCCTTCCCAAAATGGCAAATTTTCTGTTCGCCAGAGGATTCAAAAAAGTTAATTATGTGAGGCCTTGCAAGGAATTCAAGGACTGGAACGGCCTATTGATGGCAAAGGGCGACAAGATCCTTCGCGGATACATAAACGCACAAGAGAAGCAATACAATAATTCTCTGGCCGGAGGAGATTGGGAAAGTACAAGGATAGCCATAAACAGCATTACTGGTTGATTTTTGAATTTTCCTTGGCAAGATTAGACAAGGAATCTATATCAACATATTGACTTTCGGCTGGTTCTATCTTTTCCTTGACCTTTTCGCCCGAACCAAGATCCTTGTGGATCGGCTGGTTCGCCTTTTTGTATTCTTCTATTACTTCTATATCCTCGGGATTTGAGGGGTCAAGTATCTCCTCCTCGGAAATAGAGACCAAATGATCCATAAAGAAAAAAGTTCTGAGCTTCTTCCTGTTGTTCCACTGCTCTATGCAGATCCCGTTTTGATTTACCTCAAGCACTCTACCCACAAAATAGTGAAAAACGGGCTGTGGAAAGGTCTGGGGGTTCTCTGACTTGAAGTCTCTGTTCGTCGGAACAGTAAAAATAGTGCAGATTTTCCCGACAAAATATTCTAGTCCCTCTGGTTTCATTTCGGGTTGTATTCGCCAATCTTCTTCAAAGACATTATATAAGAGTCAAATCTATGGAACTCGCTCGAGAGGTATTCTAACTTTCTTTGCTCGAATTCCGTCTCCTCTTGCTCTCCTACCTCGAATATAAAATCCCTTCCTTGCCTTCCAACCACCTTGTGCCCGTGCATGAGCAGGTAGGCTCCCGCACCCAGGTCACTTACTGTCTTTTTCATTTTTCTCTCTTTCTTTCTTTTACTTTGCGTTTTCTGCGGCAATCAAGCAACCACGAGCCACCGAGTATAGCGGGTCGCTGGGCCTGATTACATCGCCTATCTTCATCGAAATCTTGGATTGCTCTAGAATCTTACGGAACAAGACATCGAAACCCTTGGGCATGCTGGTTCCGCCCGCCACCACTATGTCTATGGGCTGTTCCGAACGGGCCTTGTTTCCGGCCTCTTCCACGCCCTTCTTTATTCCCGAAACGGTATGCTGGATCATGATTTCGTACTGCGACTTTATGGCTCGCTGCACAAGGCTTTCGGGATTCTCCACGGTCAAGTCCGCGTGCATTTTTTCTTTGTTCACATATGTCGTCGTATCTTCCCCAAGGGCCTTGGAGGCCATCTTGTCGATCCAGTCGCCGCTGTTTACTATAGAAAACTGGAAGATGGGGGCTCCGTACATCGCGTAGCAAAGATTCACCATTCCTGCACCGAATGATATTCCCACGCCGGTCCAAGCCTTGTTGGAAAGTTCCGCATAGACGAGAGCCAATGCCTCGTTAATCGGATGCGGATCCACAGTGTATCCCTTCTCACTCTTGTAGGAACGGAACATCGCCTCCAAGACTTTTCCGTGATAATCCGCGTCCGTCTCTTGGTTTATGGCATTTGCGGGAACCGAGTAGTACAAGGGAGTTCCATCCTCCTCCACCTCTCCTATGAGACTGTGGCACATCACATTCATGATCTGCTGTGCGTATCTTTCCTTCGGATTGAGGCAGCCATCCTTCATCGGGCGCTTCAATTCAATTTGGTTCATGGTGTATGCCATGTTGACCGCCGACTCGCCGAGGGCATACGCCAAGTTCGCTTCGGGCTGCTCTATCAAGGGCACGCCGGCGTTCTTCATCATATTGAAGACGAAGCGGTTTTCCAAGGGCATCTGCAAAAAGGCGTTCACCTCTCTCTTGTACGAAAATTCATTCTCGGCAGTACGCTTACAACAAACCAGATTATAGGTACCGCAATCGAATCCGCGTGCTGACATAATTTTCTCCTTATTTGCCGAATTTTATCTTATTACTAGGGGCAAAGTCTTGAATAGCCCAGTCGACCTTTTCCTCTTCTTGCTTCGCCGCGTGCGAGGCGGTTCCGGAACCCGATCCCGACAGAACTTGAAGATTCGACCCGTCCAATTTTATCGTGAGCTCGAGGGCTATGTTCACAAAAACCTCGCCGTTTTTTGTTATTACCCTGGCCTCTCCTTGTTTGATCAAATTTGGCATGAATCGTTCCGTTGTTTGGGTGCATTCGCACCAGTCTATAATAGTCACACTTTCGTGTTTTTAAGGGGCATCATGAAGTTCCGATGGAACTCACCGATACTAGTATTTGAACCTGCACGTCGGCCGATCCAGAGCCGTTATCTACCTCTATTGAGCCTATTGTCAAATCTCCGACGCTGAAAACTTGAGTGCTACCGGCAGGAAGATCTATTATTGCCGTGTTCAATCCATTGAGCCTTACCTTGACCCCGTCGGAATCGCTTTTGTTTGTTATCTGGGCAAAAAGGGCCCAACTTCCCGAGTCTTTGACTATGTCGGCCTTGTTGTCCGCATAGGTTGATCCTGTAACTGCAATCAGATCGTAAACCTTGGGATAGGTGTTTTCGGATATTTTGTCACTGTAGATGGTGCCGTCATCCTCAACCACTTCTATGAAGGCCTCCTCCAAGGGCACATTTGGATAGGCAAACCTCTTCCAATAATTGCAATCCACAAAGGTTTCCCCGTCCTTGAGCTTTCTGTTTATCCTGTTGGGGCCTGTTATGTAGGCTGTTCGTTGATTGTCGTAAACATCCAAAAGGCCTTGCCTAGTATTTGTGAGTTTTACTCTAAAAACGCTCATGGGTTCCCTCTTTTAAGTGAAAGGCAATAGTATATAGTGCATTCCCGGGCCAATATAATTGGGTCGCTTAGTCTGACCCTTCTAGGTGATTTATGAATCAAGAAATTGAAAAAAATGAAGTCGGAGAGGCAATGAAGGACTTCATGGAGCAATTTGGGGATATGGATATCTACACCCAGATAATTTTGGAAGAATTGCTTGCGGAGTTAATTAATGGCAAAAAGTAATCTGTATGTGTATCTTGCGCGACTGGACAAAAAGGGCATAAAAGTCATAAGCGCCTTCGCATTTGACCAAAAGGTTTATGCCACAAGGATCAACGATGTAGATAAATTAAACCTCAACCCCCAGATTGGCTCTGCAATTGCCAAAGAGGCTTACGACAACAGAATGCAATATGAATTATTCATAGAGTCCGCCGACTCCTTTGACGATCTCAAGTCTTCCTTGAGAAAAAGAGGATACTCTCACTTGCCAATAAGCCAGTTCTCTGGTTATGTGCCCTCTACATATATAAACAAAGAGGCTCTTGTCACAAAAAGTTCAACTATGCTCAGAAGAAATTCCGACATCAAACGATAACATATTTCTTGTGTATATAAAAAGATCCGGACGCAACTTCTATCAAATACTCGTCTCCGTCCACTTTTCTCAAAGCGCCGCCAGACTCAACAAACTCTTTTGCCATCTTGGAGACCCTGCCTTCTTCTGGAATCATATGGGCTATTATTCTTTTTGCCGAAAATCTTGTCTCCACTGAAGCCCCTTCTAGATTTTGCTCCATGTTGGCATCAAAGTCGTTCTGGGATCTCATCCATTTTTTGAAATTGTCGGGATTCAAATTGGACAAATCATTCATCGCTCTTCCTGCTAAAAAAAGACAACAATCTTTCTGCTTCTATATACTCAGCATTTTCATATTCCACTCCTGAAGAACAATCGGCCACAACGACTCCTGATTTTCTCAGCCAGTACAACTGCTTGTCTATTATTTTCTGACACATTATCTGCTGAGGGTACTGATAAAGCCCGTTTTTCATTTTGACCGCGCCTGGCCGTTCATCCTCAAAAGCCTCATCACAGCAAAAAAGCACAAGCCTCTTGACCCGTTTTCTCCAAGCAAAACTGATAGCGGCGCATATGGGGTTTCTGTAGTCATCCAGACACATATAGTTTTCTTCACTTTTCACACCCGAATAATTCACATCCGGCGAGGCTTTGTAGAAAAAAGGCTGGTTCCGGTACTCCTCTAGAAATTTAGGATTGGTCTTCGTTGATGCCAAAATATTGGGATAGTATCTGTGCCTCCTAGGAAGGAAGGACAAAGACTCCGGATATGGATTGTTAATGAGATAAAATGTCATCGTCCTTTTTAATTCTGCCGATTCCCCCACCATATCCCATTTGGCAAGGCTGCCATTCACTCCTATAGTCTTGACCAGCGTGTTTGGAATAGACGCGAGAACTTTTTGCCTAGACTTCCATCCATATCCGTCCGAAAAAATAATGAGGTTCTCTAAATTCAACTCATCCAAGTCGTCCGTGGCCATGCCCGAAATCCTCTGATTGGAGCATTCATTTTCCAAAAGGAGCCGGACTTCATTCTTTCCAAGTTGATTTATGTCTATGGGTTTGGCAGGAAGGCAAAGATTTCTAACCCAAACCCCCTCTGCCAAAACATACTCATTGTTCTTAAATTTTTTAACTCTCATTTTTTATTGCAAGGAACAAGGGCGAAACAAGCTTGTTCGTCCCCTCCCAGCAAATTTGATGAGTCAAACTGTACAGGGACAGGACCTCCCCTGTAAACGAGTGGTATTTCTAGGTTTTCTGGGATTTCAAGTCGTGCAACTATCTCGCTGGGCATCCTCACCTCAATAGACTCCGGTATGCCCACAACTTTTATCGTTTCCGGTATCTCAGATCCGTCAATCCTTATCACAGAGGGCAAATCTATGGGAACCAAGCTTATCACTCCAGGCAAAGAGCTTGTGTCCAGCTTTATTGAATTAGGTATCTCTGTTGCGTCAACCTTAATTTGTTGAGGTATGACTGCTTCATTGACAATCTTTATTTCTTTTGGCAAAGCGTCAGACTGATAAAGTTCTATTCTTTCGGGCAAGTCCGATTTGATATTTATGAATTCCGGTATGTCGTGTTTGACTTGAATTTCGGGGAACTTTGGAACTACGACTCTGATTTCGGAAGGTATTCCCAAATCATTTATTTCTATGTCATAGTCTTGGGAGTTAAAGTCATCAACAAAGTTTTCATCAAGAGTCATGCCTCTCCTGAAGGGGGCGGGGGAGGCCGATGGGCATTGCACTGTAACCACGCACTCCACAGTCGGAGCAGTTCCCCAACTAACTGTAACTTCTGGGGGGTTTCCCCAAGTGAAGCTTCCGCTGACTTCGGGAGGGTTGCCCCATGTGAAACTACCTGTAGCCGTAGGAGCAGAGCCCCAGGTAAAAGAAGCCCCTTCAATCTTAGGCGGAGTTCCCCAGGTAAAAGAAGCCCCTTCAATCTTAGGCGGAGTTCCCCAGGTAAAAGAAGCCCCTTCAATCTTTGGCGGAGTCCCCCAACTAAATGACGCGCCCTCTACCTTTGGAGGAGTCCCCCAACTAAATGACGCGCCCTCTACCTTTGGAGGAGTCCCCCAACTAAATGACGCGCCCTCTACCTTTGGAGGAGTCCCCCAACTAAATGACGCGCCCTCTACCTTTGGAGGAGTCCCCCAACTAAATGACGCCTCAAGCTTGGGCGGCGTACCCCAGTTGAATGAGGCTCCCTCAACCTTTGGCGGCGTTCCCCAATTAAATGAGGCTCCCTCAACCTTTGGCGGCGTTCCCCAATTAAATGAGGATCCCTCAATTTTTGGAGGCGTCCCCCAATTAAATGAGGCTCCCTCAATTTTTGGAGGCGTTCCCCAATTAAAAGAAGTTCCTTCCACCTTTGGAGGCGTCCCCCAATTAAAACTAGCTCCGTCAATCTTTGGAGGCGTCCCCCAATTAAAACTAGCTCCGTCAATCTTTGGAGGCGTCCCCCAGTTGAAACTCCCTCCTTCGACTTTTGGTGGCTTGCCCCAATTAAAACTAGCTCCGTCAATCTTTGGAGGCGTCCCCCAGTTGAAACTCCCTCCTTCGACTTTTGGTGGCTTGCCCCAATTAAAACTAGCTCCGTCAATCTTTGGAGGCGTGCCCCAGTTGAAGGATGCATCCACCTTTGGAGCCTTGCCCCAGTTGAAGGATGCGCCTTCCACCTTTGGAGCCTTTCCCCAGTTGAAGGATGCGCCTTCCACCTTTGGAGCCTTGCCCCAGTAGAAGCTTGCGCCTTCCACCTTTGGAGCCTTGCCCCAGTTGAAGGATGCATCCACCTTTGGAGCCTTTCCCCAGTTGAAGCTTGCGCCTTCCACCTTTGGAGCCTTTCCCCAGTTGAAGGATGCGCCTTCCACCTTTGGAGCCTTGCCCCAGTAGAAGCTTGCGCCTTCCACCTTTGGAGCCTTGCCCCAGTTGAAGGATGCATCCACCTTTGGAGCCTTTCCCCAGTTGAAGCTTGCGCCTTCCACCTTTGGAGCCTTGCCCCAATCAAAACTCGCTGGGCTTATTTTAGGTGCCGGTCCAAAGCCAAAACTCGCTGGGCTTATTTTAGGTGCCGGTCCAAAGCCAAAACTCGCTGGGCTTATTTTAGGTGCCGGTCCAAAATTGAAACTGGCCGGACTTATTTTAGGGGCCGGGCCAAAATTGAAACTGGCTGGGGCGATCTTTGGTGCGGGCCCGAAACTAAAACTCGCTGGGCTCATTTTAGGTGCCGGTCCAAAGCCAAAACTCGCTGGGCTTATTTTAGGCGCCGGGCCAAAGGTGAAACTCGCTGGGCTTATTTTAGGCGCCGGGCCAAAAGTGAAACTCGCTGGGCTTACGCTTGGTGCTGGGCCAAAGGAGAAACTCGCTGGGCCAACACTTGGTGCTGGGCCAAATTCAAAACTCGCTGGGCCAACACTTGGTGCTGGGCCGAAGGTGAAGCTCGCTGGGCCAACACTTGGCGCCGGGCCGAAAAAGAAACTCGCCGGACCCACTTGGGGAGCAGGGCCGAATGTGAAACTCGCCGGACCCACTTGGGGAGCAGGGCCGAATGTTACCGTCGGAACGAATCCTGGAAAGGGTCCGAAACTAGGAACATTTATGGTTATTGAGGGGGCTGGTATGACAATACTTGGAAAACTTATCGGATTTATGTCCAGACACGGAAATATGATCTGAGGCAGTTCTATCTGGGGGGTTTGGTTTATTTGGGGTATTGTTATGTTCGGAAATGCAGGAACTTGCGGTATTGGAACAATGAAAGGATCAGGTCCTGTTGGAACTTCTGGAACTTTGCTTGTAGATCTTGTTATCGGGGTCTGTACGACTGTACAGTCTGGACTTATGACAGTTACTATAGGATCTATAACCGCCCCTGCCGCATAGGTGTGAGTCCCAGATTGCGTGGATGTTGTGGATTGGCCATCTCCAAAGTCAAGATTGAATGTGTCAAATGTTCCGTTTATTGTTATGAAATACTCTATGGTGGTTCCCTCGCAATTCGGAGAGCCCCCAGTCAACACGTTCGTTTCAAGCACGACATCTACGCAATAGGCATCATCCAAGCAAACAGGTTCGTTCTCAAGTTTGGTTATGCTTTCTTCTATTTCAAATATATACTGCTCAACAGCTAATGTGGCATCAACCAGCTGATTGTGATGTTCTGCTATAACAAAGCCTCTTACCCACGATCCGGCGGGATTGAACTTTGTGGGCTTGCCCCCTAGGCCTCTGGCGCATCTCTTTAGTTTGAATACTTTTCCCTCAAATTGAAAAGTCAATCCATTTTCGTTGTAGCCGGAACCTCCCCTGACCACCTCTATGCTGCGTATCGACCCATCTACAACATTGGCCTTAACCTTTGCTCCCGTCCCTGCTCCCAGTACCTTTATGGCTGGAACCTTGTAGCCCGACCCGCCATTCAATACGGAAACGCTTACCAAGGATCCATCTTCATTTACCTTCACTTGCCCAATAACTGCCCCACTGCCCACAACCTCGTTCTTTTCTACCGCGTCATAATAAAACATCTCCCCCGATATGTTGGCAAATCCGTTGTCTGCCCATATCTCTTGTTGATCTGGCCTTACGGGCTCAATTTCTATCTCTTCGCTCCAAGCCGGGTTTTCTTTTATGGTCTTGGCCTCGCTCGTGTTGTAGACGAGGAATAGAGTCCTGTCGGAATCTATTGCTAATGGAAATGTTGGTTGAGGGGGGAATCCTGTTGGCATGATGTCTCTTTTAGGTATCTATCAATAAACTCCCAATTTGAACTGGGTGCCGGAAGGCCTTGTTTTCGCCATGGAGAAAGTGAGATCCGTTCCGTTGAACTTTATCATGGCCTTTACGCTGTAGTCATAACTTAAATAAGCGATTCTGTCATTATCAGACGCCGCCAGAAGCGTGTTTGATTTGTCGTCAAAGTTTGACTTGCTGGTGTCTTGGACGGATCTGAAAGACAATGATGATGAGTTTGCCCGACCCACTTCCCAAGTCAAAGAAGTGTCATTCCAAGCGCATATCTCGCCCGAGTTGTTGAACATAAATATTCCATTGTACAAGGCGACTAATTGCCCTTCCAACTTGACAGAACCGATCATGCTGGGGAGTTTGGTTATAGTTCCATAGGGATCCGATACCGTGCCTTTCGTCTTGTAGAAATCGGAAAGTCTGAAGAACTCATTGACCGAAGAGTTCCTGAGTATGTATCCGACAGAATCCTTCCAGGCAGTTCTGTATACGGCGAAGTAGCCATTGGTAGCCAGCCCATCTTCATCAAAATAGGAAGGATGTTCTAGTAATTCGTCCGCTCCATTTTCAAAACTTGAGGTCGTTAGTTCTATTGGAGCGGATGCTGATTGTGTAAGTATGTTGTAATCCAACCTCTGGGCCAGAGTTTGATTTTGACCCGAAATTGTTGTTGGTCCTTGTCCAAAAATAAAATAAGTTCTATCGGGTGAGTTCAATGCGGCCCAGTTCCATGGTCTGTTCGTTATTGAATTTACGCTTTCATAAGCGTCATCAAAGGCGTTGTATTTTGCGATCTTTATGTTCTTGTCATCTATGACAGAGCCACCAGATGCCCAAAAAAGCAAGGAGTTGCCTTTGTTTCCCGAACTGGCCGTTCCGGCAAGAGTGAACTCTACATTTCTGCGGAACTCTTTGACCGCCCTTCCAAGCGTGTCTGAATAATACTGCTCATCGTTATAGGAAAGCGGACTGCTATCCAAAAAGGCATCGCTCCTCTGCACAGAAAGAGTTTGGTTTCCCAAGGTTTTGAATGTCTCGCTGCCGAGAGAAAACTCGTAGGCCTGAACCGTACCGCTTCCGTTGTTATTTAGAGTTTTGAAATTAAACATCCATAGGTTTTTGGCTTCAATAATATCAACAGAATCCTTATATTGTGTTATTCGGTAAGATCCGTATTTTGTATCAACTCTAAGAACTATGTCGTAATACCCACCAAGACTGTACGAGGCCTTTGCCAAGCTTGAATTGGAATGAGGAAGATCGTCGCCGAGAGACCATGTATATTCCTCTATGGGATCAACAGGAGTCCCGGCATTAAGCAATTCTCCTCCATAAGAATAGCCAGGATTTTCGGGATTGTTTCCTTCCGGTATCTCTATGTTGATGAATGAGTTTGCTATGGATCTTATCCTCGGATATATGCCGTTGGCCACATCCCCTTGGTTGTAGTTCTGAGAGGCACTTGGGATTATTCTAATTACTGCTTCCTCTGGAGCTTCGTTTTTTACATTGATCAAATCGTTGAATTCCACATCGCTGTCCCCGTATTTGTTGCTCACAGTCAACTTGACGGTATAAAGCCCGGGAGAATCATATGTCTTGACTAATTCAGCTCCCGAAATATTCACCCCGTCTATTTCCGTCAGCCTCGATTTGTACTCTTCCATGCTTTCCGAAACAAACTCCAACGTGGATCCGTCACCGAAGTCCCAGTGGTGCGTGAAGGGGCCGTCTCCCAACCTGACGCTTTCATCCTTGAATTTGGCCTTGAATGGATTTCCTTGAGAGGAAAGTCCAATTTGACTTTCAACGGTAAACCAAGCCTTTGGAGAAAGCACCAATTCATTTAAAAACTTTATCCTTCCCGATATGCTGTTTTCATTTGGGGAGTATTTTGTTCCCAAAAAACTTTCAACCGAGATCAAGGCGTCCTTTAAATGATTATGATGGAGATCCAAGACATTCATCGTCACATTGGTGGCCTTTTTCGGCTTGGCAATCTCAAGGCCCAAAAATTCAGGCAGCAGTTCCAACTCGTCAAAACTACTCGCAGTTCTTGAATTGTAGTAAAAGCTCAATGCTCGCTTGTCTATATCGCTGCACTGTTCTGTCAAAGTTATTATTCCCGTGGGAGGGAACTTGTTTATAACCTCTGTGTCTCCCTCAATCAGAATGCTCTTATCGCCAGGATTGTAATCCTCCAGCAGTCTTACCCTCAAAGAGTCGTGAACCAAAAAAAGGTTATTGTCAGTGTCAAAAGAGTTCGGAAAGTTACTTGTCTTGGGAATATTGGTCATGTTACCTCCAAGGATTCGCTCAAAAACACCCTTTTTAACACATCCCCAGCAAAACCCACCAATAAAGAAGGACGGTACAATCCGGCCTTTAAATAGGTAACTTCTATGAAGTGTTTGTTTGTGTCAGGCTCCACATGCTTGTCCACTTCTTTGTCATCCAAACTGACCGTGCCATCAAAAACCCAGAATCGTTCAAGAACATCTCCATCAGTTTGATCTACGAACATATAAGTTTTAGGGCCGGTTCTAACCGCATAAAAGAATGCTTGCTGCTCGTTGTTTGAAACTGTTATGTAGTTGTTTTTCGTGGATATGCCTTGAGCGCCCGAACTGGTTATAAGATGCAGCTTTACAGTATATGTTCCTTCGCTTGTGTATGTGTGCGATGGATTTTGCTCTGTGCTTTGGCCACCGTCTCCAAAGTCCCACAAATATCTTATTATGTCGCCCTCACAGAAACTCTGAAACCTCACCGACTTTCCAGGCTTTATATTCTTTGGAAACGCCCTAAAAACTGCCCGCGGAGCAAAAAACTTTAACTCCAAGTTTTTAAGCCTTCTGTTCAACGATCCTGCTTCGGGAGATTCCTTCAATCCCATCCTTTTTTCAATATTCAGCAAAGCGTCCTTGACTGCATTGTGGGGTTCAGCGGTTACCGCATTCGTAACCCAAGACCCGGAATTCCATTGATTCTGTCTTGATCCTGCAAAGCCCCTAATTAGACCCTTGAAAGTGGTTTCCGTTTTGGACTCGTAGTAAACCAACTCAGCCTCGCCGGCCTGCCCCGCTGGAGGTCCAACCCTCACCAAGCCTTGGCTCGGAAAGGAAGCTGTACTTTCAACGATCATCTTTTTGCCGTTGAAAGGCAACCCCGCCATCAGTTTAGATTCGGCATTGTTTCTGACCTCATATAGACTACTTTTGTCATCTATTACATCGGGAAAAAGGGACAGATTTCCTGATACATAACCCTTGTCTAAACTTGAAACTCGATCAGCCATTTCTGTTTCCCTCTATTCTAGAATGATTCCTTGCCGCAATTGTCTGGTTTTGTATCTGCTCCAATATTCCTATCATCTCCTTTCTGGTGGACGAACCATCGTCTAGAGCCAGAATGCACTTCACAAGCTCCAGATCTAGAGGCTTCTGCAAAAGAATTCTAAGTTGAAGTTCTTGGGCAAAGTTCTCGTTCCAGAATTGGGCGTTTGACTCTGGGTCGTCGTACCTCTTGAGTGGCTCTATCTTCTCCAGCTGCTGATAGGCACTCAAGAAAAAACTCATTTCCTCTTCCGTTTCCTTGAGCTTTTGCTTCATTTCCCGGATTGAATCAAAGAGGGAGTCCTTTTTTCTAATCAGTTTCCTCTTTTGAATGGACTTGTACTCACTATCTAGTTCGTTTTTTGCTTTCTTTTTGTCCAAAGCGGTCATTTTCAAGTCTAGAACCCTAGCCTCGTCCTCTGCCTCTTCTATGCCCAAAATCATAGATTTTAAGGAACTTCTTCTTGCATCTATCTCCCTGAGGCACTTTTGAAGCTTCGCTTGTGTGGTCAACTCCTTACCCAGGACAAAGTGCTTTAATTGATAAAAGGTGTGTCTGGTGCAGACGGGATTGTTTGACACCAAATCGCACGCTTTTTGATAAATTTCGCTTGACATACAAAGTTCCTTTCTATATCTTCTAGTATTAGTAGAGGACTTTCCGGTCAGAATTTACACAAAGGATTCCACCTTGAATAGGCTGAAAAATCAAAGAGTTTACCTCGCTGGCGCCATGGATCGCGTACCGGACAGGGGTGCGGGATGGCGATCCAGCATAACCCCCTTCCTTGAGGAAAAGGGCGTAATTGTCTTCAATCCCCTCAACAAACCGAGCAATATCGGATTAGAGGATGAGGATTCTACGATCCTCAAAAAGCTCTTGAAGGAGAAGGGCAATTACGATGAATTTTCTAATATAATGAAAAATGTGAGGTCAATAGACCTCAGACTCGTCGATATAAGTGACTTTTTGATCGTCAACTTGGATCTCAATACCCATCCTTGCGGAACTCTGGAGGAGATATTCTTGGCGAACAGATCTAAGAAGCCGGTTGTCGTCCACATGGAGCAAGGTAAGGAACACACCCCCGACTGGCTTTTTGGAACGCTACCCCACAGCATGTTTTTTTCAACATGGGAGGAAGTTCAAGAATACCTCTCGCACATTGACAGAGACACTTTTATCAATTGTGAGGGCAGATGGAGATTTTTTGAAATCAACAAATCTTGATGCCCAATATAGCCTTGAATCTTGCTCCTTTGTCTGCGGCCTCCATAGCCCAAAATTCCCTTGATATTTTCAAGGGGTTTTCAGAAAGATTGCCTACCTCTAGAAAAAAGTCTTTATCCAAGAGCACCCCGTTTAGCGTGCATTCGCTGAAAGTGCTAAGTATTCTCATGGGAATTCCTTGCCTATCCAAATTCATTACAATAGGGAACAACACATCCTTAGAATCTGACATCCATCTCAAATACTTGTTTTGAATGTTTTTAGGCACCCACGCTCCCTCTACAACGATCATGTTCCACCCTTTGTGTGCACGCTTCATGCCGTTGTTGATGAGAGATGTTATGGTCTGACCACCCCTAAAGGTTGGACAAACATCGCACATCTCGTCTATTTGTGGTTTTTTTATCGTTTTGTTCACGGAGCATATTATCTTTGCATCACTTCGGTAGTTGTTGAATATTGATCTGACAGTTCCCTTGAGCCTTCCTATGTTGGGCTCGGGAGATATTATCACAAAATTTATATCCACAGTCTCTTTAGAAAGCATCTGTTGTTTTAAACATGAATCATTCTATCTGACTTTGAGGGTTCACTGTCAGAGTGAACACTTCACTTATGACACTATATCCTTCCCTCGGGTCGCTGCATATGACCCTGTATTGCCTGAATGGCACGGCAACGGATACATTAGTCAAGTTAAGATAGCCATTTATCACGCCTGGTGTAGTTGAAGAAAAGCCGGAAGTGCCTTCGTTTATATTTGCCCAATCTATCAAATTAGTTGAGTACTGATACACCACTTGTGGCAAGTTGTATAGTGAATTTGTTAATTCTAGTGTGAAGCTGAAGTTCGCATCTTCTCCGTCATAAATGCTTAACGAGGCAGGCTGAACTGTGTAATCCGCTACCACGGAACCAGAAATGGAGGGATTTATAAATGTCTCGTCAAAATCTATCCGTATCACATCGTCTATTGTCAAGGCCCTATTTAGACTGAATGTGCCTGCTGAATGGTCTTGACTTTCAATATGTGTGGGGATCCAAGGGCCATTCGGATCGCCGTAGTCTGGAACATCGACCGAGTAGTTCAAGGCACCTTCAGAAGGCTTAGCCAACCTGATGCCATTGACATAAACACGAAGTGATCCTTCCTCGAATGGGGTGTTAAAAGAAGTTGTCTTGAAATTTTGAAAGCTAGGATTAGAAGGAATGTCGTATGCCGGAACCAAATCGTAGTGATGACGATGGGCTGCGTCTGGTGGAAATATTGAATGGGCCTTCAATATGTCCGGAGCCTCAAAATCAAAAAATATTGTCGGAGAGTTTCTTATCTTTAGTATTCCGTTTTCAATGTTAACAAATGAGCCTATGGTCGGAAGGGTATCCTCTATCTCAATTTGCAAACTGTTAGCTCCTGAGGACACGCCAAGTAACTTGTTTCTTTCGTCAGAGGTCATTCTGACATACTCCACCCCGTCTGGTCCCATGCCGTCGGAATGGTGCCCTATGTTATGTAGCGACTCGTCCACCGCCGCCGCCTTCAATGCGCCCGAATCCTCCAGGGAGGTTCCAAGCCTGTTGCTGAGTGAACCGGCAGAACCACCCGCACCACGCAGTATGTCCGTATTGGTGTCAACTTGAATGTTCACCAATCCGATCCTCGTCAAGATGTTCTTCAGAGGAAGATTGTCGTAGAGGTAATGGTAGGGCTGATCGGGCTGGTATGTGACTTCCGGAATACTATTTATCTGCGGCATTTTTTCCTTACCTCTTGAGTTTTCCCAAATTATATAGACCCAGTTCAAGAAAACTCATCCACTCCTCGTCGTCGCCCTCATCTGCCGAATTAATATTCCGCGTCCAATTCAGCAAGCTCCGCCAGTCATCACCATAATCGCCCAATATTTCGTCGCCCTTCTTCACATCCTTTATGAAGTAGTACACGCACGCCAAATCGTCATTTTTTTTAATGTACCTTATCTCTACATTTTGATCCTTCTTTTCATTGGCATGATTTACCATCCCTCCATAGCCCATAGGGATGATGTGCTTCTTGAACGAGTCAGAATAGTCGGCCGCAAACTTGAATGTGTTTGCATAAGTCGTGCAGACATCGGCCGGCGAACCTCTGTCAACCATTACGCCGATCACTTCAAGATTATCGCCTTTTTTTATATCCACAGAGGCAAACAAACCTAACCCGGCATTCTGCTGGCTGGATTCGGAAATATAGAACCTATTGTCCTTTTCCTCTATACTAATCAATGAATCCCTCCTTTAAAGCCTTGTTGACTTGTTTCATTGTGGGCCTAAATCCAAGATGCTCCGAAAGGCAATCCAAAAAGTGATTTTTTATGTCGGAATGTATGGCCTTCATAGTGTCTTTGCTTAAAGCATGCTGGTTTGCTTGGGCTAGTGCATCGTCATCAAGACCCCAGTCAAAAACATCACCATCTATCTTTATCACATTTTGATTCTCAACCCTGCATACTTCAAATTTTTTCATATAAAGGAAAGCCGCCAATTGAAAGTTATTTGTGTCTGAGGAGTTTTGGATATTCCTGGGAAAGTTGCCATGCTGTATAAGTCCCCGTTCTGCATGACCAGCGCCATTTCGTTCAAGTCGTATCCGTTTCCCTCGTCAAAAGCGACCACCGAGGTGAATATCACCTGCGTCCCAGTGGCCGCATCTATATTTGCCACCACAGGCTTGTTCACCCTGGCGGCTCCAAAGAGACCGTTCCTGTCGGCCGATACCATCTTAGGCACGCCGCCCGTGGTTCCTCCGTCGCCGAATATCATTCTGTTTATGAAGAAATCAAAGTCGTCTCCTATCATGTTTGCAAGCGAAAGTGCCAATGCCTCTCTTCCCGTCTGCAATATCGTGTTTCGGAATTCTATGATCTCTTTTTCACCACCCCTATGCTCCAGAATTGCCTGGACATCCCCTCTACATTTCATCTTTTCTTCGTTCATGTTTCCTCTCTGTATTCTATCTGGAATTCTATGTCCTCTTTTTGTCCAACCATGTCGATCTTCTCCCCAGAGTTGGCCGAGTTAAGCATAGACACGGTTCCGGCCAAGGCGTTGTCTTGAACCACCTTGATCGTTCCCTTTCCGGATCTATCTACCATCTCAAACACATTCGCTGGAACCGACGGGATGTGCCGTTCGGAGACCGAAAGACCAAGCTTTGAAAACTTATAGACCAAGAAGTTTATGTCTTGGCCATCCAAGGTGTAATTTCCCATCGGTCCGTCTAGTGTCAATCTGGCTCCATCTATCTCCGAAATAGAATAGTATTTTTGGTCAAATAACACCAAGAAGTTTTCCTTAATATTGTCGGATCTTATGTTGTTGGGATCCTTACTTGCACCGTTGGATATCAAAAGTCGCTCCTCTATGTTGGCATCAGCGTTTAATACTATTCCCTCATAGCCGAACTGTCCGACCTTGTTTTCCACCACCCTTCTGTAAACCTTTATGTTCTGGCCCCCCACAGATCCCTCATCGTACCCCTCAATATAAAATCCATTCTCATCGCCGCCCTTGAATGACTTTATTTTGTATCTTCTGGTCTCGTCCGGCCATCCGAGGTAAACATAATCTCCTATGGCCAAAACATTTCTCATTTCTATTTCTGGCCAATTGATTTCCACAAAACCGTATTTAGACACAGTTTTTGTTCCCGAATTCAAACTTTTTACCACATCCCCGTCTTTTAAAAGCTGCCATCCTACTATCGGCGACGATGGCGATTCATCCCCCAGCAGCAACGATCCATCTGGCATGATATTTTGAATCGCATACTCTTTGTCATCATGTCTGAATTTCCAAACAGAAGAAGCTGAAAGCCCCTCATCAATATCGTGTTGTGTCGTTATCCCAAGCATCCAAAAGTCTGCGTTTTCATCATTGAAAGTAACCTTGTCCGATTGAGCTATGTCCACATTCAAATCTGCAATCTTGTTGGATATTCTGTATTCAAATAATGGACCAATCGCCAATTCATTTACGGATCCATAAATTTCGGCCGAGTTTCTGCTAAACCTTGAGATCGTGTAGTTCGCAACCACATTCCCCAGAACCTCCAGCAGATTTCCACTGTCAAAAGGATCGGATTCTGCAAAACCGGTGTTGATGTTTTTGAACTCAAATCCTTGCGTCTTATTTTGGAAGCTTGCGTTATTCATTTCGTCTTCTGTGTTTATGCTAGAAGACTGGAGTACGATCCTCTGATTGCAAATGCTCCCGGTCCCGTCGGGAACGACCACGGACATGCTGGCAAGCGCCTCCCTCTTGATGTTCTGCATCTCTCTGCGATCCATGTCTCTGTTGAATATGTTCTGGCCCTCTCCCGCGAGAATGGTGTCCTCTGCCGAATATGTGACTAGAGCCTCTATTCTCTCCTCGTTTGTCTTGATGAATTCATTAACAGATCCTGAAAAATTGAATGAATGGACTACGGCATGGAGCGGCATGAATTCCTCCACTACCCTTTTTGCCTCTTGCAAGCTGTCGTTTGAAAGCCTCTCCACCTCAAGGTCTAAGTTGTACTTGCTGCTCTGGCACTGGCCGCAAGGATCTGTAAATTCCTTGTCTATGTCACACGGGTTGAAACTATCACGCTTGGATCCGTTATATTCATCCATGTTGTAAGCATTTTCGCTGTATGGAAACTCCGTCCTTATTCTCCCCCACACAATAGGATCTGCCAGAGGATGTCTTACGGGAACCACAAGATCAAAAAGATCATCATCCTCTTCTATCAAACGCGTGTTCCAGTTTTTCGGAGGATAACTCTGACTCCTTTCGTCCCTGTCGTCCATTAAAGGCAGCTGCCTTATGTACTCATCGACGCTTCGCTCGCCCGAGGGAATTTCCCTGATTTTGTACATTATCCTTATTGAGTCGCCCAATTGCAACTCGGCACCAACCCAAGCCATTTCATCGCCTGATATATTGACATAGGATTCGACCCAGTTCTCCGCAGGAAGTTCTGGGCGTAGTGACTCCCACTCCGATCCCTCGCCCGCTTTCCTTATCCAAATCTCAAAGTCTAAGTCCACTGGAAGAAGGGCGTTTTTAGACAGCCTGAAGACTGAATTGCCCTCATATTTAAAGTGCTCTTGAAAGGTATATTTTGAAACCACCTGCCACAGCTTGGTAATTTTCAAGAACTTCATCCCAGCGTCCGAGAACGCCTCTTTTAGTCCGACTATGCTTCCCTTCTTCTTGAAGTTCGGTATTGCCTTTTTTATCTGCCTTCTCCACAAGGTAGGATCGTTGGACTTAAGACTCAAATTGAAAAAATTTGAAAGAAGCGGGAGAAGCTGTTCGTGGGTAGCGTTGGAATCAAGAAGGTCTATTATTTGATTCGCCATGTTTTCTAGGAATGTGAATCCCGCCGCCACCGCACCGTTTAAACCTTTCATCACCCTAGGGGTCAAGTCCGTGTCTGATATTACCGTCTTGAACATTTCCGGCGTATACCGATCCAAAAGCGTCTCGTATTTTTCTGGATTTGTAAAATGCGTCGGTATGCTTGTAGTTACAAGCGTGCTTCCGTCCAATGAAAAAAACATATGGGCGGAAACAGTGTCTCCAACAAGGTTGGGCATCCAAGACCAGCAAATGAAATAATCGCCCTCTCTGCATCCGCTCGTGTCCCATTCAAGTTCAAACTTGCCCTCTATTATTTCGTTGCCTTCTTCGTAGGGAGCAAGGATATTGTCACCCTCCGTCTTTGCTCTCAATTCGGTCGGAACCAAAGAAGGATTGAGCCAAGCCGGGAACAGCTCTCCGGTCTTAGGATCTTTGTAGCCACCGAAAACCTTTACCGGGGTGGCCTCTTTGTAGAAAAACTGTGATGTGGACTTGGAACTGTCAAGCTTGGATTTCAAAAATTCAAGCCGCTCCATGGAATTTTCCGTCGGGGCGTCCGCAGGATCTTGAGGAGAGGAAAATCTGAAGAAGTCCAGAGGTGACAAACCAAGCTCAATCCCGGCAGATTCAAGAACCCATCCCGTTTCTATATTCTCTATTCCTTCATCTACAAATAAATATGCTCCTCTCACCAACTTGTCTGAACTGTTAGCATCCTCTGCCCTCGTCCATGGCCCTGTTTTTGCAACATATATCCCATTGTCACTTCTTTCAACTTGATCCTTAACCAGAACCCGTTCACCCTCAACAATGTACACACCGTCTATTTCTTGCTCGCCCACCAGGATTATTTCTTCCGTTGTGGCAACACGAACGCTTTTTTTGGCCTTCAAGCATATTTGTCGCTTTAAAGCTTCGTATTGATTTTTAAGTTCAGCATCCGCTGTTTCGTGCTGGTATTCTCTTGCAGTAGAATCTGTGAACTCTCTGTTCACGAAATATATGGTTACATTCTTTATCTGATACGGAGTGCGTAGACATCCCTCGCCGTCTCTAGTCTCGAGGACGAACTTTGCCTTTTCGGAAATTTTCACGCTTTCTTTGCCCACTGTTTTAATCATTCATCCTCATTCATACATGAAAGCCACTTCTATTGATCCCGGCCTTATTATCTCAAAGAACTTCGCAGTCACCAAAGAACCTGAGTTATTTGGATAATTTGTTGTGAATGTTATTTCAAACCCCTCGGCCTGCTTAACAGACGACAGATTTTTAACAAGGTCACTGTCCTTCAGATATTGTCCGAATTCCCAATTCTGCAAACCAAAGAAGTCTTGTATGCTGTTTTCTATGTTTACTCTTATTTCCTGCTCAAACTTCTTGTTAATCTTTGACAGTACCACCTCTACCGACACATCAACCTCAATTACTTGGCCATCTTTTATGCAGATGTAGTCAGTTATCATTTTTTTTGTTTCTAGGAGATTCGCGAGTTCTTGCTTCAGTCCATCGCTTGCCTCCTGGAGACCGGAGTTCCCGTTTCTGGCAAGAACATAAATATCCACTACATTGCCAGCGCAGCCATGATTGCGGAGTACGGCCGTTGACTTACCTATCTGTCCATAGTATGGAGTGACAAATTGATCCGCCAGAGTTTTATAATCAAGCCCTGTTACCGCCCTGTCTTGCGTCCTGAGATAGGCCGGAAGCTTGCGGCGTATGTCCTCTATAGAGTCCCCGTCATAGCCGTGGTCTCCCTTGGTATAATTAGAAAAAGTGACGGGAACATTAGAACTAAGTCCAAAAACAGTCGCTTGGCTCTGATACTCCACATACCCAGTGACTATGTTGCCCCTAACTCCTCCTCCCGTTCTGGCTTTTATTTCTATCTGCGAACCGTTTGGAGGAGAAAGGCCTGCCCTGTTATTGCCAAACATTATGTAGGCCCTGTAGGAGGAGTCCAACTCCACTCTGTATTCTCGTCGGGGCTGAGAATCACTGAAATATTCGACCCTCTCCCACAGTATTCCATCCACCTTCACGCTGATTGAGTCATATATGACAGAGTCTTTTGTGGTCTGGTAGGACTGAAGCGTCTGTCCAGTTCCTGTATAATTGTCTATAAATGTTCTGCCCTCAAGTCCGATCACGGAAGAATTCGTGTATGTTCCGGCGGGTATTATTATAGGCTCATCAAACATTGGGTTGTTTTTGGCATCTGCCGCAAATAGTTCTATTGATATAAGCCCATCTTCCGTGCCAACATCCACCGAGACTGGCGTAATTATTTCCAAGTCTATGTCTAGAGGATTATTTATTGTTGCTGTCCACATGGAACTTGAAGGAATTGGCGGGGTAGGCTTGAAGCCCACAAGTTGGCATAACCTGAAGGCATTGTCAGGTTCGGTCACCGTGTCAATGAATAGTTCGTTGACCATTTGATCCATCTTGAAAGACAGTGTGTCAGCCAAGAATGCCCAGTTTTCAACAAGCATTATGGCTATGGAACTTTCCACGAAGTCATTGAAGGCGTTGGGAATGACCGTTCCCGTCTCGCCGAACCTTTCCCTTATGAATTGAACAAGCCTTGTCTTGAGCGACCAAAAGTCCTGATTTGTGTAGTTAAGGCTGATTATCTTGTCGTTCTTTATCGGATTGGACTGAGAATATGGGGTTATTTCAAAAGGACAGTTTTCGGGCATCTTATTGGCCTCCGAGAGGTATTTCTAATTTAAGTTCTTGGACACTCTGTATGTTATTAAAGTCCGAAAACAAAATTCTTATGAGAAGTATGTGCCCAATATCCTCCTTTTTGTCCGAGTCGCTCAAGGAAGGCCCAATACTGTCGTACGAGTTTGTGACATCTATCTGCGTAACCGCTATTCTAGGTTCCCATTTTCTTATTGAATCGGCTATTGCTTGTTTTACATTTTCGACTACTATTGAATCGTTGGGTTCAAAGAAAAACTGTTTTAGTGGAGTTCCGAATTCGGGAAGCATGACCCGCTCCCCAGGTTCCGTAAGGAGCAGAACAAGCAGATCGGATTTTACTTGATTTACCCCTCCTTGGGTTCTCAGAAGTCCCAAGGGGTGTCTTGTGATCGGGTATGGAAGTCCTAGAAAAGACATATCAGTTACCTATGTAAGGGGGAGGGCAGTTTACGCCGTCGCATTTCTGCATCATGCTAAGCATGCTTATGCAAGGTGCTTCTAGCGAGGCCGAGGCAAAAACTCTGTCGCTTGCGACGAGCCTTGATGTCTTAGTTATGGGGTCTGTCAAGAGAACCGCCACTTGTCCGACGCAAGGCACGCATTCCATACTCTCCGAATCAGGAGGCGGAGGGCAATCTTTTCCCGCCATCAATAGTATGAACTTGTCCGCCAAGAATGCATGGATTTCCGCCTTATTAAAGTAAAAATTGCAAGACCAGTGCACCGAGTGTTGGGACGCAAGGGTTATCCAGTTTCTTGGGCCAAGGCATCCTCCCTTGCAAAAATCGTCTTTCGGCGTTGTTTCTCCAACCCCTACGACTGTGACATGGTCTCCCTCAGTCATGCAGATGTAATCGCCTCCGGCACGAATGAAGATGTATCCGCAATAATCACTTTCTTGCATTCTTATAAAATGAGGCCCACAACAAGCGTCGTACTGAGGCGCGGTTATCTGGATATATTGGGTCTGTGTATCTTTTTGGTGATTGTCGTCCGCCATCATCATTTCCAAACCGTATCCTGTCCTTATCCTTACAAATGCATTTGTGGCCTTGTTGATGGGCATCCCTCCCTCTCTTCTTTTGGGACCACACTGATCGTTATTCTCGTCAATCATTTGAATGATGTGGTTTGAGGTGCTGTGGAGTTCTATCCCTCTCCTTGGGCCTGCCTTGCAGCTTTCCCCTTGGGTGTCGTCATTCATCTCTATTCTGTTGCCTGTGGCAGTGAGGAGTCTGATGAAATTTTCATCGCCTCTTGTGTTGGGCAACCCGTCCGGCTCTACATCGCTGATCATTATCTGATGGCCGTGAGCCGACTTCCATGTTGTTTTGCCTTTGAAGACCTTGTCGCATCCATAATCAAACATTTGAATGCCCCGCTCCCAGTTGTTCTTGCCCTTGGGTTCGTTCACCGAGTCATCCATCCAGAATGTATGTCCGCTCAATGAGGTCATTTGTATTCCGGATTGCGGAAGCGTAGTCTTGTCTACCTTGTTATTTTGAGGATTGCCGGGACCTGTATATGGTCGGCATTCACTTCTGTGTTTAAAATAAGGATTTGCACACTGTCCCTCAGAACTTCCTCCCCCGCTTGATCCGCTTGCACCACCACCGCCTATCATCATCACACTTGGAGAAACGGGAGTGTTATCGCCTTGCACATTTGCTGGACACTGGTCAGGCTGCTCTATGGGCTCGTCTCCCTCGTTGCACTTGCTGAAATCTCCGGATCCGCATCCACACTTAGGATTTGCCCACTGGGCGGCAGGATGGACCCTGTCGTCCTTGAATATGAGGTGATTGCCTTGTGCCGACTTTATCTCTAACCTCTGCCAACGAAAATTACACTTGTAATTCCCATCCACCATCTTTATCATGTGCTTCTGAGGTGTCTTCCATCCATATATGTTTGGGTATGTTATCTTGTTTCTCGCCTCGGGATCGCTTTCAAAATCATTGATTGAATCTATGTCTATCCCGTTGTAGTTCTCTGTATTCCAAGGGGGAAACACTTGTGTTTCGTCAGGACCCAAAAGATACCCTCCCCGGTGGCCTCTGTGGATTTTTTCATATTCAGGAACGGGAAAGTTCCATCCGGGTGACCTGTCCCTATCCCATGTGGTTCCGAGATAATATGGCCACTGCCTGTTCCCAGCCTCAAATATTAAGCACAGTTTTGATCCGGCTGGCGGAACCCAGGTACAGCCCGAGTCGTCAAAACCACCTTGATTAGAAATCGGATACGCCCAAGGGAGTGAGTCTACTTGACTGTTCATCATGTGCTGCAAAGGACTGAAATATCTGACCCTTCCCATTTTCCATGGGTCTATTGTGCTTATACAAATTGCCGTGTGCATACCATATATCGCCTCTTGTTGGGCCGGTATGTCCACATTATCCTTAACTACAGTCGTAACTAATGATCTTACTCCATAACCCATGTCAGAAAATCGCTCCTCTACTTGAGCGAGTCTCTGCTCTATCATCTGTATGTTTTCAGGAATGGAACTATAATCTGACCTTATTTTATTATCTGCCATATATTAATCCTTAGCTCGGACCTCCGCTCCCCGCTCCGCCAAGTGGCTCTCCAACAGGAACATCCACGCCCGGCAAGGCGAGGAGCAACTTTAAAGTAGTTGTATAAGATCCTGATTGAATGGAGTGATTTATTCCTTCTACCATCCATTTTCTGTTGCTCATGATCGGATTACACCCGGGCTCTGCGAGCCAAACTCCACAACCATCACCTCCCAAATGAAATGGATTTATTGCAACTATTGAAACATGTTTCCCTTTCGCCATTTGACAAAACATAGGCCTAGGATCCCCCAGTATTTTTAAATCGGCCCTCATTCCTTGACCATTTGAAGATATTCTTCCCGCAAGAAAATGTGCCCTTTGAGACTTCATCAATTCTTTCCATGCATTTTTGGGTCCATAGGATTCCCAAGCTTGTTGAGTTATTGTTAATTGTTGTTGCAAACCAACCTCATTGCCACAATCTCCATCTTTTCCACTTACTTTGGCATCTATGTAATTTTGATTTGCCGTGTTCCCGGGACCGGATGTTCCTCCGCCGGCCAAAAAATTTGATTGTGCGTTTGTCCAATTAAATTTAGGAGTAAATTCTATCACCGTACTGCACTTTCCTCCATTGACTATAAAAGTTCCAAGATTTGAATCCACATCACTTTTATTACAAGCATTAAATTCTGCTTTCAATACGTCCGGAAAAATAACCAATGTGTTGGGTTCTGTCGGCCACCACGCCAACGCAAGGCCCGATCCTTCGGCAGTCCCATCATTTATTCTATATGGCTCTAACCATTTTACTATGATCGCAAGCCTATTTGAATTGTCTCCTTGCCAATAAACTTTCGGCCCGCCTTTTCCGTATCCCTTCCAATCAAATTCTGTGTCTACGAATTTGCCGTCAGGTTGTTTTTTCATGAATCTGACATTAACTTGCGGTTCTTTAGAACACAAAGTCCTTATCGCAGTTTCTATGTCAATCGGGTTTTCTTGTGTTCCCCAAGTTTCATTGCTTCTCATTGATTCAAGTAGAGGTACGACAGTGGCCCCTGTTATCTTATATTTTATTTTTCCTTCGCTGTAATTTACATCCAAGTCTCTGATGATAGTTCTAAAAGGAACAGACGGGACAACCCTTTTTTGGCCTTCGCATGTGATCATCGTCCATCCGAACTGGAATTTCATCTGAGTATCAAGGCCAACTCTATAGGGACACTTCACCAATGAATCTAAAATAGCGCCCATTCTGCCGCCGGATTCATCTAGAATTTCAACCTCAACAGTAGGCGTATCAGACCATCCGATTTCAAAAGATTTTATGCAAGCCTTGTTCTCATTTGTGGGGTAGGATTTGTTGCCGACCGTTATCTGGTCTCCGTTGCCGATTTGCACCCAAACCCACGGGGCAAAACTCTCTGCTTGTTCTCTTGCCGGACCGGGCAATTGGAGCTCCCCACATGCGTAATTGGCCGCACATCCCGCCAGGCAGTTTTCACTAACCATATATGTTTTCCGGTAGGACTATCGTCCTTCCCGCCTTAAATTCAAATATGTCCTTTATGCTGTTCACCTCCATTATCTTCCACCAAAAGTCTGGTAATCCATATTTTTCCTTTGAAACCAGATCTGGTCTGAATTCCATTCCTGGGGGAATTACAGCAACCTTATCTCCACTAGATTCAACAAACTTATTTTTTTTGTATGTTTCAAATGTGATTATTTTTTCATCTGAATAATAGATAATTCTGCTGTCTGCATATCTGCTCACTCTGGTTACGAATTCCATAGCGCTTAAATTTGTGAATTCTATTTTGTTGGCCATCGTTCACTTCCCCAGTTTGAAAATTCTCTCTTGCCCCGGCAGTTCGGCACTTTTGTATACCACATCCCAACTGGTTTCTATGTCAAACTTGAAAGGCACGAAGGTCGCTTCTTCCCAAGCAACCTCCGTAGGAAATTTAACAGAGTAATTTTTCAGAATTACGCATAATTCTTCGTATTCGGCGAGCAATTGTCCGCATTTCATGCGACAAACAGGGGGAGGCACGAAGGGAGCCCCGTTTTGACCCATTTGGGGATAGGTCGCACTCTGAATCGCCCTGAGAGCCATCATATTGTAGTTTATATCCTCGGGCTCTGAAACGATCATGTGTATTGTCATCGTTATTGCCCTGTTGTCCGACTGGGAGTAGGTTTTGAGGGGAGAAGACCTTCCGATAACCACCTCGTCGTTATAAGATGCGGACTTGGTGTCTGTTATTTCGGGAAGAACTTTCATCTGAAGTGTGAATTCATTGTTCTTGTAGTACCTTCCCGAAAAGTCACGCAACGAGAAACAGTCTTGGCATGGTATTATTATGTAACAATCTTTTATGGGAACGAGAGGACCGCCCGTTATTGTTGCTGCTGGCATTGTTTTTACCTTTTTTACTTTCCGTTATTTACAAGACTTCTATTTGCACTATCTCCCACTCGGCCATATCTGCTATTTCCAAAAATTGCCGCATGCACGGGACTTCTGGGATCCCTTGTATTTCCTTGGCTATTTGCTCCTCCGCCCGGCAATATGGATGACCTCGGCTTCATAAGATCTACCAATGAATTGATGGCTTCCTTTATCTGGACAAGTTCGTCAACTTGCTCCTTGGATGCCTCTTCTATCCTTGCCAACTCGTCGCTCTGCAATTTATTCGTCCCAGCTTGGGCGCTTGTCTTTTCTCTAAGTATGGACTCGGTTATGTCGCGCAAGTGAACTGGCTGAACTGCACCGACCTCCGATTCGCTTTCTGGCCTTACCATCGGGATTGCGTGGTGCCCAACCGGCGTGGTGAGTGCCACCGCCCTGTCCTCTAGGCCCACTTGCGTCTTCTTCAATAGGTTTTCAAGACCCGATCCGGAAGTTGCTGCTGGCATCAGTTTGCCCATCAAATCGTTGAGGGCTTTTTCCGTATGAGTGTCATGAACATATATGGACCCAGGGTTTTGTCCCATTTCCATGGTTTTTTCCATGGCCTTTCCTTGTTCCACTTGCTTGTCCAATGAATCTCCATAGCCGAACATCGACTTCAGTCCTCCCCAAGCCGAACTAAATCCTTTTTGTATTGCTGCTCCCACGATCTTGGCATTCTCTACTGCCGCCATTCCCGTTTCTTGTATGGCCATTCCAGCCTTAGAGCCGGCCTCCCAGACATTACCTTGCAACAAGTTCGCCCCAGCCCCATAGACGCTACCTACTGCGTGTGCAGTGCTTGGGCCGTTGGTCTCCATCGATCTGGCTTGTTCGGCTGCCGTCTGGCTGAAGCCCTCCGCAGCCGCCCCTAGCCCCGGAATCCATCCTTTCATCCATCCCCATATTCCATTCAATCCTTCTTGCAAACCACCCAGCCATGTTCCCCAAGCTGCCGGATCTAGCATCTTGCCCATGTAGTTGCCGAGCTGTTCGGATTTCTTCAAGGCCCAGTCAACCGCACCCCCGGCCGACTCATAGACTCCATACGCCTTTTCTCCTATCCATGAACCGACAGAGTTGAATCCGTCCTTGACCTTTCCTCCTACCCACATCGGAAAGTCAACGAAGGTTGATTTCAACCCGCTGCCAATGGTGCTAAATGCTCCTCCTACATTGTCATATATCGTATCTGCTATCCATCCTCCGCCGAGACTGCCGACAATACCCCCAACAAAAGCCCCTACTCCGGTTCCTATAACTGGAATTATGCTTCCTATAGCCGCGCCCGCCGCCGCCCCGGCAAGACCTCCGGCCATCCCGCCGGCAGCCCCTACTGCCGCCTTACTTGTGCTCTCGCCCGTCATCTTTCTAATGCCGAAATCAATCAGCGGGCCCACGACAGGGAGTTTCTTTGCTGCAACGCCGACAAATTTAGACGCCTTACCTAAGAAGCCAAGCGCCTTGGGAGCCGCCTTTGCAATATCATCGGCACTGGACAAAACCACCTTCGCGGCATCATCAACAACAGCAGCCTTTGATGTTGCTCTAGCGGCCTTACCCATACTGCCTCCCATTTTGCCGAAGGGATTGGTTTTTGCCACATCATCCGCATTTCCGAAAATCTTTCTGAACCAACCGCCCTTTTGAGCCGCAGCCTTCCCCGCAGCCTTTGCTGCATCATCCGCTGCGGATGCGACTGGGTTGGCTGCGGCAGTAGCCGCTTTTCCTGCACTCTTTGCAGTCTCTTTTCCTATTAGGCCGATCTTTTGCAAGAAATTGGTCACGGGCTTGAAAAGATAGTCGCTGAACTTCTGGCTTATTGATTGCATTGCGCTGGCGAACGGTTTGACGAGCCAGTCATCCGCTAACTTTGCGACTCTTGACCCAAGATTTTTCAAAGGTGTCAATATGTATTCGTCCGCCCACTTTAGAACTTTGCCCCCCAAGTCCTTCAAAGGTTGCCAGATATAATCGTCTATCCATTTCCCAAATCCCTTAAGCCAACCCAATATCTTGCTAAACCACCCTCCTGATATGTAGTCCAACAACCCCTTCCAAGCCCTTATCGCTATGCCGACATAATCGTACAAGTTTTTCTTAAAAAGCGAGAAGAATTCGTCAACATACGGCGATAGGTTCTGCCACACCTTAGCAGCTCCTTTTATGAATCTTCCCATGAGCTTTATGGGAGACCTAACAAAGGTGTTGAACAAGCCCTTCATTATTTTGAACGGAAGCTTTAAGAAAAAGCGCGCCACATTGAACACGAACTTTCCAAGTCCAAGCAAAACGGTTTTTGCCATTCCGGCAAAGAAGCCTGCTATTCCGTAACACATGTCTGGAATTATTGAATTCCATATAAGAATATCACCTAGCCATTTGAAAGGAGATATTATGTCTGCGGCTATGCTCCAAATCCAATTGACTATTGGTTTGAATATGCCTGTAACCGCATCCAACATTGCTCCGCCCATGTCTGTCAAGTTCTTCCCTAGTGCACTCCAATCGCCAGTAAATATAGAGCCTATTGCCTTTACAAAACTTGTAACCCATTTAACTGCGGCAGCAAATACATTTGCTAAAATTTCAACAACACCTATTACGGCGCTTATGGCCTTGACCACAACCCAGAGTGCGGCTCCTATTGGTGCTCCAACAATCCAACCAATTGCTCTTCCTATCGGCTTCAGCCACGGAATAATTAAGGCAAATGCTCCGCTCAAATCGGCCGCTTCCGCACCGAATATGCTGGCTATTGAGTTGAAAACCTTCAGGAACGATTCTCCGATTCCCTTGAATTGCTCTCCTATGTATAAAAACGCCCTGCCAACTGGTTTTAGAACATCGTAGAAACCTTGGAGCACTCCCTCAAAAATTGTGAACGCTCCATAAAGCGTCAAGGACAAGAACTTCTCAAGCCACTCAGCAGCCCCGCTGAACCTCAGCAAGCCGAATGTCAAACCATCCAATATTCCAACTAATGCTCCCGAGGTCGTTGACGCGGCGTACATTCCCCATGTCATGTCTTGGGTCTCTTTGCCCATGGCCTTCATTAGTCCTTCAAAGTTCTTTCCGGTGTTCTGGAATCCGCTGACTGCACCAAACACCGCGTCGATAGCCGTAAAGACCAATTGGGCGGTTCCGGCAGTACCCCCCAATATTGCCGCCCTTGCTCCCTTCGCGGTGGCCATCATGCCACCTTTGAATATTCCGCCGATGTTTCTAAAGAAGCCCCCGAAGCCGCCAGAGAACACCTTCGTCAGGCCAGAGAAGCCCCCCTTGCTCTTCCAGGCTCTAGAAATTAAATCAAATGGATTGGGTCCTCCCACCAAGTCTATTTTTAAACCCTTCCATACATTCTTGAAGGAGTTTGTAATGAAATTAAAGCCCTTGGCTACTCTACCTCCCGTAAAAACATCAAAAAACTTATCCACGGACTGGAATGACGATTTGAGTATGTTCTTTGGGGGAACCTTGAAACCCAACCCTGCATTTCCGCGCCTAGCCAGAGCGAATGCCTTGCTGCTTTCTTTAAATGCTTTTTTCACATGATCCAGTGCCGAAGCTGTAGTCTTATAAGGTCTCGTGTTTTTGAAACTGTCCAACAACTTTGTTAGCGGCTTCGTCTTGGACTTTGAAAATGTGTCCAAAAAAGCGTCCCCAGAATTCAAAAGCGACTCAAAAATTCCCTTGGGCTTCAATTTGAAGAAATAGGCATCAATTCCTTTTCTTGACTCCTTGAATGATCGTGAAGCATTTTCAAAAGCATTTCCAACCTTATTGAAGAATTTAGATCCTCTTTCTCCAACATCCTCTAATGATCCGACAATGTTGTTTTTCCATCTATCTCCCGTTTCATCCAATGATCCAAAAATGTCTCTCGGATTAAATCGCTTGCCGCCCGCGCCGCCGACCCCCGCAGCCCCAGCCGCTGTCCCGCCCATGCCCCCCAAACCAGCGAGCCACGATCCTATTCCTCTGACTGGGCTTCCCAGCGTCGCCCACAACGCCGCACTGTTTAGTCCTATTTGAAGCGCAAGCAAGCCCATGGATCCTATCAAGGCCATAGAGGAAGATACGAATTTAGAAACAAAGTTCCTGACCTTCTCATTAAACTCAGCCATGCTATTCGCGAGGGCCTTTGCCGGATCCAGAGCCGCCTCAGTCTTTGTCGCAAGAATCTTTTGATCCTTGTCAAACTTGTCGTACATCTCATTGAATGTCTTTGTGTCGCCCGTTTTTAGCGCCTTGAGCATCGCACTGTAGTCGCCGACATCCAATCCTTGTTCCTTTTGACCCTTCATAAGGGCCTCTACGCTCGCAACCATGCTGTTTTCAAAAAACTTTTGTTCACCCATCCCAGCAACTTGTGCTGCCATCTGCTCCTTCGTTCCGCTGAGGCCAAACTTTTTGGCCATCTCGGCGGAATTTGAGGCGAGATTTATCATGGCTGACGACATATCATCTTTACTATTTGAAAAATCTCTACTCTCGTAGATCTGCTTCATTGCGTCTTTTAGATTTATATCCTCAGCCGATTTTTCTCTGAGCGACGCAAGGGCGTTCTGTCCAGCGCCCATTATCGCTTGATTCTTCTGCTGTAAGGCTTGTTTCTTCTCTTCTTCTGTCCCAAACTTGGAACTGGCTTTCTTGTCAAGCTCTTCTAATGTTGCGTCTAGTCCCCTACTGGACTTTTCATATGTTGACGCCAAACTCTCCAACCCGGCTATGCTTGTTCCCAAGCTTTCTGAAAATACAGACAATATCTGTCTTTCTTCCTCGGACAGATTTTTGAAATCCAAGTTCTTTCCTTGGCCGGGACCTCTTCCTATCGCCTCAGCAACCATATCTTTCAAACTTGAAGCAAAAACCGATTGATCCTTTCTGGTCTTTCCGAAATTTCCAAAAATCATCCTCTCCGACGCATCGCCCCCAGCTTGTGCAGCAACGCTAAAAAGAAGAGCTTGAGTACGCTGATCGGCATTCATCATCCCGGCATAACTGGACATAGCCTCTACGAACTTTGTGTTCTCTTCAAACCCGGTCTTCTTGAACTCGGCGACCATCTGTATCGTTGATCTTGCCGCTGAGGATGTGAGGATTCCTTGGTTCCTCATGTTTTTGAGGATTCCCTCGGACGATTTCATTGCTCCCAAAAGCTCATCCCCGGTCACCCCCGTTGAAAGAGCGACATCCCTCATGCTTCTTGCGAGGTCGCTCATTTGGTTTGCGCTCATTCCGAGCGTCCTGTGCCAATCACCAAACAGCTCGGCCGTCTGCTGCGTCTCTGATCCGATCATCGTAGACAAGAACAAGCCAGACTTGAGAACCTTTAACCCATCCTTTTGATTCTTGAATCCTTTCTTGAAGTTTGTAGTCACTGCCTTTTGGAGAGCGTCCACAGTCTTGCCTGTCTCACTGACGACCGAGCCGCCTAGATTGGCGAACTCGTTCTGCATATTTCTAAATTCACCCGTTACGCCTTGTGTTTGAAATGCTATTTCCTTCATCTCTTGTCCGAACTCTGTGGCATCGGCCACGGAGCCCGCAAAGATGCTCTGTATTAAACTCCCATGCCCGCCAAGCATCATGCTGCTAACGCCCATCGCAAGCTTGGCCATCCGTACCTTAAAATTGTCATTGAACCCTTGGTTGATGTAGGCAGCTAGATCCTCGCCGTGCTTTCTATACCTTGCAGCATCGCCCGGATCTCCCGGCGAAGATGGGTTAATGGGCGGCCCTCCTCCGTTTCGTCCACCACCAGATCCATGCCTCAACGCCGCCGCAGCCGCCCTTTCCGCACGGCTGTCCGCGCCTATCGCTGCCGTTGCCGCACCGGCACCCAAAAGAATGCGTTCCGACACTTCTTGTCTGGCCTTTTCATGGCTAGCCAGTATTTTTTGAAGTATGCTATTTGTTTCTCTTAATGACTGCCTATCGCCTTTGCTTGCTTCGGAGGAGGCAGATTTTTGTTTCTCAAGTTCATCCCCAACTTCCTTAATCTGAGCGACCAAGTTCCGCAATGCTTCTACATTATTGCTAACATTTTCGCCTAGATCGCCCAATGCCTTGACAATTTCCGAATTCAAACTTTGATCTTTGGCCATTTTAGACACATTGTCTATCACTATCTTCGTGGCAGACAGCAGCGAGGCCGATAATTTTTCAAATTCAGCACTATTGATTTCGGTTACTCTTCCGCGTGAATCATTTATCTCTGCCATCACTCTCCGGTGTTAATCTGTCCTTGCTGGGGCTGGTTTAAATTAGTCATTTGGCTTGCTTTTGGGTTTATCTGCTGCCTTATCTGCTCTTGAACTTGTCGTCTTATGATTTGAACCTCGGCCGGGTCATATGACCGCACGGCCGACATCACACTCAGCAAGAACTTGCTATCCAGAACCTTCATTTGCCTTATACCCGCCCTTTTGTAGGATCTGTATGCCGCCTTGAAGTTCTCATCATCCGATACCGACTTGTAGGAAAACCCCATCTTGCCGGTTCTGGCTATTAGATCCCTTATTGAAGGAAAGGTAAGCCTGTGCAAGTTTATTCCTGAGATCTTGTCAGAAGCGGGATTGTTCTCCACAACTATGATGAGTGGGTAAGGATCATGACGCCAGAAAGTGTAGTTGAAGCTCACAAGGCTTCCCCTCACGGCAATAAAGTTGCCTTTCATTCTTCGGTTCGGGTTGGTTACAACATCTTGACGAACCGGAGCAAAGAACTGCTCTAGTAGACTCGATCTATTTCGGGGTTGAAAAGCCATTTATAGCCTATGGGTAAGCCGGTGGGGTGGGCTACGTATATAGGCTTTTTGGCGGAAATTTTGGTCAGATCACATGCTGTTGGATAAGTCTCCGGCACTTCCGTTGACTATTATCTTGTTCTGTGGATCATTCGGGGTGGAATTGAGTTCTTCTTGAGCCTCGGAGCTTTTCTTAAAGAAGTTCTTGAACTCGTCCACTACCGCCTCTTTTATCTTCTCGGCGGCCTCCTCGCCGGTCATGTCGGATATGAGATCCGAGAAAACCTCCTCCAAGTTCAATGAGTAGGCCTTGCCGTACGGCTCTGTGTCGCTTTCGTTTTGTATTCTATAAGCAAGGTTAGATCCCACCTTGTATATGCGGACGCCCTCAAAGTTGAGTCCTTCCTGAGGGGTGCTGAGAAACAGATAAGGATTGTCGCTCTTTAAGAAGTCATCCACCTTGAGCCCACCCTCACCCAGTATATCTCGTATGATCTCCAGCTCTTCTCTGGCTCTCGCGTTTTTCTTGTCTATAAAACTTGAAAATCTCATTTTAGCATTGCCTCATCAGTAGGTCGTGTACGCTGTAAACACATCTCTTCAGAACTTTCAAGTCGCTCGGATTGCCAGGATATGCGAACTCCTTGAACTCCGTGCCTTGCATAGATTCTGCCGCTTCCCTGATTGTTGATAAGCCGGCCGTTAAGAAGAGCATGCCGTTTCTTTTTTCCATGAACTCTATCTCGTCCATCCTGGGGTTGCCGTACTCATCTTGACCATCTGTTTCTTTGACGAAGTAAATCTTGAGGTCTATCATCGGGACTATTTGGCCGTCGTCCGTGATCATGGCTTCTGAGTTCTCAGACCGCACGGTCTTAACTAGAATCTTTCCTTCGGCGTAGGCTCCCCTGAGAGCGTTAGACATGTCCCAGCCCAAGTAGTAAATCGTTCCGCCCTCATCCACGACATTTATAATGAATGCTTGCTCGTCAAATTGCTTGGCAATTGATTCAACCACGATTCTTCTTCTTAGCACATCTCTTTCTTCGGGACTTCCGTCTGAAAGTCTCTTGAGTTCTGGCTCCGACAAATATCTCTCAGGATCATCCTCCCTCAAGCACCAACTGCCAAGAGCAACCTCGCCCCATTCCGAGTTGAGCCTGGTAGACATCTTTATTGAGTACTCCTTCTCGTTGAAGATGATATTTTCTTTATCGGGACTGCTGCTGACTTGCACCGAACCTGTAAGGGCGGCCAAGAACTTTCTGTGTATCTCGCCCTTGTTTCCGCTGTATCCCATCATCCTTATGAGAGCCTCATTCAGTCCGGGAACCGGCTCCAGGCCTTGAAATATGTGGTTGACAACGCTCGTTGCTGGATTGTTCTTGTCAAGCTGATCCTTAATGCTCTTCCTTATGTTCTTGGATGCGCTCGCGATGTTTGAGTTCATTCTCAATAACTGTATGTTCCAGTTGTCCTCGATGAACTTTCTCTGGTAGGGCTCCATTTCATCCCGATCTCTCATTGGAGAAAGCATGTCCATGAGCTTCGCCGCATCCCCCTTTATGCTTTCCTTGAAGTAGTTTGATTTCCAAACTTCAAAATCCAACTCTGAGTCGGACTCTTCGGGCATGTCCGGAACTTCTGGATCCTCCGTCACGTCATCATTCTGCTGCTGTGATTCCGGCTCTATCCCAAGATTTTGATCCTGTGCTTGCATTTCCTCGGAGGGCTCTTGTTCTGTTGGCTGTTGGCTCGTCTGAGCCGACGCCGCATCCATCTCCGCTTCTAGCCAAAATTCAAGATTGTGATTCATGGTTCCTTCTTCTCCCTCTGTATCTTCTCCATAAGCGACTTTCTGTTTATGCCGCTCGAGTCGTATATGTTGATTGTGTTGCCGCCCTTTTCCTTTCCTTTTCCCATCCAAGGCTGGAAAGTGTCGGGTTGCTTGAGTTTGATTCTCGTCATGAGATCGGCTATCTTTGCCATCTTGTCGCTTGTCTCAATCTTTGTCTTAAGAAGGTTGACAAGGGCCTCCTTGCTTGCGGTCGATGAATCTCCATCGTTAAGAACCATGTTTGAAAAAGTATCAACTAGACCAGAAACTTGGTTCCTATCGTCGCGCAGATTGTTCATTATCTCGCCGTACACCCCCAAAAGGGACTCGTCGCTAATAATTGACAATTCCTGGGATTTGGGATTCATCACCCCATTCTCTACCTCCGCCTCCACCACTTCCAGTTCTTTGTCCATATCAACTATATAGAATGACTTCTTACAATTAATTGCCAAAGGTACTCATGGACAAAGAGGGTGATCCATCTTTTTGGGAATCCATAGATAAAATTTCGGACAGGGTTAAAACCGTAACGAAAAGAAACCTTGAACTTGAGAAAGAAGTTGACAATCTGATGCGAACAAGGCATGACCTGGAGGTAAGGGTCAAGTCCCTAGAATCTAATGATATAGAAGGCATAAAAAAGCAGCTATATGAAATAGATAGTAAGGTCAGATCCTTCGAGTCGGATCACGACAAGAGGAGGGCCAACTGGAACATGGTTCTCAACTTCGTTGTACAATTAGTTTGGGTTTCCATGGCCGCATGGTTGTTGACAAAATTAGGACTACAGGCTCCGTTATGAACTTCAAAGAATGGCTGGTTTCGGAAATAGCGACAAGAAATAGGCTTCCTTCGGACGCCGTGACGGACAAGGGAAATATGTACGGCATCCCGTTCGGCAGCTCGAGAACACAGGCGCCGATCAGTGCTGCCCTCACGGGTCTTGGCGGCGGAATCGGATTGGGAGTCAGAAGGGCCCAAGACAGAATGGGCGTTAATATAAGGCCATCGCCGCAGGTTGAGGAAATACCGACGGCCGTCTCAAGAAAGATACCCAATGGAATTTCGCTGCCGCTACAACTTCCCGCCTTGGAAAGAGACGATTATGGCAATCCGAAATACAGTATGACATCCACGTCTTGGAAGACGGTAAGCAGCATCATCCAAGATCCTGAAAACGACAATAGGGTCAGGAAGGTGGGCGAGCCTGAGAGTTCCGGAAAATTCATAGCTCCCGCCCCTGGAAACAATAGTGAATTTGGCTTCGCGATGGCCTTCACCAAGACCCTTATACATATTATGACCTTGAATGTTTGGAGCGACGAAGTAGGAAGCGAGGAACTTTCAAAATATGACTTTGACAACCCGCAGACAGAACTGGAGCACGCCGACAGCAACAACATCTTGACATGCGTGTTTTCTTTCAAGCGCCGCGACAATGTGCCCGACGGAATCAAGCGACAAAATTTTGAAAACGATTGAGGAATCATATGAAATCATTCAAGGAATTCGTATCCGAAAAAAACATAATCTCCGAGGAGATTGAAAAGAAAGACTGGCGCAAGGAATACTTGAAGCTAGAGAAGGGGTTTGTTCCGCCTTCCAATTTGCGACCCGTCATACAAGCCTTCCTTGACAGCGGATCCATATCGTTGACAAACGACCTTTCTTCCAAGGTGACGATGCCGAAGAAGTCTCTTTTTCTCGTCGGCGGCCCGGTAAGGGACTTTCTCCTCGGAAAAAAATCCAAAGACTTGGACCTTGCCACAAACGCCACTCCGGAACAGATAGCACTCATTCTGCATAACGCGGGTTTTTCTATAACCAGAGAGGACCCCAGCTGGGATCTGCCTTTCAAGCCGAAGGTGGCGGACGATCAAGACAATAAGAAGTACTACTTGAAGGGCAGAGATTCCGCAGACAAGCCCTTTGTCGTCGGTGCCGTTGTGAACGGAGAGGAATTTGATATAGCGACCTTCAGGAAGGACGCAAAGACAGTCAACGGCCAGTCCGAGGTTGATTTTGTGGACAATCCCCACGAAGATGCCGAAAGAAGGGACTTCACAATAAATGCGATGTACATAGAATTGAACAAGGCCGATGGGGAAAACAACAAACTCTATGACCCGACCAAATCAGGATATCACGACATACACTCCGGCACGATAAGAGCTGTAGGAAAAGCCGAAGCCAGGTTTGACGAGGACAAACTCAGAGTGATGAGAGCCATAAGGATGCAGTCCAAATACGGAAAGCAGCCGATGGATGTCTCTATCAAGGATGCTATATCAAAATTCTCGGATCTTGACGGCGTAGCCCTAGAGAGGGTTCGTGAAGAGTTCTTGAAGGGTCTGGAGGATGTTGATATAGATCCAAGGAAATACATCTCCTTGTATTCTAGGCTCGGCCTATTGAAGAAAGTCCTACCGGGCGTACATTTGAGCGTTGATGTCCCACTGCAGTTGCGCGACAAAAAAGACAAGTTCCTCGCCTTGGCTTGGATACTTAAGGAAAACCCAACCGAAATGGTTGGGCAAGTTTTAGGAAGAAGCAGGAAGGTTGGGGAAAAAGAGGCCCCAACTGGATGGTCTAATCAAGAAAGGGACACAGTCGTTTATCTTTTGAGACTGAAGGAATTTGACAAAGATCAACTAGATGATCTTATTAACAAGAGAAAAATACTCGGCATAACTAAGGATCAGATAAGAAAATGGGTTGAACTTTTTGATGTCGTTGACAAGCACACGGTGAAAACCCCGCGACCCGACTGGGCTAAAAGCGTTAAGAAGTTCGCCGACTTCTCGCCGGATCCAACTAAATTGGTTAGTTGGTATTCAAGGGACGAAAAGGGAAATCCCACCAAAGAAGTACACCCCGAAATCAAGGAAAAGGGGCTGGATAATGTGCCGCCGCACTTCAGAGGCACCGTAATAAAAGACATTAACAAAGGCAAATTGCAGCAGATGTTTGATACCCACGGCTCTTGATTACTTGTTATACCTTCTCTTGTATGATCTTATAACCTGCTGCAAATAGTTCGTGTTCACGGTAGGGTTGTGTTCCATCAGCGTCTCGTACGGCCCTAGGCTGCTGTAGAAGGTTCCTTGCTCGAATTGGTAGAACTTCTTATTGAAGACCGGGGGTATCCCGTTCTTGTAGTGTATGAAGTTTAGATTGTCATCCCCGTGGAGGAGTGAAGCTGCCAAGAACTTGCCCTTTATACCGCAGTGCTGGAAAGACTCGGTAAGTGTAAGCTCCCAGGCCGCTTGCTCGCACGGAAAGTTCTTGTCCCTTGACTTCAAAATCTGCATGAGGTTCACTTGTAGTTTGGAAAAGAATGTGTTTAATACATATTCCGAAGGCTCGTTGAATATGATCGGAGCCGAAACGAAGGGCAACTTGGGAAGATCATCCACCGAAACCTCGCGCTCCTCGGCCAACTTCTGGAGGTTGGGTTCAATCTGCTCCTTCACCATCTTCTCTTCTGCGGTCGATATGTCTTCGTAGTTGTTGACTATGATGCCATAATCCTTGTCGTCCTGTCCCAGTATTATGGGATTTCTAAGTATCATGTCGGAATGGATCAGCACAAACGGCGGCTTAAGTATATCATATGCCAAGGCGTACCTTAGCGCCGAGACCCTGTTCATAGGCAGATAGTCCAATTCTCGACCCTCGTTCGAGTGTATGAACTTCTTGCCGTAACGAACCAGATTGGAGGAATAATCCTTTACTTTTTGGTCGTTGTTCTCGGCCAGCCCTATGACCAAACTGTTTTCAATCCCATGCATCAAGAAACTTTCAATAAGCAGTTCCAGCTGCCAGTAAAAATAACTTGAATTTTCTGCGCTCACGAAATATTGCATGTGATAAAATAGTAACCTTTCCTTTTTTCTTGACAAAATTGCGGATCCGGAATACAATGTTGGGATGATCGCATCCGTGCTTAAAAAAATATTTAAGAGGCCGAAAGTGACCAAAGAAGACCACGGCGTAACATTTGAGACCCTTAGGCAACAAATACGAGAGTTGGCCTACAAGAAGTGGGAGGATTCGGGATGTCCTTGGGGACGCGACAAGGAGTTCTGGACTGCGGCAGAAAAGGAACTTTTTGGCGAAGACGCGCTGAAGTCGGGCGGGTACCGCATTGAAATTAAAGGATCACAATTGTTGATATGCCCAATCAATTCAGAAGTGCCTGTTCGAACCAAAGACTGAATCTTTTTTATTTTCCGGGACTATATTATTCCATGAAAAGCAAACTGGAAAAGCAGAAAGAAGCCGAAGAAAGAGCTCAACTCAGGGCCAAGAGAAGCCACAAGGATCAGATTGCACATCTAGATTCCATCTTCGGAAAGGATATCGGTGCCGCCAAGGAGCGGTCAAGGCTCAAGGCGCTCGTTGAGGGCTCAAAGGCCGTCAAAAAAGAAGCCCCGGAATCCAGTTCTTCAGACAAACCCAAGAAGTCCAGGAAGAAGGATCAGAAATAACAACAGTTTCCTTGCGGTTAAGTTTGTTTGGATCTACGGCGTAATCAGATCGCCTTCTTGCAAGACATAGGGAACTTCGGTAATGGAGCTTGGATTCTTATTGGCCGAAGTGTATGTGTAGCTTATCTTCCTTGCAAAATCACCAGCAACGCTTCCGGCCGGGTATTCTATTATCTGAGTGATCCTATCAGAAGGATCTACCGTTAACTTCTGAAAAGTGAAAAGTCCCGCTCCCCTTCCTTTGAGTAGTTCCCAATCTTCCTTCATATCTGCAGGGACAAAACCCGCGTTCTCTATGATGGCTTGATCGGCCGGATCCGACTCGTCAAGCATGATCAGCATTCCAACCGAGTCCTCGTACTTGGATCTATTTTGTATGGTGTGTCTTGCGAAGTACTCTGGGAGTTCAGCGACCCCAGCCTTCTTGTTGAATCCCAACTTTGTCTCGGCTCCGTAGTTTCCAAAGTACATTCTTACATTTTGTTTCTTGGCAGGATTCTTCATGATGCCCACAGAATCCGACCCATCTACCTTTACGACTCTGGCTATAAACAAGGATGAAAAGATTGACTCAGAGTTCAGATTGTCCACCACCTCTTGGGCGCTGGTATTTGCCGGATCAGCCCCGGATACATCTATGGACACAGACACCCAGTTCTTGAACTCGGGATCCCAAGCAAAGTTGAACTCCAAAGCCCCAGAAGACGAGAAATCGTACGGTCCCGGGTTCCAAGCAACCTGGTTGGATTGCAGGTTCTTGTTCGGAGCAACCTTGAATGTCGGCGCCAACTTCCTGTCGGCTAGAACAAGAAATCCTTGGTACTCTTGATCAAACAAATTCTGGAAAAATGCCATCTTTCATCCTTTGGTTTAACTACAAAACCTATATGAACTACTCATCCGCCAAAGACGGGTGGGTTTCTCGCTTCAACGCAGAATGCCCCTCCGGCAGACCTTGATCCGCCTTTAAGGTCTTCTTTCCGCTCCCCGAGCCAACCCCGTGGTTCCCACGGTTTAGTTTATTTAGTCCTTGACGCAGAATATTTCGTGCGGCATTCAAATCACGGTCATGCCTCACCCCGCATCTTGGACAAGTCCAATCACGATCCTTGAGAGTCAAGGAGTCATTGATATATAAACAGTCGTAGCACTGCTTGCTTGAAGGAAAAAACCGGTCAATCTTGCAAACCGTTCTTCCATACCACCCTGCCTTGTACTTAATCATCCTCGTCAACTCCGAAACCGCCGCATCGCCGAATGCACCTGCAACTTTGTGGTTCCTCATCATGTTCCTCACCGAAAGGTCTTCGAGGATTATCGCTTGGTTCTCACGAACAATCTTTGTAGAGACCTTGTGGAGATGGTCTGTCCTGATGTTGACCATTTGCTGGTACAGCTTGGCGATTCGGACTCTCAATTTCTCGTGCCGTTTGCTTTTCTTCTCCGTCCTGCTGAATCTTTGCTGTAACTTCTTGAGTTGCGAGCGGAGGCTCTTGTATGGACGGATGTTTTTGTGTTTCTTGCCGTCACTCTGAATTGCAAGGTGTTTCAATCCCAAATCGACTCCGACTATTTTTTCTACCTTGGGAAGTTGCTTGATTTCCTTTTTAACATTGATTGAGACGAAGTATTGCCCCGCCTTGTTCTTGCTTATCGTTGCGTGGCAAATCTTTCCTTGCACTTCTCTGTGGTTATCGTATTTGATTCCTTCCTTGAACTTTGGAATTTTGATTTTGCTGTTACTCAAAGAAATTGCCTGCGGGACAGTGAACGACTGTCTGCCGTGTCTCTTCTTGAACTTCGGGAACTTGGTCTTCTTGGAGAAGAATCCGTTGTAGGCTATCTCCAGACATCGGAGCGAGAATTGCAGGGCTTGAGCGTTCGTTTCCCTCAACCAAGCCAGTTCCTTCTTCACCTTGGTCAACTCGCCGGCATCGTCGTAGTAGTTCAAGGACTTCTTGTGGTCTTTCTTTTCCTCGTTCTCTGCGTAGAACTTGATCCTTCTTTCAAGGAAGTGGTTGTACACATACCTTACGCATCCAAAATGCTTGTCAAGCAGTTGGGCTTGATCCTTCGTCGGATACAATCTGAATTTGTAGGCATAGTTCATACTATGCGTACATATGCACCTCGCATAGTTTTTTATTCGCTCCCCAAACCAATTGACTTAAATCCTAAAATTGATTAAGATTATGCATCCTTCAACGAAAATAATTACCTATGCAACTTAAAATCTGGGAAATTCACTCTAAATCCTGCAAGATAGAAAAGGCCGAAAAGTCGTGCAAGGGCTTGGCCAACCAGGGTGCCGTACAATGGTGCGGGCCCTATGTAAATGCCAACCAGTACGGGTTCTGGGTATACCCTCCCGTGGACATGGACTTTTCTTTTGAAAACGGCAATTTTAAAGTGACAAACATGGAAGGGTACGACGACGAGGATTATCGTGTCGTGCGCTCATTGATTAGGCCGGAGGACCACTCGGACTTTGAGAAGTGGATATTTCCGAACTCCGGCAGGACAAAGGTGACATTTGGATCCGTAGAACCGAATGTCGTTCAAATCTGGACTGGTTTGATATTCCAAACCCCTCCGGGGTGGTGCTTGCACATACGCAGTCCGATAAACTTTCCCCAATATGGATTTAATGTCATGGAGGCAGTCCTGGAGACCGACTGGCTTCAGTATGACATATGGATGAACCTGTCGGTGACGGAGGTCGGGAAAATCATATCAATACGGAAGGATACGCCCATAGCCCAACTTGTTCCCGTGAGAAGGGAAGGATTTAAAGGCGATTGGGACATCAGCAGAGAAAGGATTAATCGGGACTCAACCGAAGCCGACAAGGTCTTTAGTTACTGGCTGCATTACAACAAGCAGAAATTCGAGTTCGGCGGCAAGCAAGCCCTAACTCAGACTTTGACCAAGGACTCCACAACATATTTCAGGGAGAAGAGCAGGCTTCTTGGCAAAGAGATGGAGCCCTTGAGTGATGTTGAAAAATGCCCCGCCCCAAAGCCAAACAAATGTCCGTTCGCTCACATGCACCCCGGCCATCAAGAGACGCCAGAGTTTGAGGCTTTGGACAACTCGTTCATTAAGAAATTCTTCAAGAAGAGTTAGTTAATTTTCATGTATCCCAATAGTCCTTTTCTATCAAGAATTTGATAGGAAGACCTTCCGTACAACACTCCTTTTTTGCATTTGTTAAAACTTACTGATTCAAAAAGGGTCTCGTTGGGCTCCACTAGATGTATGTTTATGCCTTTGTATCCAAATTCTCCTTCTTTCTTTAAGCAGTTGTTTATGTCTCTCATCATGATTTCGTTCAAACTAATATCCAGGGCCCTGTAGGCCATCTTGATTGCCTTCATGAACCCTGATGGTTTTTTCCACTCGTCTATCTCAAAACGCCTTCCCATTATAACATATATGTCGCTACATCCTGCCTCTATGCACTGTTCAAGAGGAGCGAGTTGCCTGCTGCCAGCATCCACCCATCCATTTCTGTCTTCTACAAGCGCAGTTATGGCAACACTTCCCAAAACGGCCTCTGCGAAGTCGATTGGGCTTACGGATTTGTTTGAGACATAATCCATTCTTCCGTCTTCAATGTTCATTCTTACTACAACACTTTCGCATATTGGCTCGTTCTTTACTGCGTTGTATACAATCTTCTCCATTGGACGCTGGTTCATCAGCCCTGTCCGCCAAGGAAAGTCGTAGTTTATGCCAAATACATCAAAGATGTTGGATATTTTGCTCCACATGTTAGCAAGCCCTTGGGCTCCCAAGAAAGCGTAAGATGCTGCGCATATGGATCCGGAAGAAACCCCTATTGTGAAATCTGCGTTGATTCCTTGTTCATGAAGACCCAATGCTATTCCAGCTTGTATGGATCCTCGTGCCCCTTCCCCTGTAAAGCAAAATCCTATCTTAGTCATTTTTTCTTCTTACTTGTCTTCTTTTTCTTTTTTCGTTTCTTATTGCAGTTTCCGCAATTGCAATACGGATAACAGTAACCGCAGCCGAGAACCGGGGGGCGACCAGCCACCGACCCAGAACTTGTTCCTTGTGGATGATCAGATCCGCTTGAACCGCCGCCAGTCTCAGCAGATGTTCCTCCATCCGATGTTCCTCCAGAAGGAGTCGAGCCTCCTCCTTCGCCAACAGCTGAATTCCCCCCAGTAGCAGAGCCCCCAGTAGCAGAGCCTCCAGCAGCAGAGCCTCCAGCAGCAGAACCCCCTCCAGCCGCCGCCCCATCCTCTCTCAACTTTAACCAATTAGAAAATTTCATGTTCAACCTCGGCAATATATAGTCAAATTCTTGGCCAAATTAATACTATATTAGTTGGAGCAAAATCAACACACGACCACAATGAAATACGAATACAAATATATGATGTGCGTGCTAGACGAGGACAACTCCTCTATGAAGAATCTTGAAAAAATGCTTCAAGAGGGATGGGAGCCTATAAGAGAAACGGGGATGCCATCAAGCGGTTCTAATTATTCAGAAAACGCGCAGCCTCCGATATGTCTCTGTGTCCTTCGAAGACTCGTCACCAATGCCGAATGACATTGGCTATTACAAAGCCGCAAGTTACAAAATTAACCAGAACTATAAAAAATTTGATGAAGAACGAAATCAAAGCCTCTTGTACTGTAAGTATCGGCAAGTCAGGTTTGTCAAAATCTGTTTTTCCTATTCTGTGATCTATAGTTCTGGCGATTATCAACAAAAACCTGTTGTTAGTCATGACAAACTCCTTTAAATGCTTAGGCATTATTATATAGTTTGCATGTCAGCCAGAACCTACAATGGTCTGTAGACTTTTTTGTCGTTATTGACGACCGGCGTCTCCATGAATATGGCTGGTGAAATATTTTGAACCTTAGTCTTTTCTACTTGATGTGGCTCAATTTCCTCTGATTGCTCTTCTTCAAAGTCTACATCTATCTTTTTTTTGTTCTTAAAATACTTAGGACCGTAATTGATGAATATTTCTTCCGACTTTTTAATGTCTCTGACGGCTATTATGTCAGCAATTTGATTCTTCAAGTCAAATGTGATTTCGGCACTGTTTTTATCTTGATGATTGTAGAGCTGTGCATAGCCCAGCACCATAAGGAAATGACCTCCGTGCTTCTTGCATTCATCGCAAGGGCAAGTGTGAGTAAACATGTACTCCCATATTTTGTTATCCTTATGGTATTTCATTCTGAAATCCATAACCACAAATGGAGCTCGCTCTACAATTTCGCCCTTGGCTATGTCGGCAGTGGCAAATACTCCTCTGCCATGAAGATCAGAATAACCCAGCTCTATTTTTCTGGAGATGTTTAATTTAGGCTTTTCCATCAACTATAATAGCTTAACCAAGCCAGATGTCCCAGTCGTCAGCTTCTTTTTCAATTATCTCCGCCATCAAGCTGAGCGTCGCCTCCTTGTACATTTTGGCTGCCTTCCTCAAAGTTTCGCTTCTTTTTTCGCTGAATACGGATCTGGCAAACCGGACAAGCTCGTCTGCCTTTTCTATAAGTTCCTTTCTAACATAAGGAGCCATTCCCATATTGTTCATCCCCATGTGAATACCTTTGCATGTATATACCTTTGGGGAACAATGGGATTATGGTTTTTTGACCTTTTTACATTCCTGCTTTTTCGCAGCTTTCCTTTAGCTTAAAAACCTGGTCTAGGCTGCATCCCTCCGAATCCACGGCTATTTCTTTGGGCAACAGCTTCATCCTGGTCTCAAGGCTCGGGTTTCCAAAATGTTTTACATATTTGAAGCGCGAAGGCCTATTCTTTAAGGCCTCATCCACCTTCTCTATATCGTTCACGGTCATTATGAAGACCACATTTTCGTGAGTCGTGTAGGCGCCGTCCAATCCGTTCAGTATTATGTCAAAGGTGAACTTTATTGACTTGTTATCACCCCCAATTATGCAAGTTCTTTTGTCAAAGTAATTGTCAAAGTCTTCAAATAAAACAATGCACCCTTTAGGTATCTGTGCAAATATCAACAATAATTCATGATTCGTCCAGTCCGGATTGAGCGTAAAAATCATCACTGGCAATCTATATTTTGTGGCTAGGTATTTGACAAAGAAACTCTTGCCATTGCCTGGGAATCCATAAAGAAGGGCACTTGTTTTCTTTCTTTTGCAATCCACGACTTCTGCGACCTCAACCTCAAAATCTTTCCACAGTTCTTCTTCGAATATGGGTTCTGAGAAGGTTTCTTTCAAAGAGCCTATTTTGTCGGTTCCGTAGGGAAGCATGAGCTGCACCGGGACCCCCAAGGTACACAACTGCATCTCCTTCAACTTTGACCTTAAAAAAGACTTCAGTTTTTTATACTTCCATCTGAAGCAAGTCAGAACCGTAACATGATCCTTCTCGTTCCAGCCGGCTTGCATCAACCGTTCAGAGTGGTTTATATGAAACCAAGGGGCTCCCTTGAAGAAGCAAAATGCAACATATGCTACGGGGTGCCTGTTTTCTGAAACGAACTCCTCGTAGATCATGAATTTTTTTTCGTTTGCACAAAGGTCATAAACCGTTTTGTACGTATTGGAATCAATCCTCATCTCCACGAGGAGAACATATTTAAAAAAAGCCCACATCCCTACGAATGAGGCAAGCAGAGTGAATATTGTTGTCATGATGGCAATATATCATATTGCCTTTAAAACATCAATCTCGGGACTGGTCTATAGCCGACCTGTTTTTGGATCCCCTAGTTCCTTTTTCCTTCGCCGATTTGAATGCGGTATCCCTCCTCCCAGACCTTTCCCTCTGGGGGCTCGGTTCCGAAAGTTTGACCACATTCGTGGTCTGTTTGGGCATCTGCACCGGCTTGGATCCTACCTTCCTCTCGCTGAGCATCCTTTCACCCAGCCACGATGAAAATCGCATATTATAACTCCAAAAAATTTCTGATTAAAAGTCAATATCTATATAAGCGGCGTAAAAATAAATTAAGGGGATGAAATAATGACAGGCCAACCGATTTTTAGTAGCCTAACAGGAAAGCCATGCTCGTCAAATTGCAATGTAGATAGCGGCAGAAGTCATTGCGAGTGAATTTAATCATGAATTTACATACCACCATGAATTTTTCACTTTGGCTATTCTCAGAAGAGCAGCAAAAAAGGGTCAGGACAAGAAAGGACATAAGTCCCAAGAATCCGGCCAACAGTTTCCTCGTGCTTTACGGAACAGACAAGGAAGAAAGAGATCTCATGTTCTCCTTCAAGGACGAACTCAAAAAAATGGGCTTCCGATACTTTGCGCCAAGCGGAACATACTCCGTCTTCTCTGCTAAGGTCGATGACTTGATGAAGAAAAGATTGTCCGATCTTGGAGTGGACATGAGCGGGTACGAAAGTGGCCAAGTCGTGACCTCGGCCCCGACCGCAAACCAGCCAGAAGCCCCAGCTGTGGATCAGAACCTGGAGCAGATGAAGCAAGAACTCTCTAGCGTCATCGCCGACGACCCCAAGACCCAGAGCTTGATAGACAGCATAGAGAGGATGATTGAAAGGATAGCCAACAGCACCGACGAGGCGGCCAAGCAAGCATTCATAAGAAATTTCTTTGAATTCGCCGGAAAGTTCTACAACTACAGCATGCACAACCAGTTCTTGATTTGGATACAAACCAGGGGTCGTGCAACCCATGTTGCGGGAGCCAAACAATGGGAGCAGAATTTTGGAAGAACGGTGCGAGATTTTGGATCGGGAATATCAATACTGATGCCCATAATCTCAAAAGACAAGGCGGAGCCCGTCTCGGAAATGGATCCCGAGGCAAAGAAAAAGCCGAGCAGAATGTTCTTCAAAACAGTCAAAGTCTACGATGTAAGTTCAACCGTACCTATACCCGGCCATCCCAAGAGCTTTGAGCCGGTCTCAAGAAAACAATGGAGCATTGACTCAAACGAGGATGTTGAGGAAATCAAGCAGTATATGGCCGCCCTTGACGCCTGGGTCAAGGAGCAAAATATACAAGTCTCCTATGAAGATCTAGATCCCGAACTCGGAGGGTATTCGGCGGGGGGAAAGGTAGCCATAAACAACCTATTTAAAGGCATAAACCTATTTAGCACATATGTCCATGAGGTGGCCCACGAAATCCTTCACTGGAAAGACAAGGATAAGAAGTCCAGCAAGATGGAGAAGGAAATAGATGCCGAGTCTACAGCGTTCATAGTGCTCAGCCACTTCGGCTTTGAGACCAAGGACACGAGCAACTACCTCGCCATGTGGAGGGCCAAGGGCGACGACATCAGAGCGAGGAGGGCAAACATACAAAAGGCCGCCAAGGAGATAATAAATGGCATAAAGAGCAAATTAAGCCAAGATGCCCAAAAGGACGAGTCAGAGATTGAGGAAGGAACCCAACACAACTCAGCAACTATAAAAGTCTACAGGGCGGACGGAATCGTTCATGCGACAGTTAATGGGGAGGAAAAGAAGTTCTGGGTGGATAAAGTCTTCTTTCCAAAACTGAAGGCGTCCAAAAATGTTTATGATACGCTCATGGATCTTATGAAGAATAACTATGCTGGCGAACTATGACGACCTGTACTTCTTGAATACGGCCTTGTATTTCTTGTGAAGTGATTTTGCGTTGCCTATGCCTTTAGCAACTTTTTTGCTTACCTCGGTGGCCATATATGCCTGTATCTCGTCCTTCATCACTTCCGAGCAATAGCCAATTGACTTCAAGTTCTTTTTGAACTTCTGGAGATTCACTTTTGAGATGGATGCCGTCAGTTCGTCCATCTCTATCTTGTAGTCCATGTTCGTATAGTATAAGGCGTGGCACAACTCGTGATCAAATGTTGAGTTTTTCAAACAGTCCACACCGATCAGATACTTCCTTTCTCCGGAAACAAATAGTTCATCCACTATTCGCTTCATTTCTACATCATACGGCGTTTCTGTCTCGTTTATCTGGTAGCACTTCTTCGCCACGATCAGCGGGAGATTGAATCCCACAAAATCCTTGACATACGAGAAGCATCCGGAGTGTTCTTTGCTATACCAACGGTAATAATCCCATATTGAGAAGCCCTTGTTCTTAAAATTCTTGTTAGGACTCTCGTAGAACTCTTGGACACGACAGAAAAGCATAGCCCTGTCATAATCGTCGGGCACCACTAGAGCGATCACATTTTGACATATGTTCTTAATTTTGTATTTCATGCGACTCAATTGACCAATGGGTTTTGGGATTCATTGTCAATTTGAATTAGGTACCGGAATGAAGTTGATATCAAACTCTTCGCGCTTTCCGAAATTTATTATCGGAATTGTCTGAACAAACCAAGGCCCAAATAAAAGTTCTCCAAACATTGAGTTGTTTGGAAGTATCTTGTAGTGAGGTTGCTGGCCGCTGGGGCCGTGGCTTTCGGCAAACTTTTTGAGGAACTCTCCGACGGTCACCGTCCGGTCGTTCTTTATTGACTTGAATGTGGATGCGAGCCTTGAGGCAAACGCCCCCCGCACAGACAAATCCTCAACGCTAGATGAACTTATTATGAGTATTTCGTCGTAAACGCCGGAATCCTCGCCGTAGTCTATCTGTGCGTCAAAGACCTTTTTGCCGTTGACAATTTGCTCGGCCGTATTCAAGAAGACGGACAAGAAAGGAAGTTCGTTCCTCGAGTAGGCAGAGGGAAGTTCAGGAAGGAAACTTGTGGGCTTTGCCGTCTTTATGTTCTTAAGGAGTTCTCCGTCCTGTTTGAGGCTATCTTGTATGCTTCCCTCGGCGTGACAAGTATCCACTAGAAATATCAGACGACTTATAGTCTTGTTGGATTTTTTCAAAGCATCCAATGCCTTGCTGAACTTAAAACTACCTCCCTGAGCTGTCATTGCAAACCTGTCTCCGCTTCCTCCGCCGTGACTGTTGAAATAAAGCAGAAGTGTCGCGCCGTCTTCTAACTCGGAAGCCAACTGTGTCATCCTTGAATAGATGTACGGAGAAGAGACATTGTGATGACGCTCGGATTCAAATCCCAAGGACTTGTCGGCAAATATGCTTTCCATTAGTTCCAAGTTTCGGAGCCTTCCGCCCTCGTCCGTCATCGTGAACAAGGCCGCCACATTCTTGACTCCCGGGTTTATGGCTATGCCGGTTTTTTCCTGTGCTGCCGCAGCGGCAGAAAGAAAAAAGAAAAAAAGAATCGCCAACTTTTTATTCATTTTCAACCTCCACGAATTCTTTCGGAGAAAGAACAACCAAAATGCCCTTCTGCTCTAGCCAAACCTCGTACGCATCCGCATTGAGCCTCCGCAGGAGGTAGCCGTGATCGCCCCCATCGTTGACTTTGATCTTCACGCCCGTGTTTTTCAAGATGCCCCCAAGTGTTTTATTATTTTTCTCGCCAGATCTCCGGTTAAACCTATTTCAGCGTCAGTTTGGAAAAAATTCTTTCCAAAACCAACCCCGGCATCCTCTGTGTCATCTATTATCGCGTACTTCTTGACCTTGTGCCGCCCCAGCCATTCTTTTATTTCTTCCGCCCTCTTTTTCCCCTTGATGCTGATTGTGGAGTCTAAAAGTGTCATTTTCTTTCTAATTAGGGCTTCCTCAACGATTTTCTTGCTGTAGTTTTCTAATCTCCATGTGGAAGTCAGAACTATTTCGGATCCGGTCTCTCTAACTATCTGGCCCAAAAGGTCAACCACATCTTCATCTATGTAGTCATAACCATAGTTGTACAAAAGGCTGTAGTTGTTCAAGACCCCGTCTACATCAAGAAATACGACCTTCACTTCAAGATCTCCATCAGAAGAAATAGCAAAAACATAGCAAATACAAAAATTATCAGAGGCTTGAAGGGAATGAATTTTTCTCTATCGACCATCTCCCCTCCTAAGATCCACAATGTTTGTAGGCGAACATCCACCACCGCATTTCTCGGGTGCTAGACAAGCAGTATGTGTGAAGCCCAAATGGAACCTTATTTCATCCTTTGATATGTCAAACCCGTTCACGGGATATTGCGAAACGACGCCCTTTTCGTACTCTACTTGGACTTCCGGATTTTCCCATTTTTCAAAAATATTGTCTGAAAATTGTAAAATTTTCATCATCTTGCTTGCGTCTATTTTGTGATTTATATCATCCGCGACCCAAACCTGCAAGACGCATTTTAAAGAATCCCTCCTCTTGCCGCCACAATCTATAAAAATTTTGGAGACTCTTCCCACCTCGGTTATGTGGAAGTGCCCAGGAACCCTCTCGCTGTTTATTACAAACTCGACCTTACGAAGCGGATTCTCCTCCAAAATGGAGGTCATTTCTCTTAGATTCATAAATCTAGCATAGTAACGAAAAACTGGTATTGCTTTATCTATAGTAATCTATTATTTTAAGGCCTCTCATGAACGAAAGATTACTACAGAGATGGAAGACGGCCATAAATATATAACAAATAAAAACCTTACGACTCAAGATCTTGCATATTACGCAGATAACAACGACGAAACTTGGGTTATAGACATAAACATATTGATCGACGCAGCAAAACTGGCGAATTCTGAGATCAAGAAAGAGGTCAATTTCAACAAGGATCGTCCGATAAGTCTCCTCGCCAACATTCCAAAGAAAAATCTCAGCGGTGCGGTTGGAGAATGCTTGGGGAGAAGTTATTCGCTTCTTTTGAATGGAAGACTAGGGAAAAACCCACATGAATCCGGGAGTCCTGACTTTATACCAATCGTCGAAGAAAGTTCGTCTTGGTTTTCCGAACCGACCAAGGATATTTTCCGAGGGGGTTTTGATACCAAGGCGTGCCTTACTGAAAAGGGCGAATTTACAAAGGTCAAGCCCTCCTCGCACCATGACCAGACAACGACAATCTTGACTGTTCAATGGAGGCATGACGACGGCATTCCGGAAATCATAGGAGCCTTCTTTACCAATTCGCTTAACAGTTCGGACTGGAATGTCTCAAAAAAACCAGTGAAGGAAGGATCCAAGATTACTAACTCCGCTACCTTGAAAGCCTCAGGCGTTCACAAGATAAGGTCGGGATGGCTCTTCATGCGCGGCGACATAAAGATTCCATCTAAAGAGATTGTCAATTTATATAACCTTCACGAATTGTGCGATTATCAAAAGAATGGTAAAATTAATTGAATTGTTCTCGGGAATAGGAGCCCAATCAAAGGCCCTTAGGAACATCGGCGTACAGCATGAAGCCATCGCTTGCGAGGTTGATAAAAGAACGCATTCCGTGTATGAGGCCATACACGGGCAGACGGCAAATCTTGGGGACATTACTAAGGTTTCGAAACTGCCCGAGTGTGATCTTTTGACCTACTCATTCCCATGCCAAGACTTATCAATACTCGGAAACAGAAAGGGATTGAAAAAGGACTCCGGAACGAGATCTAGCCTTCTGTGGGAAGTCGAAAGACTGCTTCGTTCTTCAAAGATCCTTCCTAGAAATCTTGTGCTTGAGAATGTGAAGCAGCTTGCTTCCCCAAAGCATTTGAGCAATTTCAAGTTGTGGCTGGGAACCTTGCAGTCCCTGGGCTACAAGAATTCTTGGAAGGTTGTGAACGCGGAAGACTTCGGGCTTCCCCAAAAGAGAGAGCGAGTCTTTGTCGTATCGTCGTTGGATGAGGAATTTAAATTCCCAGAGTCGTCTAAGAAATCTCGGCTGGCTGAGTTCATGACGTCTGAGGATGAGGTCAAGAAGGAGTTTGGAAAAACCCTTTATTTCGGTTGCGAGGACATGGCGCTAAGAATATGGAAGACGATAAACAACACCCAGTCCACAAACAGTACGAATAGGATATATGGGAAGAACAGTTCAGTTCACGCCCTCACCACGCAAGGGAGCCACCCGGGAAACTTCGGAGCTGTTCTGTATTGCTCCGAGTTGGAAGACAACTACCCCCTCAGAGAAAACTCCAAAAATTTGTCTATAGAACAAATTAGAAAAAAGAAATTTGGATTCAACATTGATAATGTGAGGCTCATGTCCCCCAAGGAGTCCATGCTTCTGATGGGTTTCAGTGACGAGGACTATCAGAAGGCCAAAGAACACATGTTTAGCAAAAAAATCAAACCAACCTTCTTCTACCATGTCGCAGGAAATAGTATAGCCGTTCCTGTGCTGGAGGCCTTGTTTAAGCAGATTAAGTTCTAGATCCGGCTGATGCCAACATTGAATCCTCTATCGCCTTTATTGTGGCCTGGGCCGTCCTGACCTCGCCCTCCTTCCACCCGAATTGGCCGCCGTTTGGATTTTTAATAATATGCTCCGCGAGCTCTTTCAAGTTTGCGAGCTCCTCGTTCGATGCCTTAACGGTGACAAAATCAACGCTTTCGCCCCGCCGGCTCAAGAGATTCCCAGCCAGTTCATACCTGGGAGTTATGTACCTTTTAAATACATTGTATGTTGAGTATCCAAGCCTTATGGGTATTATGCTGAAACCACTTTCATCCGGCTTGATTTTGGAAGAAGACCTCAACGACCCAGCCTGTGGCTTGATCAGATTCATAGCGTCTGCATTGACAGCTATTTCCATAAATTTTCCAAAAGTAATCATATCCTATATACGCTATTTCAAATTGATTATTGAGCGTACTAAATATTTCAAAACAGGAGGCCAACATGTGCAAGTGCAAGTGCGTTCCGTGCGTAAGGGGAAAATGCGAGAAATGCAGATGCAAGGACTGCAAGTGCGAGGGATGTTCCTGCAAAAAGTGATTAAATGGTTGTTCTTTTTAACAGCCATCACTCTGTTCGGCTCTTCAAATGCCGAAGAAATTAATGTTTTGATTTCCAAGCTCGGAAGCAAATCCTATGCTGAAAGAGAAAATTCTGCACGTTGCATAAGAAACGCAGGATACGCTGCCATTCCTCACCTTGAGCAGCACTTTGACGACCCAGACCTAGAAATTGCACTGAAATCAAGGGAACTCTATGAAGAGTACATGCATATTGACATAGAAGGCGAAATGCCATCTATATGGTTCCTGGAGCCGGAACTAAGATTCCCCAAGGGCTACGACATAATCTATTCCGAAAAATTTAGCGTGTGCGAAATAAAGTGCAAAATAGATATCGCGGCAGAACTTTACTGCGATGTCAAACAGCCACCGGCCACAACGGTTGCCGACCAGTGCAAGCAACTTTACTTCAATTTATTCGACACATTCTGGAGGGATCCCTTAGTGTGCTCCTTGGCCATGAAAAAATATGTAAGAAAAGAACTTAGAGACGGAAGGAGCAAGGAGGAGATCAAGAATATTATTGAAAGAACAAGATTGAACATGGAATTTCAAGATCTCATGTATCAAACCTCCGACTTGAAAAGCAATGACTGGGATTATTGGTGTCTTCCTCCCGGCGTTATGCTGCCGAAGGGCGAATTTGTATTTCCTTCGCGCTGAAGCTTCCTCTTGTTGCCCACCAACCCTATCAGCGATATCACATCCATCCTCTCCATGAAATAATTGGATTCGGAATGATTGCTCTCGTATAAGCCCTCGCCGATCTTGGCAAACTCCACCCCCCATCCCCCGTCATTTTCCCCAAGAAAGATAGAGGATCCATTCTGAAGCCATCTTGCATTGTTTCTATTTTGAAACTCTACCGAACCGTCGGATTTGGTCTTCATTATGTCCAAAATTACTTTCTGGCCGTTCTTGAGCTCCGTCAGATACCAGTGTCCATCATCTATTGACGAATTCCTTAGCGATTCGCCCGCCTCTTTTTCATTATCAAAAATTGCCCCTGACGCAAGAATTTTCTTGAAATTGTCCAGCTCGTCCCAATAGTCCACGACATGGTGTATATGCGTGTAAATTCCGTTTCTGTTTATGCCAGTGTATCTAGCCGCAATCGGAAATGGGCAGAATATAGAGCATTCGGAAACGGGAACCTTGGAAAGTTTAGCAGCCACATAGGGCACTTGGTCACCATAAAAAGGAGGCTTTGAATGGCAGCACCTTAGAAATTCCCTCGCACTTTCGCACATTGATATTTTTCTGGCTCCGGCCGAGGAAATCATGCTGGATTCCCACGAGTGCCTGAAGTGCGGCATAAGATCAAATTTGTTGGGATCCTCAACCCCGGGGAACAAGTGTTTCACGCCCATTTCGTGCAGCACTTCCTTTATATTGTCCTCCATGAACACGGACATGTGCGTTCTGTTTTCGCCAGATCCGATTAGATAAATACTTGAGCCTGCGATTATCACCGGATCTTGGTGGTCATATAATCCATTTATTACATCCAAAGTTCTATCCAGATCGGTGCAAGAGTCGTCGTCAACTTGCAAGAGCCACTTTGAATCAATCTTTGATGAACAGAGATAGTTGGCGAATCTGCAACTCAAGGGGCAGTCCATCGCCTCCCAATCATCTAGAACGAATTCTGGCTTCTCGTCGTTGATGTCCGCCAAGAAAACTGTCTTTATTTTCCTTGAACTTTTCGTTCTTCCTATTTCAATGAACTGACGGAGAGCCTTTTCGTTTTTAGATGTGGCGAGGACGCACAAAGTCAAATCAAACATGATGTGTTCCTAACAATTTAACATTAAATCAAGCAATAATCAATATGAGGTTCCGCTTCTGAGATAAAGCATCAAGTCCTCGCTGTTCTCAAGACCCTTGTACTTCTTTTGCTCAAGAGTCATCGCTTCTATGGAGCCGGCCAAGGCCTCCTTGTCCAAATACTCTTCTTGAATCAAATACTGACGCAGCACAAAAAGACAAAAGTTCTTTTGCGGAAATCCGACAGTAACTTGCCTTTCAACCTTGACGAAGACCCTTGGATATTCTTTGTTGAACTTGCTGTGAGGTAGTCTTGGGTGAAAGTTATATCGGTTGTCATAGACAACACTCCAGACGAACCTTTCAAACATGCCGCCGTGAACTATCGCATTCACCAACTTTGGGCTGTTCTTCAAGTTCATAGGTACATTTTCGTGAATTTTGTCGAATGAGGCCCCTATCTTTTCCTCAGGCCTCCAATGGCTTGGGAAGCAGACATGGGCACTACTTAGCCAGTCCTTGTCTCCATCAACCCTGTGGATTAGAAAATCCTCGTCCGCCTCTCTGACGATTTCCAGATAGCCATTGCCTTTCAATGTTCTGGGATAGTTTTTCAATATCCATTCTTCGCATATTTCGTAAAAACTCGGGTCGTTTTTATGTTCCATGAAGCATTTTTGGTTCTGTAGGGCCTCGGCTTTCTCTTGCTGAATAGACCTGGATTCCGAATTGTCTCTTTCAAAAACCTCCTCGGGTCGGAGTTTTCGCAGGTTGGGAAGCGTGCTGTACCCGTGCTTGTAAACTTCGTGCATTTTCAACATTACCCAAATATATACAGTTGTTCAAACGACAGCGGCTCTTTACTTCTAATAGAGTCAGCGGAATAAAAGGATGGAATGCACCATGGAATTTAAAGAATGGCTCTATAACGAAGTGGATTGGGAATCTGAGTTCTCCGATGTGCAAAAGACATGCGAGAACCCGGAGGAGATAGTCAAGTACCTCAACGCCGTCAGGGCAAACGCCAAGATAGACTACGGAAAGAGAGAGAAGTTCAGCCCCAACATGCCGTTTGTCCATGCGAAGTCTTCCTTCTTTGGAAAAGAAGACGAGGTGGACGCAGAAGCGTTCGCAAAAAGAATAACAGAGCCCCCCAAGACAATCATCAATACTAACGAGAAGATACTCAAAAGCGGCGGGCCAAATGAATTTGTCTACAAAACAGGCATACCTGCATTCAGGGGGATAGTCTATGACAAATCTTCCGGTCAATTTTTCGTGATAAACACATGCCCGGGAGCCGGTGCGTGCGTCTTAATATGCTACGCTCGAAGAGGAAGGTACATACAGTACGCCGAAGCCTACGATAGCATGACAAGAAGGCTTAACTATCTGATGAATCATCCGGACATGTACGAGGAGCAAATGTATTCCGAGATCAAGGCCAAGTGCCATGAGCACGGTGCCAAAGTCGGATACAAGCCAAAGGTAATACTTCGCTGGAACGATTCGGGCGACTTTTTCACTAAGAAGTACAAGAGCATCGCCGAGAATGTTTTGAAAAGGCTTAAGAGCGAAGGTTGGAATGTGGATAGTTATGCTTATACGAAAGTGGCGGATGTTGCCAACAACGCCGAGTTCCAGACCACCTTCTCGAGCGGAGCGAATACGAAACAGACGGCAGGAGTAGACTTCAGCAAGCACAAGTTGTCCATAGTCGTGCCGAACGAAATGTTCTCAGATCTAGATCTGATGAAAATAGACGACGAGAAAGAGTTGAAGCTAAGAATAGCCAAGAAATTCGTGCTGCCGTTGGGGGATGTTTTGACATATCCCGAAATGATGTCTACTCCCCGTGGCGAATCACCCCGCTGGCATGTTGTGGTGACCCCGGGCGACGGCGACGACGCAGCATTTAGGCCGGATGTCAAGACGATACTCCTTACTCAACACTAGTCTGAATATGCATTTTCTTTTGCTGTTGTACCTATCGCCTTTATTCGCGACATATCTTGTTTTATGCCTCACCCTCCCTCTTATAAGGGTCGGCGAAATCAAGAAGGGCAAAGGAATCAAGTTCTATATATCAAAAGACATGATTCACTCGGATTATGTCTTTGAATCTTCGCTTTGGAAGAGCGAGTTCCAGCCCAAAGGAAAATACATCAAAATAGGCTGGGGGGACAGAAAGATATTCTTGGAGACAAGGTGCTGGTCTGAACTCAGGACCATGGACTTTCTGTTTGCCTTCTTCGGTCTGAATAAAACAGTCCTTAGGATTGACTTTATGGACGATCTGCCGCAAGGCAGCACAGAAATGGAAGTGGACAATCTTCAACTTGAAATACTCAAAATATATGTAAAGGAATCCCACAGCGGCAAAAAGATACAAAAGAAGCCGCATTACTACCAAAAAGGCGATTTCTATGAATCCAACCTAAGATATAACTGCTTCACCAACTGCAACAACTGGGTAAACAGGGGACTGTTCATCGCCCGTGCAACAAACAGGGCCTGGTGCCCGATTACTTTTTGGCTCTAACTATGTATATAAATTCATGAGCTTTGCAAGGTATTTCATAATGAGAGAACTAGCCCGTCTGGAAGAATCCGGCGTGCTATCTGAATCTACAACACAAGAAGCCAAGTCAAGGCCGACGAAGAAAGAACTGCTAGATCTGCTGGGTAAACTCAAAGAAAAATACACCAAGCATTTCTATGAAAAGTTCCCAAAAGCCCAATATGACGATGTGGAAGAGGCCATCCGATCCTCAATTGAAAAAACGCTTGACGGCGACCATGTTTCGTCCTATTCGGCGGGGAAATTCTTCAAGCGATCAGTGCACGACAGCCTTTCCGGACTTCATGCCAAGAAACGCAAGGCCAAAAAAAATCTTTCATGCGTGAAGGTCTTAAAGTCGTTGGGTAGCGAAAGTTCATTATCTTCCTTGATGAAGAGGGCCGAGAAGATACTGACTAGCCAAGAAAGAAAAATCATAGGAATGTGCTCGCAAGGCAAGTCGGTCAGAGCCATAGGTTACGAACTCGGAATCTCCTCAGCAACAGCATGGAGATCTTTGAACGACGGCCTGGATAAAATAAGACTTTCGCACGGAATAAGACCCAGAAAATTGGGTCGATCCTGATCGCTCGTGCACTTGGAAATAATAAACGGTCAAACGAGTTTAGCCTCTCCTATATAAATGTAGGCATGGATTGCACAGGAGGCATATGACAAGGAAGATAATTAATGCATTAGCTGTCTTTGTGCTGCTGACTGCAACCCTCTCAGCCAATGCCCAAGAATACACTTCCGGAGTTTCGTATGTTAACGACTACGAACAAGCCGTTGAAATAGAGGGCAAAAAGATCCTGGTCGTTTTTGGTGCCGAATGGTGCCGTTACTGCCAAGTGCTCAAGAACGAAATTGACATGCTTCAAGTTGACGAATATATCGTCTGCTTGGTCGATGTAGATCAAAGGCCGGATCTGAAGAAAAAATACTTGTTCAAGACGCTTCCCACTTCCGTGGTGCTGTTCAACAGAAAGGAAATAGCCAGGAAGTCGGGTTATACAAGGCAAGATTATGGAGGATGGCTAGAAAAGCATAAAAAATAAATGTCAAAAATTTGGAAAGGAGTCCAAAAAATGAAAAAAATAACAGTTCTGTTCTTTTGGTGCGTGTTCCTACTGTTTCTGGCCGTAAGGCATCATGAAAAGGCGAATGGGCCTATTGGCCAACCGTCTAGTCCAAAGGCTCAAATTGGACAGGACAAGTTCAGCGACATACAAAAAGAACTTTTGGATCTTCACAACAAAGAGAGAAAGTCCAAGGGATATCAAGGCTTGGAGCTGGACAAAGACTTGTGTGAGTACGCACAGAAACACGCCGAAAAAATGGCGAAGAGCAACTCGCTCAATCACTCTAGCATGTCAAACCTTCAAAAGGTCAATGAAGACGCAAGCTTCGTTGGAGAAAACATAGCCTGCGGTCAAGAAGACGGAATTAGTGTGGTCAAGGCTTGGATGAAGAGCACAGGCCACAGATGGAACATACTAGGGTCAAAATACAAAAAGGTCGGAATCGGCGTGGCTAAGGATAAGAACAATAGAAACTATTGGTGCGTCGTTTTCTCTGACTGATCAGGAGGATTATGGCAAGTTTGGCTTTGATAGTGACGATTATGTTGTGTTCGGTTTTACTTTCTGGGCCTCTGGCAATGATGCTGATGGCTATGAATTTTAGAAACCTCGGGGCTGTTATCGCTGTATTCGCAATATTTTGGGGAGGATACTGGTGCTGCGTCGCGCCGTTTCCTGTGTCGCTAATAGGAGGATTTGCAGTCCTTTGCGGTCTGCTCGCTATCAACAGATATTAATTGACGGATAGACAAGGAGGTCTATGTTAAAAGGCGTTGTTTGTGCCATGGCTTTATGCCTGGTGCTGGTGCTGCTCTATAGGACAGTCCAGAGGGCTGATGTCAAGGAAGACCCGGCCCCGAAGATTCCGGCTTGCCCGGCAATAGAGCGGCACCTATACGCCCATCAGACCTACGACGAGATATTATCTACGATCAAGGAATGGGAGTCAGCCGCTCCCGAACTCGCAGAGGTGTCGTCCTACGGCAAGACCTCCGACGGCCTCAAGCAATATTACTTAAAAATAGGAAACAAACTGGCACCGAGCGACAAGACGGTTCTGGTGACCGCGTGCATACACGGCAACGAGCCTCTTTCTACGAGCACGGTGATGGCCTATGCAGGGAAGCTTTTGTCCGCCTATGGAGAGGACGAGGCCATCACCGAACTTGTTAACAGCAGAACGATATACTTCGTTCCTGTCGTGTCGCCTGACAGCTACCCGGACAGCAGGAGGGTGGAAGGAAAAGATCCCAACAGGGACTTCCCCACGCTCAAAAACCCCGAAAAAATTTCCGTATCACCGGTTGAAAACCTCAAGAACCTATTCTTGAAGATAAAGCCGGACAGTGTTTTGGCGGGGCATACATTTGGTCGCGTCTATCTCATTCCTTGGGGAGATAGCAAAAAAGACAATCCTAACGTTGCGGAATACGAAAGGATCTCATCACAGATGTGTGCCCTGTCCAATTACGACTTGAAAAAGGCCTCCGAGTTGTACAACAGGCCCATATACGGAACGGAGATAGACTGGTATCACCGAAACGGGGCATTCGCAATGGTCGCCGAATTCGGCACACACCAGAGAAAACCCACACTCTTAGAGACTACCAGAGAATTTGAAAGAACATTTAAGGCATTTCTATTGTTTGTCAAGGAGTCTACTGAGGTAAAGATCAAATAATCCAATGAGAATTTTTATTCATGTAATATATCTTCTCTTTTCCCACAATATAAGTATAATGCAACATCCAGTATCTTTCTAGATTCTTGTAGTAAAAAGAAGTTGAAAAGTTCGGCATAATTTTTTTAGGCAAAGAACACACATTCATATTCAATTCAGCTATTTTTTTATTTATGTAAATTTGATTTCCAATATTTTTTTCAATATCTTCTTTGTCATAAGATAGCAGATTAAAAATTTTGTCTTTTTCTCTGCTTTTGAACACCATAAATCCTGTGCAATAGTTGATGCAATTCCTCACCTTGCTTATTGACCCGTCAGAACTTAAGACGGAGCAGTCATCAATATTTTCAAGGTAATCTTCTCCATCTTGAAATATAATATCAAAATTGCTCTTGCACAGTACAACATCCAAATCTTTGGTAAAGTCATAATTGACCCACATATCGGTATCAACATAAGTAATAAAAGGATAATCTTTATGATGATTCTCAATGAAATTTTTGGTCAAAAATAATTTGTTGAAAACTATTTTCTTGTATTCTTTCGTTGTCCATCCGTGAAAACTAGTTGACAAATTTTTGTTTTGAACAAGATTACACTCGGCACCTTCTTTTTTCAATTCCTCATAGCAAATTTCATCGGTGCAAATAAAAACTAATTTTTTTTCTATATCTAGTTGAAGCCATCTTTTATGGAAATTAAGAGCAAAATATTTGTATCCGTTATTAACTATGCAGAAAAAAATATTCATAAAACTCCATCAATTTTATAGTCCGATTCATTGTTCCGTATGTAATTTATCATCAACGAAAAGGAGCTTTCGTTAGATCCTATAAAATACCGGCAGTTCTGTAGGATATAAAAATCCGCTATAGTGTGCATGTCTCCGGCGAATCTGACGACCTTTTTTTCATCATAAGTACCTTCAAATTTTTCCTTTCCCTCCTTGATTTTTTCAAAAAAAACTATTCTTTCCTTGAAGACATTGAAAAATTTATCTTGTGTTTCTGCGTTATCTGTTGCCAAAAAAATTTTCTTATCGTTGGTCGTTAAAAACTTTATTATTGCACCATGAGGAATTGGCCTGCTTCTTCCCTTTCCATTTTCCGAGAAAAGCAAGGCCGTCTTGCACCCAGTTCTTAAATGTAGGCCTATGCAATTCCCAATTTCAAATTTGTCTATAAAAGATTGAATTATCACTTTGTAATCATTTTTCAACCTTAAGTGTCCATACGCCTCATTGAACAAATCTACAATTGAAGTAACATCTAGTTGCCTGGTCATGTACTCAAAAGACTGGGTCGCTATCAGATCTTCCTCGTCCATCAATTTTGAGAATCTTACATTTGGAAGAGGATGGAAAAACTTCAAAAAATCAACGATATTGTGGTTGTTCAAGACCCATTCTTGAACCGCCTCATCGGCCATCTTCTTTTCAACGAGCAAGTTTGCAGCCAAAGACAATCTTAACTGGTTTGCAAAACCGTCTGGGCACTTGATTTTAAGTATGTTGCCGCTTTTACTATTCATAATCTTCAACCAAAAAATTAGATGTGTAAAAAGCATCCTTCAAATTCAACGCATTGACAAAATCCCCCCAATTTTTTTGAACCTTGCATGCTGACTTGTCAATGTCATTTGCTAGTTCTATAAAATAACGACCGGGCTCTTTTATGCACAATTTGAATGTATCTCTTTCGTAATGGCACCAACAATCCCATATTGGACATTTCTGTATGAGTTTACCTTCTTTAAATATATTGACATTGTTAGAATAAGGCCCAATTGTTTGATATATTCCTATCAATTCGTCCTCAACTAAAAAATTAATGAATTTTTTTACCTCTATATTCATTTCTTTTTTTAGTATTCCATAGTACTTGTTTTTTTCGGGTCGGACACAATTGGAAACTGCATCTTTTTTGTTAAAAAAATCTTCTCCTAAAAGTTCAAGTATCTTGGATGCGTAATAATAGCCCCCAAAATCAGTAGTGTGAACATAGTCTTTAATTATTGTTGAAATATCAATTTCTTCTTTTTTGCTCTTTTCGTTTATATCCAAACATTGAATGGCGTACTTTAATGCATATTTTCTAACAGTATCATACATTTCAACTCTGGGTGCGAGCATCTCCGATATCGGAAACAATAAAAAGACAGGCTTTATGTTATTTTCTAAAAGCTTGAGCACCAAGCAATCAAGATATACGGATATTCCATCACCGTAATTGGTCTTAGAAGTTGAGAACCAGTCTATGAAGCAAACATCGGGATTGTAGCTTACAACATGATCTATGAAACAAACGCCCGCATCAGATAAATGCATTGATCCATATCCGAACTTGCCGTATTCATTTTCTTGGATCATTTCCATCAAAAAATCGGCGTACGATTTTTTTTGTTTAGTTACAGACGCACCAAAAAAAGCAAATTTATTGTGCATTTTCTTCATGCAATTTTATCAACTCTGAGATTATCTCGTCTTTTTGTAAAACATATGATTCTTTGTCGTATGGATTTTTGATCAATTCAAAAAAATAAGGATTGATGCACAATTGCATTTGGGTTTCTAATACAAAAAAATTAACATCTTCAAGTTTTTCCCTATATTGCTCAACAGAATCTGCGTTCAATCTATCTCTTCCATTATTATTTCGGGGTATTTTTCACTTATTTTTTCTTGCACTTCAATATTGTTCATGTCTTCAAAAGATTTAGTTATCTTATTTATGATATAATTTTCTTTATCTTCTTGAGACATTGATTCAAGTACCTTATGAGCATATCGGTTTATGAAATAGTGCTTATTGTGATCAGCCACATATCCGTCCATATTTTCCTCAATGATATATTTTTCTAGACCTCTTAGGTCTATTTCCTCGTCTCTGCCCCTTAGTCTTTTACGAGAAGCCAGCCTTTCTTCTCTGTGCCTTTTTTTCTCATCCTTGTTTTTAAACATTCCATTTTTCTTGCCAAAAAAGACATAATGATAAAAAAGCCTCTGTCTTTCTGTAATTTTATTGTTTTTGCAATATGGCTGGTAGAATTTATTTAAATCATTGTTTTGTGATAAATAAAACTCTTCATCAAACTGTTTTTCAACGCTGTTTTTTCTATAGAATTCAACGATGTCCATTGCGCTTGGCCTCGTGGTGCTCAGGTTATAATGACATTATGATCTAAAAACAGACCCAGAATGATTCTAATAGCTCAAATGCCCCAAAAAAGATTCAAATACTTCTGTGGCATCTTTTTTAAGCTTCGCTTCCTTTTCAAACAAATCGTTTGAATCACCGTAAGAAATGCCGAATCCATATGTGACGACCCTTACACAATCGTCGGGAACCCTTATTCCGGAATAAACGCATTGCCTTACAAGAGGGTCAAGAACCTTGCTAGAATCCTCCTTGCCATGTGACTTCTCATATTCCTTCATGCTTTCTGGGATGACCGGCAAGGCCTTTGTCTTCTTCTTGGCAAATTCAATATAATCCGCCCCTCCATCGTTGCCATGAGCGAAGAAACCCGCGACCTTCCCCTCCAGATGATTCCTAAGCATTTCGTTGTATTTTCCGGATTTTTCCGCCTCCCTAGTCGCCTTGGAGTCCTTTATGTGATCCTTGCCGAATATCTCCACGGCCTCATTTGCAGTGATTGTTAGGTTGGCGCACACAAGCCTGTCAAAGAAACTCTTGACCACGCTAGAGCACGAACTCCAGTTTATAGGAGTTAATACAAAAAAACCGTCGCAAGCCTCCAGTTTTCGGTACACATCCTCCTTGTGCATCAAATCCTTCGGATCGCTCTGCTTTCCATAACAATCGCACGGCCACCTACAGTGCATGTTAGATGTGCTGACGCAGCCCTTGCAAGGTTGGACATTAACCCCGTCGCACTTGACGGAAAGATCTACAACCTCAAAATTAACTAGTTCGGAAAATTCCGCACGGATCTTATCCGCCAACTTGTGGGTCTTGCTTTTCTCATTTGGACAGCAATCGGAATTTCTGGCCGACCCAACAACCAGAACCACCTTCTTTTTTGACTTGTCCTTGGCGAACTCGTGAAACCTTTGCATAGGACTATTTAGATAGATGCCAAATAAACTTAAATTAACTCTCTCTTTGCCACCCACCCCAAGAAGGATTCTCTATGCACAACCCTTCCAGAATAATCACCCTCTACCTTGTATATCCCCTCAAGTTTTTTGATTATTTCTTGGGCTTGTTGGTTAGCTTGGACCATGCTTGCAAATATCTGGAGTCCCTTGACCGCGACATCGGCCTCAGGAGCGTCCTTTGAAGCTTTTATTTTTCTTATCAAATCTTCTGCAGAGTTGGTTCTTTCAAAGTTTTGATCTTTAGACAAAAACATAACATCCCACGAAGAAACCAAAGCTCTCCATTCCTCGTATTTGACCCCGGCCGCAGCAAGTTTCTCTCGCAGCATATCTCCAAATATGTGCTCTCTAACATGGTACGGAGAAACCGGCTGCCCACTTGTCGTAATGGCGGGCAAGTCTGATCCCACTATGGATTCAAAAGCGTCAATGAGCCCTTGTTTCTGATCAATTATTGCCTGATGCTCCTTGCCCATGTGCATTTTGACAACCTTGCACCTGGTCAGCTCCACCGTGATCTTTCCACCCGCATAGCTGTCCGGACCTACAGCCTTCACCGTTCCTTTGATATGCACTTTGGATCCGACCGGTATGTCTTCGTTGGACGCCTTCCATTTGTAAAGTCTACCATGCTCGTCTTGCATTATGTGCAAGACCGTGAGGCCGTAGTCGTTGCTCCACCTGGGGGTCTTAATCACGGTCAAGACCCCTTCAAATTTATCCTTAGGCTTAAGCGTCACTTCGGGAGCGGATTCTGCTTCCTTTTCAACCTTCTCTTTTTCTACCTTCTTGTCCATGGCTCTCTGGTAGGCGGCCGGAATGCTGGCGACAAGACCCGCCGTCTTGCTGTCAACCACGATCCTCTCGGCCGCCGCGCTTATGTTCCACAAGTAGTCGCTCACATCCTCTTGGTTCTTCTGCGACTTCGCCCAGTCCAAAATCTCCCTAGCCTTGTCCTCGTCGTCGGGCTTCTTGACGGCCCGCACCTCGTCCCTCAGCTTTTGATCATCCTTGCTCATTCCAAAGAAAATAGAATCCAGAATATAAGAAGTGGCCGGCTTGCCCAGATCTTCAGACTTGGATCTGGGTACGAATCCAAACTTGCGGATAACAGCCAAGGCCGCCGTCAAGTACGACACTATCTCTATGGTTCTGGATCCCGAACCACCACCGTAGTAATCGCTGTCTTCGTCTCCTAGCGACTGCACGACACTATTCCAGTCGCCGAAGAAGCCTATTTGTTCCGCCGGATCTGCGCTGCCCAAAAAGTCCGCAAGGCAATTTCTGCCTATCTGTTTGTATTCGCCTTGCTCGCTCCTCATGACAAATGTGTCGTTTCTGCGTCTGTTCATCTTGCAGTGCTCGCAGTTCGGCTCCGCCGTTCTGTACTTCGCGGGAGGGGGACTCATTCCCGGGGCGGTGTTTATTATGTTCCCGCCCTCCGAATGCATTATTCTGGCCACAAATGTCCACCCCTTGACCTTAGGGGCTTCCCCATCCACCCTCAGCCTCAAGTATTCTCTGTCCCACTTCCTGCCGTCCTGATTTTTTATCTCCTTGGTGAACCTGCCCAATTCTATTAGTTTCACGGGGGGCAAGCCAAGTTTTGCCGCACGCCTATTGACCTTTTCAAGTTGCTTGTTGATGACCGGCATTCTGTCTTGGGGGACATTATAGACATTCTCCGCTTCCTCCGCTTCCATCCATAATTTAAAACTGATCATCGTAGCCTCCAAAACAAAATGCTCTCCCACTAGATATGTAATAGACCGATAAATTAGACTAAATCAGTGATAAAAACGCCAAATGATCTAGACAGCATTAACAGCAAGAGCGAATTCCTCGCCTACAAGGGAACAGGCGAAGAAAATGTGCTTTTCATTGGCTCTTGCCGTCTCAGCCCGATCATGTACTACCTGAGCCTGCTCAGGCCCGATCTCAATATTTTCTGCATATATGTTCCATTCTGGAGCACGCAGTGGAACTCCGACCCCCTCTTCCCATTCCCCAAGGAATCCATAAAAAATATACTTCCCAAAACCAAGACAATGGTTACGGAAAGCGTTAAAAACAATTCAATACTCAACACCTGCAGGGAATGTGATAAAAACTTCTTTGATGAGTTCGGGACTTCCCCGGAGGAAATAAGGCTTCCTAACTATGTCCTTTTCATGTACCTTCACGATATAATCCGCCTCGAGCTCAAGAAGTTCGACTTCTCCGGTTCGGAAGACGAGATCGGACAAATCAAGGAGATACACGCCAACTCCAGACTGCGGCTTGAGCGTTCGATTGAAAAGAACGACTTCCAACCCGTAAACGATTTCTTCAACGAAAACTTCCAAAATATCAAAATGTTCTCTACCATCAACCACCCGACCACGATCATCAGCATGATGACATTCAAAATCATGGCGGAGCGTCTCGGCATATACAAAAGGCTTGTGGATTTTAATTTCCTAAGGCAGGCATCCACGGAGCACTTTCTTTCCGGAAACTCAACCCCCATCACCAAGTTCGACGCTCAGCACTACGGGTTTAGGTTCAATGCCACTATATTTGAGGACGAGGTCGTGAGAAAAGAGAATATGACTTACCGTCCGACAGAAGAAGAAAACTTCATAACGGACGACCAGATAAAGCTTATGATGTCGTACTGCTAAAAATGAATAAATGCTACACCTACTACCAAGAAATAGACGCCATAAACAATTGCCCCAGGAGAAAATCTACCCAGAAAGAACTCCTAGACCTGTGCAAGGAGTCCTGGAAGAGGAGCGGCTGGGAACTGATCGTCCTTGATCATTCCGTTGCGGAAAAGCACGAATTCTTTGGCGAGTACAGCCAGATAATAAATGAACTGCCCACAGTCAACCCGTCCATGTACGACTACAGTTGCTTCATAAGATGGCTGGCGATGGTCCAAACGGGCGGAGGTTTGATGATAGACTACGATGTGATAAACAACGGAGTCTATCATCTAGACCGCGACGAAACACAACTCACCGTCTACCAAGGACATGTTCCATGCGTAGTTTATGGAACCCCTGAACAGTACCTCGAGGTTTGCAGAGGCTTTTGCGCCATTAAGGACGAGTTCATCCTACACGACGGCAGGCCTCACACTTCCGACATGATAATGCTCGAAAGCGGCAAGATTAAATTCAAGAAACTGCGGACGGTCGTCGACTATCCCAACAATGGGGGCATCGTGCATTGCAGCCAAGCCCACTGCCAAAAGAACGGCAAAACCAAACTAGAGGCCATGAAGGAGTTGCTGGCCTAGCCCTTCTTGTGAAGCACCGCGTAGTTGTAGATAGATCTTATTTCGCCCTCGTCCAGAGAACTGTCTTCCAAGGTGCTGAAATTAAAAATGTGCTTGTTGACTACGATGTTTCTGTTGATGAAGTTCCAGATCATCTTATCTGCGGAGTGGTCTAGGCCAAAATCCACCATTAACTTCATGCCGAAATCATAGGCCAGATGCGGCATCGTCCTCACATGCTCTTTCAAAAAGCCATCGAAACACCTCATTAGAGCCTGGAAGTTGGAGTCTCCAGTTGCGTAAAGTGCGACCCCGTTGAGGTGGTTGAAGTTTGCGGTGTTGGCCTTTGTGTATACAACCCCGTCGTAAGTAGAGCCAGACACGAGAAATCCGTTTGAATCCCTCGTGTAACGGCGAAGAGACCCAAGCCAGCCCTTTCCAAAATGGCAGTCGGTCTCGACCAGCAAGGAGGTGTTGTACCTCCTCAAAAATTCCATAGACCTTAAGAACATTATGTTAGGTCCGGCCTTGAGCCCGTAGTCCGGAACGGAATTCCTCTGCAAGAACTCATCCTCCAAGCCGGGTCTAACATAAATGTCCTGCTCGGCCGTCAAGTTCAACGAGATCACAACGACGCTCTTGAACAAATTCTTCAACGCCCCCACATCAGGCTTGAAATTGTCATTGTTCACGACTATCACGAAGTCGATGTCCCTCGCCGACTCCTTGTTCGTGCTTGCTAGAATTCTGCCCGCGAAGGTTTCGTAGCCGTCCTTCTCGCTCGAAGTCATGTTCAAACAGACACACTCCAGCCTGTTCTGCCTGATCTCCTTTTTAATCTCCGGACATACCGAGTTAACGATCTTTTTCAAATTGTCGTTGACCTCCATGCTGAGTATCTTTTCGGGAGGCAAGTTCTCTTTTGACCCGAAGAACCAGTCCGAACCATGCAGCAAGTAGTGGTGATATGCCCTTTGTCTGTCGGATATGTTGTTCTCCCTAGCCCAAGGAGTGTTGTAGTACCTTTCTAGCAAGTTCGGGTTGCTGTCCAGATACAGCACATGATCAAAGTCGTCCTCGGGATCCAACAACCATGCCAACTTGTGAATCAAGTTCTTCTTGAACTCATCGGGATTAACCCCTATTGGCCCTTTGTGGTTGTACATCTTGAATCTTTTGGACTGGATGAAGCCCAAGTTCGTGTCGTTCAAGACCACGAATACCGTCGTGTTGGCGCCATTCAGTATCCTTTCAGCCAAGTTCCCGTCAAAATCCTTGTCCAAGCAGTCGTAAACCACCACCTTTTTTTCTCCCCCCGTGAGCTCGTCGCCGAATTCGGGGGAAAGACGGCTGTACGAAAAGTATTCCGCGACAGTGGCCTCCAAAACATAACTTGGTTCAAGCAGATAGATCATTCTTCAGTAATATAGGTCGCAATCATCCATAATCTTCCCCAAAACCCCTAGATAAAACCAAAACAACCAAGGTGGAAAAATGAAGAACCTTTATGCCATATTGCTGTTAGTGTCTCTCGTGTGCAACGCATACTTGCTTTCAAGGGACGCAGAGCCTAGGCCGACAAGAGCACACCGTGTAATAGTAAAAGAACACAAGGAAGGAGGGGGTGACATTAGGAAGACGGCCGTTTCCGAGGACACGACCATGTTCGTAGTGGACTTCATATCCAGAATCAACGAATGCGACACCTTTCTATGGGATGTCACGGAAAACAAGAGGGAGATAAGGTACACCATTTGGTTCGCCAAGGAAGAAAACCAATAGGAGCAACATGCCGGCCAAGTCAAAATCACAACAAAGGCTCTTCGGTGCATCGTAAAGGTATCGTCCTGGCCGGAGGTTCCGGTACCCGGCTCCATCCCGTGACCCTCGGCGTCTCCAAGCAGATGCTGCCGGTCTACGACAAGCCGATGGTCTACTATCCGTTGAGCGCCCTAATGCTCGCTGGCATCCGCGACGTGCTCGTCATCTCGACGCCCCAAGATACGCCGCGATTCCGCGACTTGCTCGGCGACGGTTCGGGCTGGGGCATGCGGATTGACTACGCCGTGCAGCCGCGGCCGGAGGGGCTCGCACAAGCGTTCGTCGTCGGCGCCGATTTCGTCCGCGGATGCCCTTCGGCACTTGTTCTAGGCGACAACATCTTCTATGGAAACGGCCTTGCCCAGCGGCTACGGTCGGCCGCCAAGCATCCGGCCGGAGCCACAGTTTTTGCCTATCCCGTGTCCGATCCGCAGCGGTACGGCGTCGTGGAGTTCGACGCTTCCGGCCGTGCCAAGTCGCTGGAGGAGAAGCCTCGACGGCCGCGAAGCCGCTATGCGGTGACGGGCCTCTACTTTTACGACGAGCAGGTGGTCGACATCGCCGCCGGCATCCGCCCCTCGGCCCGCGGCGAACTCGAGATCACCGATATCAACCGGGCCTATCTCGAGCGGGGCGGCCTGCGGGTGGAGATCCTCGGCCGCGGCGACGCTTGGCTCGACACCGGCACCCACGACAGCCTGCTCGAGGCCGGGCAGTTCATCCAGTCTCTCGAGAAGCGGCAGGGCCTGAAGATCTGCTGCCCCGAGGAGATCGCCTGGCGCAACGGCTGGATCGAAGACAGGCAACTCGAGGCCCTGGCGACGGCGCTTGACAATAGCGGCTACGGCAAGTATCTCCTCGGCATCATGAAGGAGAGCGTCTACTGATGGCCCCTTGAATCATTCCTTTTCCTTCCAAGAAATGGGCTTGGAGTCCTTCTTTCTCCTCTTGCCCACGCTGTTGCATGCCGAAAGTGTCGGCCGGCACGCGGGATACTTCCTGTCCGTGCCCCGGCCTGCCTTCTCCCGGCCGCATGGAACTATCTTGCCCTTCCTGCTCGCCTTGCAGTCCACCCATCCCTTGCCGTTGTTCCTGTCGAACCAGCCTCTAAGACCACGCTCCTTTTCTAAATCAAACGTTCCCTCGTTCAACCAATCCTTGAAACTCGAACCGGGCATAGGATTTTTTAAATCTGCGTTCTTCATGTTCACTTCTTTTTCGACTTGTTTCCCCAATTTTTCGCTCCGACCTTGCGGCACCTGACCAACGCCCCGGAGGCGTAGGCCGACGGCCATTTCTGGTACCTTCTCTTCACCTTGTGATAGCAAGCATCCCGCGATTCCCTTAATTCCACCCACTCCGAAAATCTCATGCACTATCTATGGACCCGCCGAGCAAAATCCCCGCCGCCGGCCCGCGCAAAAACTACTTGGCGTGCCCGCCGTACGCGGCCGCCACTTTTATTCCATATTGACCAGATGCAACCATGCGTGTTAAAAGAAAAGCATGGAAGACAAATGCCTGTCGATGCGCATGGACCACAGGTCCGAAGAGGACTTCAAAGAGGACGTGTCCCAGTTCACCGAGAAGGAATTCTATTGGGGAATGTCGCTCAGGATCCACCTCATAGAAAACGGGCTAGACTGCAGGATAGAGGAGCACGGGGTCGACAACACCGGCAAACTCATACGCGGAAGGCTCCCGAACGCAAACGCCGACAAGATGTTCCACTTCACGAGCGGCAAGCCCCCCGTCAAGGTGGAGGTCAAGACCATACCCGAATGGTGCACCCAGTGCTTCACCTTCAAGACATGCGCCCTCAAGGGATGCTATGCCCAACGCGCCTACATCCTCGTTCCTAGGAGCGGCGTCCACTACATCCTCGGAAGAACGGCCTTCAGACACCTCATCGAAAATCTCCCGGTCAGGACGGACATCAAGACGTTCGGCTACAAGCCGTGCGTCAGGGCCAGCTCCGAGATGATAGAGGAAATGGTCGGCGAAGGAATGATAAAGAAACAGAGATGGTCGCCCGCCGCATCCAAGTACATTAAAAAAATGGGCGAAATACTCTTCGCGGAAAGGAAGACCGGACAGAAGACAAGGGCGTAGAAAGGACCCATGAGACCCAGATCAAGCAATGCCGCCGCCCCGCGCAAAAACTACTTGGCGTGCCCGCCGTACGCGGCCGCCACTTTTATTCCATAATATTCCATATTGACCGGACGGCGGCATTTTAATTAAAATGCCTCCCATGCACAAATTCATAGAGGTTTGCGCGGGGTGCGGAGGCCTCAGCAAGGGATTCATGGACGCGGGACTCGAGCCGATACTCATAAACGAGATCGACAAGGCGGCCATAGCAACCCTCATGGAAAACCACCCCTCCATAAAGAAAAATATAAACCACGGGAGCATGACCGACCTGAAACTAGACGGACTCAGGCCCGACGTGCTCATGGGAGGGGTGCCGTGCCAGGCCTTCAGCCAGGCAGGCGAGAGGAGAGGACTCGAAGACCCGAGGGGCAGACTCATCGTCGAATTCAACAGGCTCGTCCTCGAGGCCGAGCCCAAGATATTCATCCTCGAGAACGTCAAAGGCCTAGCCACACACGACAAGGGAAAGACGCTCGCCTCGCTCGCCGAAATGTTCGAAAACGGCGGCATGTACACCGTCCACCACAAGATCCTCAACGCGGCCGACTACGAGGTCCCGCAGAAGAGGGAACGGATCATAATAGTGGGCTTGAGGAGCGACCTCGGAAAGGACTTCGACTTCCCGGAGCCAATAAAGAAAAGAAAAACCCTCAGGGACGCGCTCAAGGACGTGCCCGATAGCGAGGGAATAAAGTACTCCGAGGAAAAGAGGAAGGTCATGGAACTCGTCCCGGAAGGGGGATGTTGGGTCGACCTCCCGGAGGAAATAAAGAAAAAATACATGGGCAACGCCATCAGGTCGGGAGGGGGAATGAGGGGATTCGCGCGAAGGCTCAGGATGGACGACCAGTCCCTCACACTGCTCACGTCGCCCTCGCAGAAGCAGACCGACAGGTGCCACCCCACAGAAACAAGGCCGCTCACCGTAAGGGAGTACGCGAGGATTCAAACCTTCCCGGACGACTACAGGTTCCAAGGAACCATCATGCAGAAGTACAGGCAGATAGGCAACGCCGTTCCACCAAGGCTCGCATACCACATAGCCAAGAGCATCATTAAAAAACTAAACGCAAACTAGATCGAACCAACAACGGAGAACAACCATGAACGAACCAACATTCAAGAGAAACGCCAAGTTTGGGGAATACCGGCGGACCCGCAAATAAGGGACGCGCACAAAAAGACTGCGGCAAAGGCGTGGCCCCGGGGTCGCGCCTTTTTTTATTCCATGCCGAAAATATTCTTGGGAAAAATATATAACACCATGAAATTCAAGGAATGGCTAACGGAATCGACCGAGCCGAACACCAAGACGCATGAATCGCAGGAATCAGTCGAGGTTTCCTACAACGACCCCAATGTCAGGGGATACCTCCATGCTGAGCGGGATCCCGAAAATCCACAAATATACAGGGTAAACAGAGTGACCGTCACCCCAGAAGGAATGGGCTACGGAAAGAAGCTGTACATGCTGGCGCTCGAACTGGTGTCCAAAAGGGGAGGAATACTCGCCCCCGCCAAGGTGCAGACCTCCGACAAGGCCTTGAACGTGTGGCGATCGCTCTACAAATCGCCGAACATAGAAAAAACGCCCCTGGCAGCCAAGGACTGGGGGATTGGAGCCCGGCACGAAAGGATGATGAAGGCCTACCCCAACCTAAGGTTCTCAAATCCAGCCACATACCCGCCAAAGCAGGACGCCGAATGGTGGGCCATGAACTCAGGATACAAGATAAAAACAGCACCGAACAACACGGCAGTAAGCCCAAAAGCTGCCCCAGCCAACCCGACAAAGCCAACAACCCCCACCAGCAACATCCAGAGGAGAATTTTCCCGCCCGGAACGGGAGACCTGGA